ACCTGTATCACCTTTTTCTCCAGTATAAGACATGCCATCATTTCCAGGAATTCCCTGAGGACCAGTATCACCTGTATCACCTTTTTCTCCAGTATAAGATATGCCATCATTACCATGAATTCCCTGAGGCCCAGTTTCTCCTTTTTCTCCAGTATAAGACATGCCATCATTTCCAGGAATTCCCTGAGGACCAGTATCTCCTTTTTCTCCAGTATAAGACATGCCATCATTTCCAGGAATACCCTGAGGACCAGTATCACCTTTTTCTCCAGTAAAAGACATGCCATCGTTACCAGGAATTCCCTGAGGCCCAGTATCACCTGTATCACCTTTTTCTCCAGTAAAAGACATGCCATCATTACCATGAATTCCCTGAGGACCAGTATCTCCTGTAAAAGACATGCCATCATTACCGGTAGGTCCAGTAAATCCCTGGGGTCCAAAGGCAGATGTAGAAATGATGATGTTACTTATTTTAATATTGACAATCTGATCTGAACTGGTTGACAAAAAACCATATAATTTTACTGCAGTATCTGGAGGATCGCTGTTTATTAATTTATTTATAGGAGTTCCATTGTAATAAAAGAAAATATAATCAAAGCGAACTTTTATGAGAAAATTGTCAGATTCTGTAAATGATTGATAATATTGTCCAATAGAAACTTTTTTATGTAAAATGTTACTAGTATCGTAAACTTGATAAAATGTTAAGAACGAAGATCCTAATCCAAATTGAAAACTATAAGTATCATCAGGTATTTGAAATGTATCAATAGTAAAAGAAATAGAAACTTCATTTTCAAGAGGAAAAAAACTTTCAATGCTTGAAATTACTTCATTTTTTTTATGAAAAGTTACTGAGTTTCCATTAATGACAGGATTACCTAATTGCTTTCGAAAAGTAAATATGCTATTATTACCTTGGGGTCCAGTTGGTCCAGGACCACCAATATTACCATGAACCATTTTAAATGCTAAACTAGGAGTTAAACTAACATTTCCAATATTAATTTTTTCTTTGACAGTAATACTATCAAAGAAAGACATTTTATTTTATTCTTGAAAGAACAAGTTATTTACCAATACAAATTCCAAACTTTCTTATTTTTATCAAAAACTCCATGTCCTTGCAAGGTCAATCTATATTTTTCATTATTTTTTTCCGATGGACCAATCATATGAAATTGCATTCCTTTATGTAAAACAATTTCTCCTATATTATAAGGAACATAAATTTTTTTACAAAGATTAAACCATAATGTTCTTGGAGAAAAATAAATTGAAGCAGTACTTATTTCAGTTTCAAATAAATATAATCCAGCTTTTCTAGGTAATTCAATAGGTAAAGTAAAACTTAATAAATTTTCCGTATCTATATCCTCATCTTCATAATAAGTCAGTCGATTAAATTGCATATCTTTATGTATTGAAGCAACGGGATAACTAAAAATAGTATTGCATTCGAAAATATGAAACCCAGGTTTGCAACATTTTTTTCGATAAACTACTTTATTTCCTAAATGATTTTCTAAATATTGTCGAACTGTTTCATGCAAATCAGAAAATGGTTCTAGTAATTTATTTGACTCTGATGACAATTGTTCATGATTTAAGTCTAAGTAACTAGCAGACCCTAAAGTCTTCATAGATACATTTCTTTCTTGCCATTTATTTTTCATTTCTTTAACTTTATTGGAAAGTTTTAAACATTCATTAAAATCAAGTATTTTATCTTTATGTACTTCATGATGTAATGATGGATTAAATATTTCAGCTTTATGCAAGTTAAAAATAAATATTCCTGTAGCAGATAAAAAAGAAAAATTCAACAAGATCATGAGTAACCATGAAAATATTGCAAATAATAATAACCGCATTTATTCTTTAGCTATGATTCGAGATGTTCCAGTAGACGGAACTTGCTTGTTTCATGCCATGTCATTACCGTTTCAATTTGAAGGACATAAATTAAGAGCTTTTTTGTCAGATTTTCTTCTTGAAAACCAGGAAAAAGAATTACATGGTCAAAAAATAAAAGATTGGGTTTATTGGGATAAGAACATAAAAGCAGAAACTTATGCTGAAGAACTTCAAAAAGGATTATGGGGAGGAGCATTAGAAATTACATTGTTTAGTTCTATTTTAGGCGTACCTATATTTGTATATGCTCCAGATGACGAAAATGAAAAATGTAATCTGATTACAGAAACATATCCAGATTTTTCTTTACAAAAATATTCGGCAGATATTGATTATATTGGATTGCTTTGGGTAAATAAAAGTCATTACATGAATTTAATTTTTCAATAGAATAAAATGGAAGAATCAAAACAAACTACTATTATTAAAGACATAATTGGAGTAATAAAAAATTTAGGATTTTTAACTTTTGTCAATGTTTACATAGGCTTTTATTTGCTTATTGTTCTTTTCATTCAAAAAGATCCAAATCCTACTACTTTAGGTCGATTTTTATCAAAAATATTTTATTCTACATTTTCAATGTTTCAAAAGGTAGCTCTTTTTGGTCCTTTTGTTGTGGCAATACTAACATTGGCTAAAGAAAACAATTTTCATTCATTTTCTTCTGGCTTCTTTTCTTTTAAAATGAATCAAAGGTCCATGCAAGTTTTAAATAGCATGATTTGGAGTTTTACAATATTTGGATTTTTTCTAAATTTATGTTCATGGACATTGCAACTGAATATTTCAACAAAAGAATCACAATCGCAAATTTTTGATAGCGGAGAAGTTGTTCCAAATAATATAGCAAACGACAATACATTCGGAAATTCCAGATTAACTCAGTTTAGGTATACTTTAGGCGTTATTGTAACTGCATCTGCAAACGGATGTTACAGTGTTGCTACATTGTTAGCTTGCATGTACTACTATATGTTCTTCTTTCCAAGTAAATAAGTTTCTAATCGAGGATACTTCATTGCATCTTCTTTTGAAATAGCTTCAACAACGGTTCTTTTAAAAATTCCCTTTTCATTTTCATGCTTATTCGGATGGTAATTTGGCTCAGACTTTACTAAATAATGATATATTTTCATATGATTGACTTTACGTAAACTAACAATTATATCTGGTGAATATGTTTGGGAACTTAATATTTTTTCTAATTCCTTATTTTCAGGAAATGAAATAGTTTTTAACTTTGAAAAATTTTTGTTTCTTCTAAAAAATCCAAAGTATGACTTTACTGCTGCTGCAGCAGGTCGATTTGCTTCATAAACATATTTATTTAAAGTATCTCCATCAAATGTTGTAATTACATATTTTTCTTTTTTAATTATTTTTCCTCCTTCAATATTTTTATCTTCTGAATTTGAGTTTCCATTTTTTGGTAGAGAACAAGCATAGTCCGGATTTTTTGAAAATAATTTAATTCGATTTGCAGGAACAGTTATTTTCATTTTTATTATTACTGTATGCGTTTGCAATCAATTTAAACATTCATTAAAATCTAAAAAAAAAATGAGCGATGATGATACTGTTATAAGCATAAATACTCCTACAAAATCTGAATTTGCTACTTTTCAGGTTTTAGCAAATAAAGAATTTGTAGATATGAATAAACCTTTACCTGATCATACAGTTATAAATGTATTGGAAGAAGCAAGAAAGGAAGTATATACTCCTGAACCTAAAAAGTTGCCGAATATAAAGGTAGATGCAGATTACGACGATGATTATGATGAAGATGAGGACAGTTACTCTGAAGATTATACAGAAGACGAAATTATTCCTCCATTTCTAAAAAAAGAAACAACTCCAATTCCAGTAAAACCTGTTCCGCAAGTTCCAACATTCGAACTTCCAAAATCTAAATACCAAGAAAGTACGCAATTCGAAATAGATGCGGAAAAGGAAGCATTATTGTTTGAGCTTCAGCAAATGGAAAAAGATGGAATTTTTAAACCTACTAGACCTTTGACGATGAAAGATTCTTTAGAAGAAATTCAATTTCAATATGATAGAATACAATCTGAATTAAATTCCAATCAAATAGTGGACATGGCTAAATCTGCAATAAAAATGGGAAGTGGTATGGTGGAAATGACTTTAAAATCCTCTGGAATAAAAATTGTTGATGGTTTTCATAATAATTTATGCAAAGATATGAATAAATTTAATAGACCACTTAGCAGATTATACAAAAAATATTGGAGAAGAGGAGGAGCAAGTCCAGAAATGGAATTGGCGTTTATAGTATTTGGTTCCTTAGCATATACTGTTGTTCAAAATAAGATGGGAGGTATGAATATTTTTGGGTCTTCTTCGAATCCAACACAAGTTCCTAAACCAAATGAGCCTACGCCAATATTAACTACTTCATCATCAAATCAAACCAAGCCTCCTCAAATGCCATCTTTAAATATTCCAAGTTCTTTTGCGGCTGATACAAAATGGAAAGAAATGGAAATTCAACAAGAAAAACAAAGAAAGGAATATCAAGAAAGAGAAGATAAATTGAAAAGAGAAATGGAAGAAAGAGAAAAAAAGATGATGTCTACTATAGATAATATGAATAATTCTTTTAAGGCAAGAGAAGATGAATTATATAATCAATTACAAAATTTTAAGGAAAAAGAAAAGCAAGTAAGTTCTGATAATGTAAGAAAAGTTACTTTACAAGTTACGGCAACTCCAAAGGGTAAAAATTCAAAGAACAAGACTGAACTTAATTTAGACGAAAATTAATATTTATTTTTTTAGTTTAGCTCTTCTTTCTTTTCGTTTTCATTATCATTTGAATTTTCTTTTTCTGTTTCTTGTTGATCATCAGTAACTGCAGGAACTTCAGCTTCTGCTACAACTTCTGTTTTTTGTTCAGTTACTTCAGTTACAGTAGTAGAAATTAAAGATTTAGCAAAGTTAAGAAGGGATGTTTCATCTCGTCCACCTACATGCAACTTCATTTGACCAGAAGCCATAACACCGAAAATTGTTGGAAACCCTTTGACGTCGTCTCTTCTTACTAAAGAAGGAGCGATTGAAGCATCAACTCTGTGCCACTTGACAGTTTTATCTGAAGATGCAGCTGCGGAAACATAGGATGACATCATGTTTCTGCAATGGCCACACCATTGAGCATGCAATAAAATAACTTTAGGAACTCCATCACCAACAATTAAAGTTTGAGCTTCAGAGTCCGATTTTGCATCTTTTACATATGGACTTGGAGTTAATTCTGCTTGAGGCGGCATTACATTTCTTTCAAGCATGGACTTGACTTGATATTGAGTATAGTAATAGTACATGGCCATAACAATGATGACAGCCAAAAGAACTAAACAGACCCATAATGGAATCATGACTTGAGGAACTGATTTTTCGGTGGTTGTGGATCTTGGAGATTTTACGACAGCAGAAGATTCAGACATTTTTTCTTGTTCATATAATAATAAAAAAAGTTATAAACAACGCAGAAAATGGAATCTTTGACAGAAAAATTTAATAATAATGAACGCTTACTTTTGCAAACTCCATCGAATCCGACAACCATAAAAGCAACTTTATCGTCAAAACCAAATTCTCCGGGATGGATATCAATGATCAATACTCATGAAATTTGGTTAACTTATTTAACAATGTTCATTATAATAATAATTGCAACCTGTGTTATTTACTATTTTACATTGTATCAAAGACCAACGAATCAATCCTTTCATACCTTGGGAAATGGTTCCATTGACGGCGATTTGACATTAAAAGGAAAACTTTATGTTGACGGTGATACAACAACTCCTGAACCACTAATTCAATATGGTTCTGGGATTACTGCAGCATTAGCTAGTGGAAGTCCAGGAACTCAAAGATCATTAATAGTAACTGTTACATTACCAGTTGCATATAAAAACGGCTTTCATGCAACTGTCTCTTTTGAAAATCAAAACGGTATACAAATAACTCCTACAGCTCCAATATTTTTAATGATAAATTCTTATACTTCTTTGCAAAGTTTTTCGTTTATTGTCTACGGAGAACAATCATCCATATTCGGATATACTTGGTTTACTCATGGTACATAAATATATTTTTTCGTTTGTTCAATCGATAAATACAATCAAGTATATAATTTAAAAAATGGAATGCAATATTTGTATGGAGCAAATGAAGACTGAATCGTTCAAGCATCCAGTTGAAAATCAGGACGATAAATTAGACGATCAAGATACTTCTTGTTTGAGACTTAAATGCGGACATTGTTATCATACCGAATGTATGGTTATGGCCTTTCGTCAGCATCAAGGATGTCCTCTATGCAGAGAAGACAATCCAGTTATAAACATAGATGATGTTGTTTTGGATAATAATATTTTAAATCAATTGAGACAAGAATTAGAGATAGAGTTGCCACTAAATGAAAATCAAATGAATATTATTAACGAAGTTGATACAAAAATTCAATTTTTAAGAACATCAAATTATCATGTCCAAAAAGCTAGACAAAATCAAAATATTATTTTAAGACAATATAACGAGTTTTGCGAATACTTGAAAAAAGAAAGGTCAGATGCAATCAAAGAAGCATTATTAAAATTTAGAAGAAAACATAGATCATCATTTAACAAGAAACTAGCGGAATTAAGATCATGGATGGCAAATACAAAAGAAATTGAAATTAATTTTTTATTGCAATTATCGGACATGACCCCAGAAAAAGTGAATGCTTACATGGAATATATGGGAAGTTATTCTTACAGTCCTGAACATTTACCTAGGAATCTTCTAAATGAGAAGGAACCGATTCATTTACGATTTTGGTTTCATTAGAAGCAGATGCATTTTTATTGTTGTTTCTTCTTTTTGATCTTCGAACTTCTTCCTTGACAACTTCTTCTACTTTTATATGAGTTGGAACTGACTTTACAACAGTTGCAGATTTTTCATCAATTTGAACTTCAATGTCTTCTAATTTTACTTCCATATTTTCAATTTTTTGTTGAATTAAAGCATCTAATTTATCAGTATGATTTTGAACTTCTTGTCTTATTAGACCTCTTAATATAATTTCATCGACTGGTGGTCTAGATTCGACATCCTTGACTCTTCTACTTAAACTAATAATTCTGCTAATTGTATATAACAATAATAAAGCTCCTGCCAACAAAAATAAAAACCAATTATCAATAATTTTTGATTTTTTTGTAATTATGTCCATTTTTTTTTATAAAAAAATTTAAATTTAGTAAAATTACAACGAAATAAATAATATGAGACGTTATAATTTAGTATTTCAAGAAAATGTAAATGAGGTTTATGACAGTTTAACCAAGATGAACTGCATAAGTAATGCTGTTCTTATTTACAACAGAACTTGGGATATTCAACATTTGATTAATTTTTTTATTTCAAAAAAAGATCTTCGTAATCCTATTACAAATGAACAATTTTCGTTATCAGAAATAGAATTAATCAAATCGAAGATGACAGAAAATGAGAAAACCGTATTTGATGCAAGTCCAATTCCAGACAAATTTCCAGCCAATGTTAATACATCGATTCGATTATTTCTAGAGGAGCAAGCAACAACTTGCATATACGGAATTCTTTCATTAACGGAAAGTTTTATAGAAAATCAAGAAATGGCAAATGAGTTACAAAACAATTATAATAGTTTCTTTAATTTATTGAAATCATATATCGGTGGAATGTTTCATATTGATCCCGTTTTTTCGGTTCATTTATGTACAATTTTTGTAAAAAAGTTAAAACATGGTTCTGAAGACAAAATACTTATAGAATTAATCGAAAATAGTATAGATATGTTAAATTATGTTATATTTGGATTTTTTAATAATTTAGCAACAGATGAAATTATAAAACAATTAAATACATGCAAAACAAATCAAGCAATTGTTCATATTAATATTTAAAATTAAAATTTAAAACTTTCTTTATGAAAAATAGTCATATTTTTATAAAATTCGTAGACAGTAGGATACATATTTTTATCAATTTTTTTTACTTGTACTGGTAAATGAAAAGAATAAGTACTAGGCATTTGAGTATTTGTAGTAAGTCGAACCAAGCATTTGAATCGAAAGTCATTGTTCTCGTTTCGAAAGTCTCTGCTATCCCAAATCAATAAATCAAGAAGCCAAATATATCCTTGACTTGTCATCGCTGCAAAACATACAATATTATCAAAAACTGAACTATCGGTAATTCCTAGACTGGTGATTTCTCCGCTTTGTTTCCAAAAGAAGCTATATTTTTGGGCATTTTCCGAAACGATAACAAATAGTCCCATAACCATACTAGGATCAAAATTGACTCCAAGACCTTCCATATCATCATTGTAAGTACTGCATTCAAAATGTTCAATAGTTGGTACTGCATTGTGTTTATATTGTTTTAGAGCTTTATTAATTAATTCTCTGACTTTAGAAATATGCATTGATTTTTAAATTATTTTTTTTTATATATTTTTTTATTTGTTAGATTCAATTTATAAAAAATGTACTCGAACGTTTTGCAAGATAAAGTTTTAGAAAGTTATAAGCGATGCGTTAACTATGCAACGGATGCAATTTTGCATTACGAATTGTTTATGGATCATATGATGCCATACATTATTCGGGAATATTCTAGAATAGAAGTACCTGCGGAAAACAATGAAAAACATATTGTTCAATTAAAAAACGTTGTTGTAAAAAAACCAAGTATTTTTGATAACGATGTCTCTTCATCAAAATCAGGTGTTATTGAAGAGTTATGGCCTAATGAAGCCAGAGCTCGAGGTCTTACGTATTCTTGCCATGTATTTGTAGATATTGAGCATAACGTCATTAGTCCTTCAAAAAATCTGCAAACTGTTTATAGAGAAGTTCCGTTATTTGATATGCCGGTAATGCTTCGTAGCAAGTACTGTCATCTGAAAAATGATGCAACAAATGAATGTTTTATGGATCTTGGAGGGTACTACATTATTCGAGGCAATGCTAAAGTTATTCAGCCTCAAAAGGTACAAAGAATTAACGTTCATCTTGTAAAAGGATCAAAACATGGTGACATTGACATGGATATTCGCAGTTTACGATTTGATGAAAAATTTAGATCCTCATCGACATTGTACATGCATTTAGGTGGATCGCCACCACAAATTACTGTGGATATTCCATTTTTGAAAAGTAATCTGAATGTTTTATGTTTATTTCGATTTTTAGGAATAAATACAAAAGAAGAGATAGAAGAAATATTGCAATTTGATTCGGAAGACAAGCGAAGATTATTTAGTTATAATTTCAGTCATCATTTTATGACATGTTCTTTTGAAGAAATATTGGATGCTGCAGGAACAAGTTTGAATTTAGGAAACGATGCTACAACTGAAAAAATACGCAAGCAAGTAATGCAACAAATTAATGGAGAATTGCTTCCTCATTTGGGTTATGATGATTGTCAGCAAACAAAACTAAAAAAGTTAGTTTATTTACGAATAATTATCATTAAAATGATTGACGTATACTTGGGTTTTTCTGAGCCGGATGACCGAGATTTTGAAGGATATAAATCTGTTCAAATGTCCGCAGGTATATTGTCGGTAATGTTTCGTCAACAGTTTGCAGCAATGATGAAAATGTTAAGAAATAGAGTTTATGACAGATCGAAAAAGGGAAAACACTTGGATGTAGCAAATTTATTGACCGAATCTTTGACAAGAGACATTTTAAAAGCATTTTCTGAAGGAGAAGTAACAGTTCAAAAAGAGTCATCAAATGCTGGAACTTCTGTCATACAAATGGCTCAACAAATTAATCCTTTAGGCATCCAAACTCATATTCAAAGAGTATCTACGGCTTTGCCTAGAGACGGAAAATATAAACAATTAAGAGGAGTAGACCCTACTCAGTTATTCGTATTTTGTCCAACGGAAACTCCTGAAGGTCATGGCTGTGGTCTTTTACAAAATCTTGCCTCATTTGCGAGAGTAAGACTAGGACAACCTTTAAATTTCGTTTCTCAAGCAGTTTTAAATTTAAATCAAATTGAACCTGAAATTATTTTTCCTTTACAATCATTTGAAAACGTCAAACATCGTCTTGTTCTCGTCAATTCAGATATTATTGGATATACTTACGACGAAGATATTTTTATGGAAATAGCTAGAAAAGCCAGAAGATCTTTCTTTTTGCCATTTGATTGTTCTATCGTTAGAACTAGTCATGGCATTTCTATCAGCTGCGACATGGGCGTCGTTGTCTTTCCTTTATTTTATTTGCCTAAATTTAATGTAGCGCTAGAGATAATGGAAAATAATAACGAGGAGGAAATATTTGAATCTTTATGCAGAAATGGTTGCATAGAATATATGGATGCTCAGGAACTCCTAGAATATAGAGTCGCTTTTGATTCAAAAGAATTAATTGATGATAATTCTTTTTCTCATATGGCTATTCATCCATGCAGCTTTATGGGAACTTCGGCAAGTTCTGTTCCGTTTGCGAATCATGACCAGGCTCCAAGAGTAGCTTATCAATCAGGTATGGTAAAGCAAGCCATTAGTACTCCAGCTACAAATCACAGAGAAAGAACCGATTTGGGATACGTTTATGAACTTTGGTATCCGCAAAGACCAATGTCTGAGACTGCATTGTCAAGATCCGTTAAAATGAATGAATATCCAATGGGGGAAAATTTAATTATTGCTATTGCTCCCTATGGAGGTTGGTCTCAAGAAGATTCTATTATTCGAAACCGAGCTTCTATTGAAAGAGGATCCGGTAGGGTTACAGTACATAAAGTATTTAAGGCTACATGTCGTAAACGAGGATCTCAAGACGGAGAACAATTTGAGCATCCGTTATTTAAAGAAGCTGAAGGACCTAAATGCGAAGGCATAAGAGCAAATGTTAATTATGACAAGATTGGATTCGATGGTATGCCTGAAGAAGGAACTCCGATGAAAAATGGAGACGTTATAATCGGTCGCGTTTTGCATGCCTCTGAGATTGTTGTTCCTGACAATCCCATGATGCCAACGATTACAAGACCATGCAGAAGAGACAGAAGCATTGTTTTAAGTTGCGAACCTTCGGAAACCTATGTCGTTGATTTAGTGGTTTTTTCTACAACAAAGGAAGGGTACAGATCGGTCAGAGTTAAATTGAGATCCATTCGTATTCCTCAAGAAGGGGATAAAATAAGTAGTCGACATGGTCAAAAAGGAACTATTGGAATAATTTTAAATGAAGAAGACATGCCTTACGTTATGTCAGGTCCAAATGCAGGAATGAGACCGGACGCAATCATTAATGTTCATTCAATCAATGGACGAATGACTATAGGAAAATTATTGGAAATTTTATTTAGCTCTTTAGGAATTGTTCGAGGTGAATTTGTAGATGCAACACCGTTTCGAAATGTAAATGCGAAATGGGCTATGAATGAATTGTCAAAGTTGGGTTATGGAACTGAAGAAATAATGGTGGACGGATGCAGCGGACAAGTCATGAACAGGCCTTGGTTTATTGGAAGTTGTTTTTATCAGACATTAAAACATATGGTTCTTGATAAAATAACAGTTCGTCAAAGAGGTCAAAGAGCAATTTTAACAAGGCAACCTTTGGATGGAAGAGCTAATCAAGGTGGACAAAGAATGGGAGAAATGGAAAAAGATGCATTTTTAGCTCATGGAGCTGCTTATTCATTGGACGACAGATCTCGCATAGCTTCGGATGCTCATTCTGCATTAGTTTGTTCAAAATGTGGTCAAATTGGAGATACTAAATTTGAAACATTGGCAGATTTGACGGAATGCAAAGAATCCGATGAATTATGCAGATTATGCAATGGAATCATGGTTTCAATGCCAACAACGTACTGTTATGCTCGATTACTGGCTCCAGAGTTGGCAACATGTGGAGTCAAATTGATTCATAATTTTGAAGGAATGGAACAAGAAAATAATGATATGTTTGTTGAATAATAAAAATGATATTGAGTCAATTTAAAATTATTTTATCAGAAAATAGAGATTATGCAATTGAAGGCGGATACGAATTTACGACAAGTTTGTATGTTTTTTTCTACTTGTCTTCATTTCTTTTAGAAATGCTGAATAATTATTTCAATAAAAAGTTTTATAATAAATTACCAGATGACGAAAAAGAAAACTTTTTTGTTAAAGTCATTCGCCGATTTATTGACAATACAATACCAGCAGTAATACTTTTTCATAACTTAGAATTTATTTCAAATATTATTATTTTAATGAAAAAGATAATGGATTATTATTACGATATTACGGCAAGTACATCTATATACTTTCATAGATTTATTCGAAAAGTTCTTTCTCCAACCTATCTTCAAGCAAGAGGAATTACAAAAATAGTTGAAGTTTATTCTTACTTGTCGAAAATTTTTAAGAAATCAGATAAAAAAGCAAATGAAATTATAGAACAAATGAAAAGCAAAGTAAAAGAAATAAAAGATATTGAAAAAGAACAAAGTAAAGATAAAGAGTTTAAAGAAACTTTAAAAGTTACAGTAGAAGAAGTCAAAAAAGATATAAAAGATATATAATAAAATTAAATGGTACCTCATACTTATTATACAATTGGTAACTTTGGTTACTCTTACAAAATTATAACAGAAAAAAACAACGATGGAACTTATGAATCTTTGGTTCAATACTTGAATAAAGAAAAGAAAACGATAAATTTAATGACAATTAAATCTAAATTTATTTTTGATTGGGCTAAAACAATGTTGTTTGAATTATTAGAAAAAGGGAAATATATTTTTATGGCAGACAGAATTTATGAATTTGAAACAATTGATCATGAACAAATATTACTTTTAAAAGGTTATGTAGGAAACAATAACGTAACATATTCATGGGCTTATTCATCAAAATATTGTTATTTTTTAAATGATGCGTATGTAGCAGTTCCAAAACATTTTTTTGATGAAAACAAGGATGCATGGCATCAATATTGGAAAGAAAAATCAGTTCCTTTCAGCATCTACAATATTTTTAAGAAACGAGATCCGAATGAAGAAAAACATGTTATACCTAGAAACGAAGAAATTAAATACAAATATACATTTTTAGATGATGGTTTGTTTGAAGAAAATAGACTTTCTTTTGATCCTCCTAAAAATTAAGTGGATGAATTTTCTTCAGTTCCAGTTTCTTCCTTTGGAGACATAGGTAAAGATCTTGTTACAATAACTCTTTGTCTCATTACTGAAACTAACCATGCTCCAATATTTAATAAAGCTAAAATAATTAAACCCCACCAAATTCCTGATAAAAAAGAATCAAATATTTCGGAATTTTTAAATTTTTTTAATTCCGTTTCAATTTTTACAACTTCTTCTTTTAAAGTTTCTGTATTCGCCAAAACACTTTTTGAAGCTTCCATTTTTATTTTATAGTATGTCAGCATTTACATTTCTTCTTGGATTTTTTGTTGCGTTGATTATAGACAAATCAAATATACAAAAAGGATTAAAACTAGTTGTTCATCCAACTTTATATATTATTATTATTATGAGTTTAACTGTAGTACAATCATATTTACAATCTTCATGCAGTAAAGCTGTTAAATATATTCTTGACAAATGCTATGTCAGAAAAGTAACAAAAGAAAAAGAAGAAACTGCAAATAAGCCAATTTTATTACCAAGAAAAGTAGAATTTAATACAAATTTAAAAGTTGGAGAAGGAGTTTCTTCATAATTTTTTTTTCAAATAATAGTCATGTTGTTATATTAAAAAATTATTTTTTTTGTTTGATTTAAAAATAATTACTACTTGTAAATATGCTTCCTTCATCTAGAATACAATCCAAAGATAATCCTGAATTAATATTCCAAAAAAAAACTGAAGTTTTTTGCAGTCAATTCAGAACAGACAATGACTTAATTTGTATACAAAAAACTAGCGATTGGACAAATGAAACAAATTGCATATGTTTGCATTGTTCTGAAAAAATTCAAACTATAAGTTATCCAGCAGTAAAGTATCATGATCCCTTGTCTGATAAATATTTTGTATTCGGATTCTTTTGTAGACCATGCTGTTCTTTGGGTCATGTTCGAGACGAAGTAAGAGATCCTCGATCAATTTTATGGACCCAAATAATTTTAAAAAAGTTTTTCTCTGTTCAAGAATTTAGATTTGCTCCTCCAAGACGATGCCTAGAAAAATATGGAGGTAAAATGACATTGGAGCAATTTTATGGAGAAGACAAAGACTTTCTCTTGTATAAACAAATATTTTCATTTCCGTTTGTAACTTTTAGCATGTATGCTGAAGTTCAAAAAACTGATGGATTAAGAGGTTTAAGAAGACCATTGGTAAGAAATGAACCGGTACAAGAACAAGAACAAACAGAAAAAGTACCTTTAATTTTAGAATATTTAGCAACAAAAGGAAGTACAAAACCGGAAATTAAAAAAAGAAAGAAAAATTCTACTTTGGAAAAAGTTGCTCCATCTGGAAGTTTGTTAAGTTATATAGTTAAATAAAAATGATTAAAACATACAAAACAATAGGTTTTACTTTGGAAGAGCGACAATTTATTCAAGATATTTTAAATGACCCAAGAGCATGGGATCAAGAATTTGTAGACATTACAGAAAAACTTGACAATCAGCCAGATATATATGTTCATAAAGCATCAGGTAAAGAAATGCAAAAGATATACCCATTTGATCATTTACAAGGTCTAAGTTTATGTGATACATCAAAGTATCCTACAGAAATTTATATTCGAAAAGAAAACTGGGATGAAGGTCGAGGTGGTTATCAAAATGTTTGGGGATACAGAGCTTACGTCATTTTGCATGAATTTGGTCATTCTATAGGTTATAGACATGTAAAATGTCCAAAAGCAGGAGAACCTGCGCCAGTAATGATGCAGCAAACAAAAGGTACAAGTCCATGTTATCCTGATCCATGGGTTAAAAAGTATTAATATTTTTTTTTTTAGTTCATAATATTATATATTTAAAGTAAATAAATAAAAAAAAAAATGACAACAAATGAATGGGGACCTAACGCTTGGAAGTTTCTTCATCATCTAACATTTAATTATCCAGATAATCCAACTCCTGAAGAACAACAGCATGTAGAAAATCTTTTCAATTCCCTTCAGTTGCTTTTACCTTGCGATGAATGCAAAACAAATTTTACAAATGAATTATCTTTATTTCCAATAGATACAAGGTCAAAATATTCTTTAAGTAACTGGTTAGTTAATGTACATAATTCAGTAAATCAAAGATTAAATAAAAAAACAATTACATATGCAGAAGCCAGTAAATTGTATTCTAGTAACTGTGCTCAATGCAATAGTAAAAATTTAAAACAAACAAATACTTCAGGAACTACCATTGTTTTTTACGTAGCCGTGGTATTTGTAATTGTAGCTATTCTTCTTCTTCTTCTGAAAAATCATCCTCATCTTCAACGTCTTCGTCGATAACAGCGTCATCTTCTGCTTCTTCATCTTCCTCAGAATCTTCTTCTTCCTCTTCATCATCATCGTCAGAATAGTCATCTTTATACTCTTCCTCTTTCATAATCAATTCTTCTTTTTCTTGAATTATACTCAAATTTGTATTATTTTTTTTCTTGACCTTTTGACCACATAATTGTCGAATGATTGGTAATATCGATCCATTGGGAATAAATGGTTTTGACAAAGAAACCAATTCTTTTTGTAATTCAGTATTCGATATTTCCGTCAATGTATCAGACCAAACAATTTTATCATTTGGGCTCAATAAAAAACCATGAAAGTTTGTCAAAGGAGCTTCATCATTTACAATTCCTATAACGCTAATTCTTTCTGTTAATGGATATACTTCATTTCGAATCATTTTGTTAACTCAGTATAAATTTCTAAATTTTTTAGATGATCTAATTTGGTTTCATCAAATTCATTTATTTGTAAATCCGAATAAACTAAAAAAGCACAAAATAATGCGGCTTTTTGGGTTTCTAAAAAAGAAATATTGTAAATAATTTTTCCTTTGAGTTTTTTCATAATAATTCGTTCCCATTCATACAATGATTTACTTTTCATTGTTGCTAATTTGCAAAATGTACTTGATGGTATCATGTTAAATTCTTGTATTTTACAAATTAAATTGCAACAAGCTGCTGCAGCATGAAACTGCTCTATTAATTTATAGTTGACATCTTTATCTTCATTTATAAATCTATATGAAAAATTTGACCACAGTATTAAAGTCTGCGTAATTGTTTGTAAATTGCATTTGAGCAATAGAAGACTTTTAACAATGAAAGAACCTACGATTCTTCTATCATGATACAACTTTACTTTTTGTTCATTTTTTTCTGGTAAAATAAAATTCATAGAAAAACATTCGCTACTTTCATCTATTTGCAAATCTATATGTTTTTTAATGGAGGGTACAACGTCTAATTTTTTAGCTACATCTATAACTCTTACTCTTTTGTCTGGATCTAGAATTAAAAGATCAAGTATAGTTTCTGCAACAATTGTAGGAACTTTCCGATTGCAATTAACCTGTATTTTTTCAATTGTATTGTATTTTTCCATTGATTTATTTAAACTTTCTTCATTTTCAGAATGAATAACATATTTACCTGTACATAAACATAACAAAACAATACCCAAACTCCATGCATCCACTTTTTCATCATAGAACTTAAATTTTTCAACTTTTATTAATTCAGGTGCTCTAGTACATGGACTACAAACATTGCCAGTTAAGTTGAAAGGAAAAGATTGAAAGGGAATAAATTTAGTTTGACCAAAATCAGCTAATTCTACATTATTTTGATCGTCCACTAAAATATTTTCCATTTTTATGTCTCTATGAACAAAATTATTTTGATGAACATGACTTACTGCAGAAACTAATTGCCGCATCCATTTAATTAATAATACTTCTGGAATAAAATTATTGAGACTGTTCATATACTGAAACAAATTGGACTTTCTTTCCGGAAAAATTAAATTAATTTTGTTCTTGTCGTCGGTAAAGCAACCGTAAAATGAAATTATATTTTCATGAGGAGGAATAGACATTAAAGAAGAAATTTCTCGAAGAGGAACGCTTGACCAAAGAGATGAAGTAGAAGCAAAATTAAATTTTTTTACAGCGCAATGTATACCTTTAAATATTGCTTTTCGAACAACTCCATAAGCCCCTATTCCTAAAACATTTGTCCTTCTATTTTGAGAGCGAAGTAGAGAATGATAATCTTCATCATCCATTTTTAAATATAACAAAAATATAAATTTTAAATATTTTTTAACAAAGGAGTAATTGGAGTTGAAGGTACATATTCCCAATCGAGATCTTGAGTCCAAATAATTCTACGAATTTCTTCTCTATCATGAACATTTTTAGGTCCTGCATTGACATTAAAATGATTTATAAATTCATCCCATCCTAGCAAAACGCAAAGGCATCTTAGAAAGTAAGCATATCCTCCTGGCCAATTTGGTTGCGATGTTTTTCTGTATTTGTCGTATGCAGGTAAAGCATAAGAATAAAGAGCTCTTATTCTTTCTTCTTGAGCTGGAGTAAAACGTAATGGCCAAAAACCGCTTATGTAAGCAGCATATTTTGGTGAACGTTCATAAAATTTTCTTATTCTGTCGTCTTGATTTACAGAACTAAGTGTTTGCATTGTTGATCTGACTGCATTTGCTTTGATATTTAATAATTTCTGTTTTATATCAGGAATTTCGTCTTTTAATCGTTCAATGGCATTTTCTGCATCTTTGAATGGTCCATTTAATCGTTCTCTGGAAATAACGTCTGCATACTCTTCAAGACCGGTCATTCGTTGATCAACCATTTCTTTAATAATCATTTGCAAAATATCTTCGGAAGGGTCTGTATACTCTTTTGCTTGACAAAATTCTAGCCATTCTAAGATTCTTGACTTTTGAGAGTAAGCGGATGCTGGAACATATTCTGATTCGGCTAAAGGAGCAGCATTAGTACATATGGCTCTGGTCTTAGCGCATTGAGGGCATCCAAACAATGAATCATTTGCTATTATTTGCATAGGAATGCCGCAATCATCGCAAATATCTGCTACTGCAGCATGCTGCAAATGTATAGGCATATTCATTTTCGTTAAATTTTTTCGTATTTCTCTTTCGACATTTTCAACTAAATGCCTTGATCCTCCTTTCTTTCTTTCGCTTAAAGCTAACTGCAAATGATCCATAATAGGATTCATTTTTTTATCAAATTCAAATAATTTATTACCATTACTATGCAATTCAATTTCTTTTTTCAGGTTTTGTAATTCATTCTCAAGATCGAGTTTTTTTCGATAAAGCCACCTTTTGTTTTGACAATTTGAAATTTCATTTTCAAGTATTTTTATTGAGTCGACGGGAACTTTATAATTTTCAATTTCTTTTCTTGCATCTAAAATATTTTGCAATAATTCTCCAGGTAAAGAAGGAGGAGGAATGAACTGTTTTTTTCGATTAGACTTTTTTTCTGTATTTATAGGCGTTAATTCAACATTTGTCCTTCGCCTTTTTTTATTGGCTATTAACATCCTAAATAAAAATTTTATCTTTATATAAAAATGGTTACGAATAAAGATGAAAGAGAACAAATTAATATTGTATTGGCAAAAATATTTTACTTTGCTAAAAAAATAGGTATTACGAAAAAAATGATTTATGAATTTTTAAAAAATAATAAAGAAATTCCGGACATCAGTAAAAATCAATTAAATTTAATAGAAAAACGACTTTTATATTCTTACAAAAAAGAAAATGAAGAAATTCAAAAATTAGAAGGAGGTAATTCTCTTTCGCCGAATAGCAGAAATGCCATAGTTCCATATACTTATTCTGCAAGAAGTAGAAACGCCATTGTTCCTTATGGTACAAATAATACAACGTCTGTAACTAGATATTCTGGTAGTACATATGTAACTTATTATGTATTATTATTAATTCAGTGGATACTTTGCGTCTTGGCTTTAGTTTTTGGAGTAAATGTCCTTCATTTTTATCTAGGAGCATATTCATTTGTTCCTGTTGTGGCATTGGAAGCAACTTCAATTACTGGAATTAATCCTTTAAAAGAAATTTTTAATTTAATTAATGGATTAGTTTATACTTATAATTTTCGATTAGCGATAAACTTTTTTGATAAACATGCTTATTTGATTTCAGGAACAATATTATTAAGTATAGGTGGAATTATAGTTTTAGCATATACTCTCAAAGGCTAAAATTTATTCCTCCTCTTAATCTCAAGACTAAATGTAAAGTCGATTCTTTTTGAATATTGTAATCGGCCATTGTTTTATCATCTTCCAATTGTTTACCTCCAAAAATAAGACGTTGTTGATCAGGAGGAATACCTTCTTTTTCTTGAATTCTAGCTTTTACAGCTTCTACTGTATCTGAAGGTTCAGTATCAACAGTGATAGTTTTTCCAGTTAAAGTTTTTACAAAGATTTGCATTTTTTTTTATTATTAATAAACTTAAAAAGTTCTAAACGCAAACATTTTTCTAAACAAGTAGAAATAAATAAAATGAAAGATCAGGATCAAGACCAATTCTCGAAAAAATTAATTCAAGATTTGCCTATTACCGCAGAAGAAGCGCATATAGTTCAAGAGGAAGACGAAGATAAATTTACGGCTGGAGAAAATGAAAAATCCTCAAAACTCGATCATTTGTATACAGCATTTTGGAGTTTACTTGAATCTTCTATAGCTTCCATTAAAGATAAGGAAGGAAAAGGACAAATGTTTACTCATGGATCTGGCTTTAAAAGTTTTATGAGCATGGACGACGTAAAAGCTGAAGAAACAAATTATGTAAAAAATGCCAATTTTGACAATTTATCTGAAAGTACTAAAAATTTAATCAAGGCTGTTATAGACATAAATTCTCAATTAAATAGAGCTGAAGACATCATGTCTGAAAATCTAAGTTTTATGTATTTACATTTTGCTGAAAAAGGATACAGTTGCATTGTTTCTTTAAATGAAAATATAGAAAGTTATAGAAAAAATGTAATGGACAAGGTAAATTCCCTACAAAGAGACGTACTTCGAGATACAATTGGTAACGAGTTTAGTATCTTTACTACAAAAGCATTACAAAGTTTACAAATGTGGTATGAAGTTTACAAGGAAATACAATCATTAGAAAAAGTTACGCAAGATCCATTACTTAAAAGTTTTTTAAAGATGAAAACTAAAAACGAAACTCATACTTTTGAATTATTGAAAGAAACAATTTTAGATGTAAGGACGCAAATAAAATTTATAATAAATGGTCTGAAAAACATAAAGTATTTTGCTCCAAAACCCGTCAATCTAAAAAATAACAAATTATTATTAAGAATCCAAAAACATAATATTTTAAAGCAAAAGCAGGAAGAAATTAAACGAGGTTATTTGAATCCTGTAGAATTAGCGAATAAATTACGTTTGTTATCAACTTCAGAATCTGAAATTAACGATACAATAGAAAAAATTGATGAACAAGTAGAAAATGAAGAAGATACAACTGTAGATACGAATCATTTACAAATGTTATTAAAAATATTATTGGAAAATATAGAAAATTTAGCAGATCAATCGCAAAAACTAGAAATAGAAGTTACTAAAGTTAAAGGTTCATTAACCAATCAGTTATTTAAAGATTATAGCAGAGAAATTACGTTGGATGCTGCTGCAGCAAAAGAATGTATTCGTCAATCTAGAAAATTACAAAGACAAGAAAAAAACAATACATTGAATAACCATGAAACATATTTGATCGACTTTAAACAAGCTGAAAAAACTATAGTTAATGAACTGAAACAATTAATGATTTTGAATAGACATGAAAGTTTAAATATCGAAAATTGTTTAAAAAATGTTATTGAGGCTAGTAACAATCATAAACAAGAAAGAGATACAAAGATATTAAACAAACATTTGCATGTACTAAGAAAATATATTCGCAACATTGAGGAACTAATCGTCGTTTGAGTCGCTAAGTTTAGGAGCGACAATAATTAAATGCTTTGAATTTTGTCCTCCGATCAAACATTCCATTACAAGTGGTTGATTCGAATTGTCATTGCATAAATGAAGCATGATCCATTCCATGTCCATATGATTTAAAAATAATCTTAATTTATTGTTATCGTATTCATTAAACGATTTTTTCGTATACTTTATTTTTTTAACTTGGTCGGTAATTGGTATTGGTTGAAAAGCCGTCATCGTTCCTTGTTCTACTTTTTTTGATGAAGTATAAAATTCATGAGCTCCTGAAGTACTTTGACCACCTTTGAAACCTATATTTAATTTAGAATGTTCTATTCCGTTTTCATTCGCCTGAAAAAGTTCAAAGTATACATGACTAGCTCCGCATCGTTTGGCATTTCCAATTAATTCCTTTATTGTTTTTAAGCATAAGTTGATATGAAACCCGAAATTAAATTCCATAGCTTCTATATTTGATTGATGCAATCTTGATTCTGCCAATATGTCGCATGTATAAACTGCATGAACATCTTTTTCATTGGTTAAAGACTCGAATGTAATTTTACTGTCTTCTGCGGAATATTTGCTGATGGTCAATACTGTATCTTTTAAAGAAGAACAACTTAATGTTTGCATAAATTGATTTGCAGAAACTGAAAATTCTAACATTTCTTCATCGACATTGTCTCCTATTTCAACATCGCATTCGAACCTAGACTTATTTGCCAATGTCATATACGTATCATGAGCTGCTAATTTTAATCCCATAAAGTCATCCGTTTTGCTGATGGTAAATCGCATTTCATGAACTGCATTGGCAATTGGAAGTAGAAATTTATTAAAGATTGAACCGTTAATAAACGTTAGACGAAAAATATATTTGCGATCGTCTACTTCCATTAAACTTTTTTCTAGCATGTTTAATGGTTTAGGTGGTATGCTCATTTCGTCAATGACTTTATTGCTGCTTAGTTTTGGTCTTTTCGACATTTTTTAGAAGAAACGACTATATTTGAAAAATAATATTATATTAAAATATTTAAAATTGTAAAAATTAAAAATTAAAAATTAAAAAATTAATTGTTCCATGGAGAATAAATAAACTCATATGCTGAATCAATTATATCTTTTGATAATTTAGGTTTGCAAATAATGAATCTGTAACTACTTAAAAATTCCCAACATTCAGAATCTATTACTTTACATTTTGACATGCATTGAACTATTTCATGATACATCATTTGCTGTTTTTTCGTTTCTAATGGAGATTGAACACCCATATAAGATGCAACTGAACTCATATTTGCATTCAAATCTATTTTAAAGTCTGCATTTTCTAGTTCATAAACTAGCGATTTTATTGGCAAAGTCCATTCTGGAATTTCTATATCATTTGTTACTTTTTTGTGGTAAACTGTTCCTAAAATTCCTTGACGAGGATACTCTATCATATTTTTATTTGGCCATTCATCATCATAAACTAATAATAATAAGAATCCGTTATCATTTAAACATTTCCTCATGCCTCTAATTGCAGTTTTCAAAGACTCTTTATCGTAACTAGCATATTGCAATGTATCAAAGCAAGTAATACAATTATATTTTTCTCTTATGTTTACAAAAGTATTTTCGTCAGTTATATCAGCTTGCATACATTTGATTTTAGGAAAACGTTCTTTAAATATTTTTAACATATTTTCATTTATGTCTAATCCTGTATATTGAGCATGCATCCATTTTTGACAGTCGTTACCAGTTCCGCAACCGATATCTAAAACTGTCGTAAAAGTACTGCAAAAGAATTTTATCAGCAACGATCGAACAGACTGTAAAAAAATCTTGTAATGTTTCAAGCTTGATTTTATCGTTCCTACTTCGTCATAAAATTTTTTTATAATCTCTTTATGTTTTTCTGTTTCAACTGAAGGAACAGTCCATTGTCGTTTTTTTGTGATTGTATTGTAATAATATGGTTTATTATGAGTTGTGGAATGTTTGCATTCCCAGTTTTGTGGTAATAAAATCATTTTAATAGAATGGGATCTTCAAATATTTTTTCAGTTGAACAATTAGATGGAAATATATTTTGGTCTCAAATTATTCCAAGACCTTTTGAAGGAGGAGGATTTTTATTGACCTATACTGACAATGAATCTACAGAATTAATAGAATTTAATAAAATTTTATCTTTAACAATTTATTCTTCATCAAAACTAGCTTATAAACAAATATTATTATTGCTTCAATTCAATGATGATGATTTTTCAGTCTATAGATTTGGAAAATTCAACGATGCTGACGCAAACTCTTTCTTGACATGGATACAACGACGGGTTCTTGTATAAGTTTTTGTTTATGAAAATTTTTAATTTGCCTATTTTTTTGCTTTTTTTCTCCGCCTTCTAAATTTTCATAATAACTAGACATATCGTTGTTGCCTCCTCCTACCAACTTTAATAATAATTTAAATGGAGTTGCAATTAAGTTAACAGCCCCATATAATAAACCAGCAGCTCCAACTGTAATTCCTGCTACATCGCCAACACCTTTTGTCGCATAATACGGAACTTGCAAAGTTCCTTTGACAACAGATTTAGTATTGCTTAAAATTCCATCGGAGGACATCTTTAACTATTTTGTTTTTTAATCATGTCCAACATTCCTCCTAACTCGGAACTTCCAAGAGATTGTTGCATTAAGGACATCATGTTTTCTAAATTTCCACCTTGAAGCATATTTTTGGCAAAAGATTCAAGTTCTTCTTGATTAATATTTTGCATCATCATTTCTCCTATTTGCATTGGATTCAATGAAGCTAAATCCATTTCTCCTTTTTGAAGTTTATTCATCATTGTACCTGCCATATTTGTAATGGAAGACATCATACCTGAGGGAAGGCCTGAATACATTTCAATCATTGAAGCATACTGCAATAAATTACGAAACATTTCCCAAAAGATTTCTCTTTCTTGATCACCACAAGCTTCATATTTTTCCTTTACTTGAAAATACAAAAAATCAGGATGTTCTAAAAAGTCTAAATCTTTTTGTAAAACTAATTTTGTATAACTTTTAAATTTATCATTAAATGTATAAGCTAATTGTTGTACTTTTTCCTCATCTACTGCATCAGTCTCAGGTTGTTGATCCAAAAAATCTTTGAATTCTTTTGTTTCTGGATACCATGAAACTAATTTTTTGGCAAATTCATTAACGGTATATTGAAATACGTAAATCGTTGACTTTTTAGGATCTGCATCTCTAATTTCGTCAGCAGATGTTAGAATATTTGACAATATGCTGCTACTTTCAGATTCTGAAGGTACATCTTTGATTCCTTTTCTCCAAGCGGGTCGTTTAGACATTTTTTTTTATTCTCTTTAAATAGGTTTTTAAAATTTAAATAAACGCAATAAATTTAGTTATACAACATAGACTCTGGAGAAATTTCAAGTTCCTGCAATAAAGTTTTATTTACAGTTACAGCTTCATTCTTATCAACTTTTCCTCTGACATACGTCATGACTTTTTCATATTTTTCCGACATGGGTTTAATTCCTGCATTGAGTAAATAAGACTTGGCATTGTTTTGAATTTGTAATCGTTCATTCATCGTTAATATTTTTCCTGCATCTTTTTCTGCTTTACGTTGCTTTAATACATCTACATCTATTCTATCATTATTAATTTTTGTTAATTTATCTTTTAAAGAAGCTGCTTCTGTTTCTACTTTATTTTTCAAATTTAAATAATTCTGTAAACTTTCAGATTCTTTTTGTAGTAACATTTTTGCATCTGTTTCTATTGCTGTTTGTCGATCTTTTATATCTTGTACTCTTAGAATATCTGCATCAGACATTACCGGTTTACTACGTAATCGATCGACTTCTGTTTGCAATGCATTGTCATCATACTGTTCCTGATCAATTTTAGCCTTTAAATTAATCAATGATTCTTGTACATTTGTAGCATCTAATAAATCTTGTTTAAGTATATTTTGTTGTTCCATGTAATCTTGACTTTCAAGTTGAATTTTTGCTTCTTTCAATTGAATTTCGTTCTCATCATCTAATAGAATATGATCTACTGCTTTTCCTGCCATTATGTCATTGGATACTATGCTATTTCTATCATCAACGTCCTGGTTCGAGTCATAGTACGTAGGAGAATTTTCTATAATGTCCATTCTAGACAAAAGTTCTTGTTGCTTCTTTGATGCATCCAAAGCTAAAAATTGAGCATCCTTAACTGCTTGATCTGCTGCTTTTTGCTTTTCTTGATATTCATTTAATAAAGCCCGAACTTTAATTAATTGTTCATTTGCAGTATCATAACTATTTTGCATTGTCTGAATTTGCTTTTCTTGCTCCATTAATTTTTCTTCTAATAAGCGAGCTCGATTGGCTAATTCGGATCCGTCGCTTCCTCCTTCAATACTTTTGCTTAACATTAAATCAGAAACTTGCTTTGTTAAACCTGCAACCAAGTCATAAAACATTTGGTCTGCATATGCTGGATACGTACTTTCATGGGGAACTTTCATGTCCAAACCTCTTGAAATAATTCTGCCCACTGGCGAATTTCTTAAAACGCAATGACATGTTGCTGGATTAAATACATGTTCAGATGAACAATCTCCAGGTAAATTACAAGTTTTTGATCGATGATCTTTGAACATTTTTTAATTATAAAAAGAATGTTTCCTCTAGATGAACCTGTTGAAACGATGATTATCGAAGAAATTCATCCTGATATACATTGTAACTGGATGATTGGTCAGGGAAGATACGCCAGAATGGGTGTTCTAGGTGATGGAAGCTGTTTCTTTCATTCGGTTTGTGCTATTACCAATAGAAACAACTATTTATTACAAAACGAAGAAAATCAAAAGAAAATAGCTTATGAATTTAGATGCGACTTTGGAAAAGTATTTTCAAAAGAACAGTACGATTTATTGTCAGCCAAGTCAAGATCACCTAAAACATTTCAAAAAGAAAAGGATGGATTTTGCAGTCCAAAAGTATGGGCTGACGAAGTGATGATCCGTTTTGCTTCCAAAGTATTAGGAATAAATTTAATTTTTTTAGACTTGAAGAACAAGAAAGCTTATTGCGGAGTTCATCAAGATGAAACTATTGATGCAGTTTTGGACAATGAAAAAATTATGCAGTCTACAGGAATAGTCGCTTGGGTCAATCATATGCATTTTGAGCCTATTGTTCGCATAGATGATGCAGAAAAAGGTATTATTACTACATTATTTGAACCTAGTAAATCAAAAGAAGATGAAGAAGCAGTTCGATCGTTTATGAAATTTTATAATAAACAATGCAAAATAAATACTTAAAAATTTTTATTCCTGATACTATATAAAAATGAATCCAGGATCTTGGGCCGTCTTAATCATAATTGCAATATTTGTTTTATGGGTCGTTTATGCATTTGGAGGAAAATATCCTTTAGTTGTTCATAAAAGAAGCGAATCGCATTCTATTCCAAATGAATATAGAAAAAGATTAATTGATAGCGTTAATCATTTACATTCTAATCCATTACTTAGAATTCAAAATAACAAAATAGGTTATTCTGTATAATTTCGTTAAAAAATATTATTAATTCAAATTAACTTAAAAAAAATGCAATGGGCTTATGATTTATCTGTAGAAGTTTTTGGAAATGCTATTGATTTCAATGAATTACAAAAGAATGAAACATTTACAAGTTTTATAAAATTAGTGGTTCCGTTTTTTTTGGATATGTATTGGGTTGAAGCAATAAATAAAGCAGACGATTATTTTGATACAATATTTTGCTTTAAAGAAGAAAGAAAAAATAAATTACTCAATTGGAAAGAAAAATTTCCTGAATTTGCCAATAACAAAATTATTACTGAAATCATTCAGCAAGAATTATTGCAATATGATTTAGAGAATGCAGAAGATGTTGTAGAAAGTAGATTAAAAGTTTACCAACTTGCGTTATCACTAATATGTCCTAAATTTAGAAACAGAACATTTTGTCCATTTTTTAGAGGCATATGCTTGGCCGCATTAATTTTTGACGATGCCAACGACATTTATGACGACATGAAAACAGGAACAAAGACGTTATTTACAATGTTTCCTCCAGACAAAGCAATAAAAAAAGCGGAAGTATATTTAATGGAAGCATATACTCTTATTCATTCGAAAAATGCGGAAGAATTCGAACAAGACTTTTTTTCTATTGATTTATTGTCAAAAACATTGTTAATGGAAAGAAACATTGAACCAAAAGGGGCTGCAGAAATATTTTGGTTATTGGCTGTTTATAGATTAAGAAATCCTGGTTCTGATGGAACAATTATTCCATTTGATCTAAGTTTATTTTTGCGAAGTCTGTAAATAAATAAAAAAATGGCTTATCCTTCTACAAACATTTCTATTATTATAGTTACTTTTTTGATTGCTACTTTTTTTCTAGCATTAGCATTTGGTACTTATCATAAAGTTTCAAAACAATTAAGAAGGTTATAAAAAAGGAACCAAAAAATTTGTTAATAAATATGCAATTAATAATATAGTAATTATGATAAAGTACGATTCTAAAAATGTTATATAAAATACCAACGTATTGTACTCTTTCAAATTTTTTCTTTCAATTTCAGTTTCATCTAATACTTTTTCTGGATCAAGTTCTTTGTAAAATAACATCATTTTCTCAAGATAATTTATGAAATAAAATATTTACAGGATCTAACGGTTTTATTTTCCAATCTAACGAATTATCAATAAAATTTTTTGGAAAAATTTGTTTTTTTGATTTGAGTATTTTTGATTTTAAAAGAATGTCAACCACTAAATCAGCACAAGAATATCCTAATTCTTCAGATTCATAAGGAGAATCATAACCTAATAAATCACTAGACTTTAAAAAATTCCAATTGTATGCTTTATTTGCTATTTTTTCCATTTCCATTTGAATAACCGTTTCATAATTTTCATCAATTTTATCAAAAGGCATCCACCAAACATAATCAGGACCATCATTCATATAATCTCTGAGATATCTTAACTGAACTCCTCTTGGAGCTCCAGATTCTAGCATAAATAACATTGATTCATGCTTTACAATTAAACCTACATGCGTTACTGGAGCATTTAAAGCTATACTATGCAAAAAACTGAAAATATTTTTGGAGCTGTATGTCAAGATAATGTCGCCAGTTTTGGCTTTTTGCAATAACTCTTCATAATGAATATTCCTTTTTGGATAAAGAAGTTCTTTCTTTTTTGTCCAAACTACTAGAATTGACAGAAGGCAAATGTAAAAGAAATACAGAATCATGTAATTTTATTAGTTTGTCATGAATTTGTTTATTTTGTAGTTGAACCCAATTCTTTATATATTTTTGCTTGAGTAATTTATATGTTAAATTATCTATAATATCACAAAATATTCTAAAAAATACATAAAATATTAATATGCCAGGTATATTTGCTACCTTGGCAATCAAAAACAAACATGCATCTCGTAATAAATAATCTTGATTTTTTAGTCCATTTTCCAAAAGCTCTAAAACTGAAGGAATGAGTATGACCAATGGTTCCATTTTTTTTATGCTGTAACTACTCTATAAACTGTCCACGATGGACGATCAATTTGAATTATTTGGTTCATTTTAAATCCATAGTACATACTAACAGGGTCTGTTAATTTAATTTCCGGAAGTTGCAAAAGCTGAATTTTACGATGCTCCAAAAACATATTTTTTTCTTCCTCTGACAATGCTCGATGTTTCGGGACCATGCAATGTCTGCCAACGGCAAAACTTAAAAAATCATGAGTCATTATGGTTAGCTTTGGAACATCAAATTCTTTTTTTGCGTCAGGTGACATTTTACCAGGAGATATTATTATGCAATATTTGGTCTTATAATCTTTCCATTTTTGTATTGCGTTTTTAGCCTGTTCGCAGCAAACCATTTTTTCTTTTTTCTTGGCTTCGTCATAATTGGTATCTAAAAATATTAAACAAATATCTTTTCCGTATTTCTCGTTCATGCATTCCGCCAAACTTATACAATTTTCATCCTGTAATGCTATTTTTAAGTAATGCATAGATACTTCAAAATCATTTAATAATAATAATGATTCATTGACCTTATAATTACGGTCCTGCATCATTTGTAAAGTTGTTTTTTTAACCCTTCCAAGTTTCATCAGGTAATCCAAGGATAGCATTTTCAGGTGGAAAACAAAAGTTGCAAGAGTATAAGTATGTAGGCAATGTTCTGACTATTTTCGTTTCTTCGTCCAACGAATCGCCAGGATCCGATAATTTATCGGAAATTTTTATATTTGTATCGGACTTGAAAAAATTTTTTAATAAATTTTTAGCCGCCGAAAATCCGGCTCTCTGTAAATTTAATCTTGTTTCTGGAGATATTTCTCTTGCCGACAATGCTGATTCTAATGCAGAAGAACATCCAGTCATTATTTTTATTGTTCTTTTTTTATGTTCTAAAGATAACAAACTCCATGAAGCTATTTCTATCGGAACCTGCATAACTTGAATAATTCGCAATAAATATCTCGGTAAATTGTCAAAATTACTTTTTTCCAGTTTCCATCCAAAATCAATTCCTAAACTTTCATAAGCATTGTACTTTTGTATAGGATAATTTTCGTAGCATCCTCCGTCTATCCACTTATGTCCATTTGGAGAATCTATAGGAGGAAACACCAAAGGTAAAGCCATAGAAGCCATGATAGCAGTAACAATGGATAATTCTGGATAAGATTCTTTTGTTAAATGTTCTACGGACGCAAGACTTAAGTTTGTTACTACTACATGCAATGAAGTAGATGTTTTTTCGTAAAGCTGCTTGAATGTAAGGTCAGGTTGAAAATTTTTCTTTTGCAAAATATACTCAATGTACTTTTTGAGTTTTTGGCCACTGTCTACAGACAATTCTGCGCTGACAATTCTTAATGGATCTGGTTCTAAAATATCGTTCTGGTTTAGTTTAAAGCATAAATCTGTAAGTTCGCTAACGCTGTATCCAATGCATAAACACAAAGCATACAAACATCCAATACTGACTCCACAAATATTTTCCAACTTTGGGTTTCGCAAACCAAAATCAGCTCCAGTTTCGTCTCTGATTGCTTGCAATGCTCCAAGAACGGCAATACCTCGAAGACCACCTCCAGCAAAAATTAAGTTTTTTAATGTAAATATCAAGTCTTTCGTTGAAGGCATGTTTTATGTAAAGTTATAATTTAAAAATGGTAAGTCCTCGAACGGGAAAGTTATTGTCGGAAAAATATAAACTTTTACCGTCAAAAATAAATAAACTCGAAACGTCCGAGGTAACCCAAATCTTTCGAAATAATTTAAAACCAAATACATTTTATCCTCGTTTTGGGATTTTCGGCTGCGAGTTTTGTTTGGGCTATTGTTACAATATGGGAACAAAAAATAAAACTTCAAGCTCTTTAATAAATGGAAGCAATGACAGTTTGTAAACTTGCCATTCAATGGCTGAAATCAAAAACGTTTATGTTGCCTAAACGCAAGAGTTTGATTTATGTATTAGAGATTGCCAGAAAAGAATAATATAAAAAATGAGTTCGCGATCATGGCATAATAAATTATTAAATGGTGATTCCGAAACTCAAATTTCAAAAAAAGAAATTGATTATTCTGAATTTTTTTTGCCTGGAATATTGTTTTTATTAGTCATTGCTTTTTTGTGGATTTTGCAACCACAATTCGTAAAAGTTGACGAAGAAGTATCTTGGATTCGAATTATTCTTATAGCTGCTATTTGCGGAATTTTATTTTGGTATATTACTGATTATTTTGACTAAAATGACTGTTATTTGCGGTTACTGCGACGGTGATGTTGTCATTATGGGATCTGACAGTTCATCTTCTGATGAGGAACATAATATTCATATTCGAAGACCAGACTCCAAATTATGGAAAGTCGATTTAGGGAATGTCAAGATGCTGGTAGGGTTTGCAGGAAATTTCGCAGAATGTCAATTCATAAAACATCATTTTAAATGGCCCTTGCTATACAATAGTACATCTGTAGAAAAATGGTTAGTCACAAAAGTCCAACCTGCATTAAACGATCAACTGTCTAAACGATTTAAAAGAGAAGTTTCATGGTCTTTATTAGTTGGATTAAATAAGCCGGCAAGATTATTTACTCTGAACGACTGCGGTGACGTCGAATACCATATCAGTAAATACGCATCTTTAGGATCAGGATTTACCTATGCTCTTGGAGCTTTAGCTGCTATGGAATCAGAAAATTTGACAAGCTGGGAAAAGGTGGAACAAAGTATACGAATTGCAGAAACATACAGAGCAGACGTTCGAGGCCCAATAAATATAATTGATTTATAAAAAAAAATTTTTATGATAATTTAAAATGCATTGTAGACTTTGTAAACGAACTATTTTTGATCTTATAATCAGAACAAGTCATCAAGATGAAGAAGGTTATTTAGTTGGAACAACAGAATACGTTTGCCATTATTGTAGACATCGAGAATACAAAAGTTGGAAGTCTTTGTTTCCTTTAAAAATCAAAAAATCGTTTTCTAAAAATTATGAAGATTCATTTTTTATTTAAATTTTTTCAAGTTTAAGTTCATGTTAATTATGTTTTCATAAAATATAAATGAATAACTCAGATCCTATTGCTTTTTTTCCAACTATGAATGATACAATTATGGATGAATTGAGAACAACTGAAGGAATGTTGTTCCGCGATGAAAATGCTAAAAAATTATTTTTGGATACTAAGGAATTAATGATTGAAAGCATGTATGCTGCATATAAAAATTTTAAAGGAGAAATGTACCAGTCGGTTCTTGATAAATATGCATATTGGGAAACGTATGTGGAAGCTGAGGAAATGGCAAGAATGAGATTTAAATTTAAAGATATAGAAACTAGATTGCTTAGCGTTGTTGTATTTTATGCAAAATTTTTATTTAATCAAGATGATGTTATAAATATAAGAAAACCAAAAGTAGAAACATTTTTAAAAGGAATGTTTACAAGACTCTCGAAAAATCATCATGTAAGGAATACGCAATTTTTTGAGATGGATCCGTTAAAGCAAGATTTTGTTATTCGAGATATTTTTCGTCAAGCCTTGTCCAATGATTGCATACAAGTAGTTATGAAACAAGAAATTGTAGTAGTTGATGAAAAAGAAAAGGAAAAAGAAATTGTTGAAGAAGAAAAAAATACAAAGACAAGATTTAGTAACAAAATTGTACTTGAAGAAGACGAAATTTATCCCGATGACAGTATTTCTGTATTAATGGAAAAGCAACAGCTTCAGCAAACACCGATTAAGTCTGTAATAACTAAAGACGATGATACTGTAATTTCAAGTTCTTCAAAAGTAAGTACTACATCATCAAAACTCAAATGCAAAGTTCCTACTGCAATTCCTGCTCCTCCTTCAAAAATAGTTCATATTGAAAATAACGATGATTAAGATTCATTAATTTGAAATATCGTCATCATGTCTATTTGCAAAGTACCCAAAAAATTCAGCATTTTTTCCAATATCCTTCCATTCGAATATTCCTTCTTCATTTACGTATGTCAATGCATCGATGTCGTCAGAATCGTCCAACATTTTATGCCTATCTACATAATTTCGATTTTTTCTGCTTCCATGAAATAAATGATTTATAATAATTCCTGGAGTAAACGAAATTTTAGGTGCTCTTAATTCGTAAAACTCTAAGAATTTCTTTTTTATTGCTTTTGGTAATGATGTATACTCATTTAAGTCTGATTTGAACCAGCCGATGACGCTTAAAGTATCTCCAGAACCTGAAAAAGCATAGTCGAAAAATCCTATTTCATTGTAAAATTTTCTGGTCATACACCAAGCGAAACCAGGATGGTATGTTGATGAATATTTGATTTTACTTGCAATTGATTCTCTTGCTAAAAGTACTTCAGTATAAGACAAATCTAACCAGTTGCATATGCTAAATGGTTGAACAACCTCAAATTCATCAAGCAACTGACTTGTTTTCTCATACCAGTTCGTATTACTGAATAAAATATCCGCATCTAAAAATGCAAGTTTTGTATAGTTTGTGGGAACTTCCTTTTCCAATATCCGGTATAAATTTTCTTTATGGAACATGTATGACTTTGCCGTTACATGAACAGCATCATGAATTTCAGCTTCTCTGTTTTTATAAACTAATTCTATGGTAAAGCAAGGAAATCCTTGAGCTTCCAAGGTTTTTCTAGTATACCAATAATTCATAATAATTCGTTTCGAGTATGTTGGATTAAAAATACAAAATAAAATTGCCATATCGGAATTTTTTGAATTTTCATTTTTTTCGGTTTTTTCTTCGTTATTAATTATGATTTCCGCATTGGAACTTTTTCGTCTGGTTTGACAAGTTCCCATTTATTAAAATATATTAAAAAATTTCATTCTGTTAACATGCAACGAAGAGGATCGACTCATCCTATAAAAAGAGCTAGATTGGATACAAAAGTAACAAAAGTTTATTCTACCGCTAGACTAAAATTACATGAAACTCTTAAACAATTTTCATTTGTAAAAGTAGTTGAAATAGTCAATGTTCCTGCCAGCAACGGAAAACCTTCATTTTACCATGGAACAGCAATTACATTGGAAAGAGATAGAAAGCAGCAGGAAGTTTTTTTTGACAAGGGTTCTAGACTTAGATATACTGCAATGATTGAAATTGGTCCTGCTAAATTAGTTGATGCGGCCATTGGAAGAGAACATAGTTCAAGTATTCCTCAAGTAGGAGACGTCCTCATTGGCGTACTTGCTGATAACTTAAGAAAATCGAGAATTCCTAAAGTCTTGCGCTCATGGTCGAGGCATGGAAATATAATACAAGAGCTTTCGAGAATCTTCGAATACGGAACCCAACAATCAGAATTGGCAATTCGAAAATTACTAACGCAATCTGAAAGTTTAATGGCAGAGTCATTGGGAACAAAGCCTACATTCAAGAACGCCGCAGACGATATTTGGATGCTGGCAAAAGTAATTTTATGGGGAGATACGAGAATTCTTGCAATAATGAATAATATTGAAACAAACAGAAAATTAAAGAAGGATGCAGATGAACAAGAACTTAAGTTAGCATCAAGCATTAAAATTAATATTCCAGCGTCTGAATTTGTTTCGAATCTGGCCTTTCGATTTGAGGATCCTGATATTTTAAAGGATTTTGAAGAACATTTTTCAGAAAAGGCAAATTACCAATTTCAATCCTCCTTGCCAATCTTAACTCCTCAAATAATAACAGCTCCTGTTCAAAATATGAATGAAGTACCAATAGTTTATGTTTCAACAAGTCCACCGTATCAGCCAACGTCACCAATGTATGGTGAAACTGTAACTTTAGCAACTGAATCTGCAACAAGTCCTCAATATGCTCCTACGTCTCCAATGTACAATCCCGAAGAACATACTGAATCAGCATTAACATTTGAAAAGAAAGAAAACTATGAGGAATATGTTCCATAAATTATAAAGATTTTAATTGTAATTATATAAATAAATGGTGGTTGTTCTACAAGAAAATATTATTCTTTTAAAAGATATTTTAATTAAATTTTGCAAAAAATATGATATTCAATATAAATCGTCTTCTTTATTGGAAAAAATTATGTATAAATGCCGATGTTATGCAGATGAACAAGATCTAGTTGAAACAAATAAACGTATTGTCAAAGAAATTTTGCATGAATTAAAATTAGAAGATACTCGAGATCAATTTATAACCATACAAAGAAGAGAACAAGTTATACCAAATCGTCATTTAGATATAAGCAGCAATCACAATAAAGAAAATGAATTTGTTGTTGAAACTATAACTCCCAGAAAAATATTTTTAGATGTATCCAATGCGTCTCAAAGTTCCAAGGATACTGATGAACATAAGAACGACTCCTAATACAAGAACTCTTGAGTATCCGCGAACATCAAAATCAGAAGTAACGCCAGAAGAATCCAAGTATAATCCAAGTAATGGATTTGTTGGATTTGTATCGACGAATATATTCGAAAATTGACTGTCCATATTAACTCCTTGAGTTACATTGTTAAATACAACCTTGTAGACATATCCTTTTGCAGAGTCGTTGTTTGTTCCTGTAGCAATTAATTGGCCCAAACCTGAACTTCCTTTTGTTCCGATATAATACTTCATTTGAGTCTTTGACAATAAAACTTGGAACTTTTGGTAAGTATCCAAGCTTAAAGAATTTGGACCGAAAGTACCGTCGACAGCACCGTAATTAATTGCGAATCTATTAACTCTGTTGAATGTAAATGAATGGTTGTTTGCGTTTCCTGATCCAGCACCGGTATTTAAGAAACCTATTTGTAATGTAGAAGATACTGTATAATTTTCAAATAAATAATCAATGTCAAAACTTAACAATACAGAAGTTCCAGTAGTAGTTAAATCATATGTTTGGACTGTATTTACAACATCACCTTGTACTAATAAATGAACAACATTATTATTTGCAATAATTGGAGATCCGGATGCAACTTGTAAAGTCCATGCATCTGGCGATGGTTGTGGTTCATTTGGTTGTTTACCGTAACCATATTCATTTTCTTTAATTTTGTATGCAAAAACACTAATGATTAATCCAATTGCAAACAAAAATCCGAAGAATATTTGAACTATTTCAAGAGGGCTTTGAGTCATTTTTATATATATATACAAGTTTTAAAAATTTTATTTGGCATTCTTATTTGAATTTATGTCTTAATTTTTTCAAGTATATTTCATATTCTTCCTCTTCATTCTCAAGTTCCGTCTCTTGAACTCTCTTTCTTTTTATTGCTCCTTTATTGTAAGAAGAAATAATTCTACTGTTTTCGTTGTTTGTTCTAGTGGACCAAGACTCGCATAATTTTTTGAGATCTTGAATTTTATTTTTGTATTGCGAAGGTACTAAATCAATTTTTTGTTGATCTTCAAAGTCGAGTTCTGCTTGCTTTTTTAGTTCTTGGTATTCGTTTTGTAGTTTTTCCTCTTCTTCTTTTACATCTGTCTTTTGAAATTCTTTCATTATCTTTTTAACTCTGTTTTTAACTCTTTTTCCTGATTCATTTATTTCTGTTTGTGTTCTATTTACAGTTTCTGCAAGAATGCATAATTCTTTGTTCTTTGCCTTCATTTCGTTTAAAGACAATATTTTCTCATCTGAAGCCATAATTTTCTTTTCAGCTTCTTCTACTAATTTTCCTATTTTTTCTTGAATTTCAGTCAGTTTCTCAAATGTTAATGTCGAAAATTCTTTTCCTGTTGCATAATCAAGAATTGTTTTGATATTCATATCTCCGGATAAAACTTCATGCGTTTTCAAAAAATCGAATATTAAAGATAACTCAATTTTTTCCTTGAAGGATTCATTCCTTTCTCTTACATTTTTATCGAATTGCGATTGATAAAATTTATTTAAATAAGATCCAGCTTGTAAATTTCTTTCCTCTATAAACTCTTCAATTTCTATCTGAACAGCGTCTCTTTCCTCTGCATTCAACAAGAATAATATATTTCTGTAATTTTGTTGTATTAATTTAACGTTTTCTTTTAATTTATTTATTGTTCCTGCAACTAAAATTTTGAATTCGTATTTTATATTGGATAAATCTGCAAAGTTGTCTTTTAGAATTTCCAATGCTTTAATTACTTTTTTATGATCAAACAAGTAAACTTTATACAACTTGAGTTGAAATAAAATTATTTTTCTTGTTTCTTCATCTACTTGGTCTAAATTCAGTTCATCTTGTTTTCTTTCAATATACTTTTCAATATTCTTTGCAAGAGTTTCCTTTATTATTTTTGAAGCTTCAGATGCATCAAGGTACCTTGAAGAATGAATAAAATTTTCAAGACTATTTCTTAAAAATGGAAACGATTTTAAAAACTCTTTTATAGAAGAATCATAGTTACTTAAATTGTTTTCTATATTATAATAATGAAACTTTCTTTGGTTCTCAATAACTTTAGCAAAATCGTAATTTTTAAGAAATGTAAATGCTTTTTCCTTTTCTTTTTCTAAATATTTTAACTCTCTTATGAAAGGAATCATCTTTCGTCGAATGTCTAACAGGACGGTCTGGTAATCTACTCCAATCTTTTTACCTTCAAATTTTGTCGTAAAATTTTTCTGATAAGAGTAAATTATTGGAGCCCGAGGACTTCGTAAATTTATTGTCGTCATCAACATTTTTCGTTCTTGTTCCTTCAATAAATGTACATTTGAAACCTTATTTTTACTTTTTTCAATCAGCCTTTCTCTGGCTCTTTGTTGAATTTTTTCTTTCTTTTCATAAACTTCAATTTTTTTCAAAACGTCTGATAATGGCATTTTTTATTTTATGTAAACTATGAAACTTTAAGCATTACAAAATATATTTAAAAGTCAGAAGATACATTTGCATTGGAAACCTTTCTTTTTTTACCTGAAACAGTCTTTTCCGGTTCTACTTTAATGACGGAATTGATTTCTTCAATTGAAGTAACCATTTCTACATCAGAGACTTCAGCAGGTGCTGCTGCTTCCTGTTCGCCTGAAGCCAAAGCAGCCAAAACTTCTTCTGAAGACAACTGTTCTGATTCGATCGCCGACTTGTTTGAAGAAGACTTGGGTGCTGGCTTAATATAAACCTTGTTGGCTACCATGGTTGGACCTGTTGATTCAGTTACGTATATCTTCTGAATGCACCACAATAATTTGACTTCAGAGTTCCAAGTAACATCTTGAGGACCAACATAGCGCCAAACGTTTTGTCCCTTTTCGTCAAGAACGTAATTGTCGGAAGCATCCTTTACCGGCAAGCGATCAGTACATTTGGGTTTACCAAATTCGTTTTCGCCAAGAATCAAATAAAATGTGGTATTCGAATCCGAGGGACATGAGTCTTTTCCGACAATGCGGTTCTTCCATGTACAGTCCTTGACATACTTGATTTTTTCGCCGCCTTCCTTTTGCTTTTCAACAACATTGACGTCTCCACAGTAATCGCTCCAACCGTCAATCTTTAATCTGAAAGTATTTGGGTACTTTCCGCCATCAGGTTTGTCTGAACCTTCTCGAACCATGTACTTGTACATTGGTTTTATAGATTCAACCGAAGAAATGGATTTTGCCTTGGAAGGACCAAAGTAATCGGTCTTGTTGTCGAATAATACCTTCAAAAATTTAGAATCTATTTCATTTGCCTTGGATTCTTCTTCTGGAGTAATGGTTACTTCCATATTAAATCGTTCGCCTTGTTTGACTTGACCATCTGTATTTCCTGGTTTGACTATTGATGCAATTTTGCAAGACTTGTCCAAACTAAAATATTTATGTCCTTCCTTGTCTACATAAGCCGATTTACCAGCCCCCATTTTATTTGGAGATACTTTTTTGACATTTAAAGAGTCTATAGAGCATTCAGAGAATTGTTCGTAGTTCATTTTTCAGATTATTTATTGTAAAATAAAATTAATTCCTATTTTTTTTTAAATATTTTTTTTTTAAATTTTTTTTTAATTAAATTTTATAAATTTTAATATTTTTATGAATGAATGCAAAAGAATGACAGAATTTAAATCTTGCATCGACAATTATATCGGCGAACATATTTGGAGAATGGTAAAAGCTCAGAAAAAAACAGACGAAATTTCTGCTTTGATTGATAAATTACGGTCTCATAGACTCAACTCTGAAATACTAGAAAAGGATACTTGCGAAGAACTAAAAAAAGTCCTTTCGTTTCAATATGAAGATACTGGATTAAGATTGACGACCAATGAAATGCAAATACATATGCGATCGTTTATCGATTGTAAATTACAAAAAATTACGCAATTACTTAAATCGTCTTAATTTTTTTATTCCTCCTCCTAAATAATCTAATGCATCTGCATACGGATCGTAACTTGATTCATGATCCGAAAATGATTTTGCGGGTTTAACTTTATAAGCTGCTCTTGCTGATTCTACATTTCTAACCAATTTGGCATTTATTTTAGGAGTTGGTTTGTCAAAGTACATGACAAAAAGTCCCAAGAAAATTATTGATCCTATTACTATTAAAGCTATCCACCAACCGTTCATTTATATTTTTATTTATCTATATATTATTTAAACTTTACATATCAAAAATGAAATATCATCAATAATTTGTTTTCTTTGTAAATTCATTTTCAATGTGGCCAGACCGTCAAACCCATTTTTTGTCAAGGCTTCAAAACATAAATGCAAGTCCATGTCATAAGCCATTTCCACCATATCTTCCACTTTCGAAATTATCGTCTGATGCAAAACAGATAAATTTTTTGATGGATACTCTCTTCGAAAAATTTGCTGCTTCTTTTTTTCTTCTTCGAATCCAATTAACGTCAGAGCCTTGGAATGTTTTGTTCCTAAAGCCGAAGAGTCCATACTGTAATAATTGTTTTCTTTAACAAAAATATCTTCTCCTAGATCATTTTGGACTGTATGACTCCATTTAACTCCAAAAACGATCAAACTTTCTTCGTCTCCCAAAACGTAACAACGTTGCAACTTTTTGTCTTCTATTCTATGCATATTCATAACGCTTTCGTCATCATCATTCGGAATTTCGGCTCCTTTAAATAATGAACAAATGTCTCTGTTGATTATTTTTACATTCAAATTATAACAGTAGTTTGAACATAATCCGAACTTCATTTCGTTGCTTTGAATGTCCGCGTTGTCATGACATCTCTGAAATATTCCGTCTTTGTTTACGATAATGTAAATTCTATTACTGTTATGTTCCCTTCCAATATTATGGCAATACCTAGAGTTCATTCCATTTAAATGAACGACATATTCAGTTTGCGACTTATTACTTGTTACCGACGACAAAACTACATTTTTGTACAAGTCATAAGATCGAATGTATTTTAGAAGAAAGTCCCATTCTGGATTGTTGTTCAATAAACTTTGTCTTGTAGAATTTTCGTATTGCTTGTGTACCTTGGGCTTTGGCGTTGTTAATTTTAAGTATCTCGGAAAGTTATCCGGAAAATCGTACTTGGGAAAATTGGGAACAGATTTCATTTGCGTTCTTAGTTTCGTATCCATCATAAGCGATAACATATCGGTACGGTACATTTCTTCCTTATGAAAAAACCGTTTTCCTTGTCCATTAAGAACCATCAAAGCATGGTATGGTCTTCCTATTCCTACTTTGCCATTACCTCCACAAAAGGAACATTTATTGGCTTCATTTTTTTTAGCATAATGACCTTTGCATTCTTTGCAATTTTCCGTTTTATGACTTCCCATCATTCGCAAACCTCCTCCAGGTCCCCCAGCTTTCATATAAACTGAACAGTCAACGACATCGTTCCAATTATTGTTTGGATAAACTCTTTTTCCAAATAAATTTTCCAAATCGACAATGAACGTTTCCCTCATATCCAACGCCATTTCTTTGTTTACAAACAAGTTTGGCCAATGCATATGAACACCAGTTTTTCTCATTTCTGGAATATCGTCATGAGCTTTTTTGATAGAGTACATTGAAACAGAAACAATAACAAATAAATCTTCGGAATTTTTCGTTTTATAAAATTTATTGATAGATTTCTGGATACAAAATGTCAAGGCCTCGATATTTCTTTCCGTTATGCCTCCCTTTTGAACAATGTCAAAGTCTGCGAACAGACGAAAAATTGTTGTCAATTGCTCTGTAAAGTACAATACTTTTCCTTGCATTATTGCTCCAGTATAATATTTCCAAAAATCTTCTTCTTCGTCAGCATCAATAAAAAATTTCATTCGGTCCATTGTAACATGAGTAGGAGCCTTCGAATTATCTCTTATTTCCTTGTTTCTAAACAGCAAAGACTTATTATTCAAAAATACATGAAACTGATTTTCGGCTTTGCCAGGATTCAACTTTTCCCATAATGGAACATACTTTACAATACTGTTTTGAGGTAACGATTCGAAAGAACACATATAAGGTCTAGCATCGTCAAGACTAAGTAAATGATTGTTTGGTTCACCTTGAGCATAAATAGTCCTGTCTCCTTCGTTTTGAATGGAGTTAAAGTCTAATAATATTGGTTCTTCTTCTACCATTATTTACATAATTATTAGAATAATTATAAATAAATTTAAATCAAGAAATAAATAAGAACAATCGAAAAAATAAATTTCTGATCATAAATGTAAATGACAAATAAATTAAAAAAAAAATAAAAAAAAAATTAATTTTGTTTCATCATTTTTCTGAATCTTTCGCAAATGAATGTATATTTATTGTTTTCATTCGGGTACGATCTTCTTAATATAGTTCCTACATCATAATATAAATCGAATATTTCCTTTTCTCTTTTATTGAATGAACACCAAGCATTGTACATATCAAATGCATTCATAACTGAAATGTTTCCGTTAGGCATATTAAATTTTTTTCTTTCATTTGGACTATAACAATCATCATGCTTGTCATTGGCTTTTTCATAAAATAAATTTTGGTAATATAAATAAGATTCTTTTTGAAACTTTAATAAAGCATTCACTACTTCTGATTCAGAAATCATTGTTGTTATAAAAATTGAAAAAAAAATGAACAAAAAAATTAAAAAAAAAATTATAAATTTAATTTTTCATAAGACCAAATAAATCCTCCTGCTTTTTTTGTTATTTTTCTAGCTGCTTGAGCAATATTTGATTGACTTACCTTTGTTGCTATTGAAGCTTGCTTTACCGAATCAAATTCATAAATAAAATTTAAATTTTTATCGTATTGAAAAACTTTTTTTTTGCTATTAATTAATCCGTTATCATGAGCATGTTGAGAATTTTCCTTAGAAGTGACCCATTTCAAATTAGAATAATGATTATTTTTTTTATTTCCATCTTCATGATTAACTATAATTTTATTTTGAGGATCATCATTAGGTACAAATTCTGGAAAATATGTAGCTACTAGTACATGTACATATTTTCCAGAAAATTTAAAATAATCTCCTTTAAAAGATCCGAAATGTAATTTTCCAAAAGAATTTTTACATTTTCCAGTTCTAGAAATAAAACATTTTGTATCTTTAATTTGTTTCCATTCATCATCCTTCTCCTCATTAACTAAAGTTTTATTTTTTTTATCTTTTTTTAATCTATTTATGCAATTTTCTTTAGTTGAAACCCATCTTAAATTATTTATATGATTATTAACTGGTTTTCCTTTTTCTTTTTCAATATGATCTACGTAAATTTTATTTACTGGATCTGGATTTTTTCGAAAAGCTTGACAAACAAGTCTATGGGTCGCAAATTTATATTCTTTACCATCTTTACTTAAATTAATACGAAAATAATTCTTATGTAAATTTTGTTTTATCATCTTTCCTGTTTTAGTTCGTCTTATGTTTCCAAATGTACTTACTTCATAATTTTCAAATTTATCAATAATTTTCCATATTTCTTCATTTATTGGAAACATTTCAAGATTTTCTAATTCTTTTTGCATATTTTTTCGTATTTGATTACTTTTTTCATATTCAGAACTATTTTCATATTGTTTTTTCGCATTCAATTTTGTAAAATAAGGTCTAATAATATTACCTAACTTATCTTTTCTATAACCTTTGAAAAACATCTCATTGAATTCATCATCATATTTAAAAGGCTCTCCCGTATTAGGATTAATTAAAGCCTTGCCATCCATAGTTTTTTCAAAATCATCATATTTCCTTCTTTTAGACATCTTTATAACCAAGAAGGATTATTTTTAGTATCTGCAGTAAAAGAATTAAATTTAATATATGCTTGTTTATATTTTGGGACTAAAATTTGAAATTCTCCAAAAATTCCGTTTTCGAAATTTGGGATTTTCGTGGCTTCCAATAAAGTCATTGCGAAAATATATTTTTCATGCAAAGCTTCGACATAAGTTTCTTTGAAGGTATGTACAGTTTTTCCTCTTTTTAAAAAAGTAACAAAACGTATATCATCTTCCGGTATCTCGATATATCCCGAGTTGACTTTTTTAATTATCCACATTCTTTTCTTTACTAGATAAATAATGGATCCTTATTGGCAATCACCTGAACAAGAAGCAAGTAGATTAGAACGTATTCGCAAAGGTATTTTATTGCATGTAAAAAATCCTTCGCAAATAATGTTTTATGTTGCAAAGTCTATGAATGACAATATTGTTCTTTTTGAGTTTTCTGAAAATTCTTATGTAAAAACAAGTTGGTTATCTTTAGAAGAAAAAGATAAAAATAGACATATTTCTCAAGGAAATTTAGATCTAAGATCCGAATTAAATCCTGCAGAAGAAGCTTTATTCGGATGTTCTGTCGATGTAGTTGATAATGGTCGTTTCTTGTTTCGAATGAATCTTCCTGATTTACATGAACGAATTTACGAGATTGTAATGGATTCAAACAATGATCCCGCAATTATAGGAACAATAAGTAATGTTCAATGTAGAATAGAATATGCTTATGTTCAAATGAAAAAGGGTATGATTCCTGATGCAGAGTACATTCATTTATATGGTCGCAACTTACTAGATGGAAATGTGGTCAAGGAGGTAATAAAGAAGGATGAATAATAATTTTAAACTAAATTTTTTTCATAACAAAAAGAAGAGAATACAATTTTGCTTTCTTCCATATCATTTGTAATTTTTTGAATTTCTTGAATATATGTTTGTAATGAATGTTCCTTTGATTTTTGTAAATAGTCCAAACAATGTTTAAATCCATGGTTCGAAATGTTGGAATTAAAATCATTTCCGAGCATTATGCATAAATCCTGAAACTGCGGACCTGTTAACTTCAGCTCATCTAATAAAACGTCCATTAAAACAACTTTCTCTGTCTCTTTTTTATAATGTCTTAGAATTTTAGGACATAAATACGTTAATGCATCAGAGTCTTCCGTTAAAACTAAATCTACTTGTCCTTGAATGCAAAGCCAAGTACATAAAGCTTCTGCTTCATATTTTGCTGTTTTAAAATCAAATCCGTTCTCTAGTAATAATACTTTTGTATCATCGTAATCTTGTTTATTTGGCTTGAATTTTTCAAAGACAATTGTTTCCGTTACTTTCTTTTTTTCTTTTTTTGGTTTTTCTTTTTTATCTTCTGTCTCAGAAGCAGGAGCATCTATGGATTCAATGACTTCTGTTTCTGTTACTACTTGCATGTCAAACTCTTCATCATCCACTTTTTTTTTTACTTGCTTAATCCAAGTACCTTCATTTTTCTTTCTTCTTTTTACTTCTTCTGCCTTGTTCTTTAAAAACTTACCGTCCTCAACAAAAATAGGAACCAAGTTTTCATTTTTCATGGTATTGGCCATTCCTAAAATAGCCTGATGCAAAGGTTTACCGTTGCATTTGAGTCCGAAGGCGTATTTATGCATTAAAATTGGCAAGTCAACGGCAACTTTAAAATGATTAGATTTTTCAGGTAATGCAAGATCTGATAATTTAATAAAGGCTTTTGGAGCTTTATCTAATAATTGTTTCCATAAATCCGACTTATTTCCCATTTTAATATACCAAAAATCAATCGTTATCGAAATTGAAACGTTTACTGACAGAATCTTCGTTATAACTTAATCTTTTTAATGGAGGAGAAAATTCTTCTGGAGAGAAAACAGGTCTTTCTCGTTTACGATCTTGTAAAATTTTATTTTGCAAGCCTAATTGTAAATTATTAAAAAAATTATTATCAAGCTGTATATTTCTGTTTCTTTCTGATTGAGGAATATCTGGCAAATACAAAGCTTCGCCAAAGTCAATGATTCGAGGTCTACCGTCATTCGAACCTCTCATTATATTATTAATATGTAAATCCAAATGAACAATATTATGTTCATGCAATATATCGATTGACTCTTTTAAAAAAACTAAGTCGGTTTTCGACAAGTAATCACCAAGATCTTCCACTTTGAGTTGATTGGAAAATACAATGTTTGAAGTGGAAGCTTCATTTATTTGTTCTTGCGTTAACTGCAAGCATTGCATTATATCATTGACAGTTTCAGGATTTAATTCATTTAGAGGATAAGATTCGCAGTCTTCATCTAATGAATAAACGAATCGTTCTTCTTCAGGATCAATTGTTCGAAGAACATTTAAGATTCTTGGATTTAGTTCTTTTAGATCATCCTTTGACGAAGCAAATTTAAATAATTTGGTAACTAATTTTGGATTTATTTGTTTATTTTTGCATGGAATTTGCGGATACAAGATACATCCCTGAGATCCTGTTCCAATAATTTTTCCGCCTTTTATTTTCATGTTTACTATTATCAAATATTTATTTTATTTAAATAAAAAAATGTCAACTCATAGACTTCGTTTCTTGAAAAAGCATAATTTAAGTCCCAATGAACATTTAAATCTTGATGACCTTAGTAGAATAAGTAAAGTTCCAAGAGGAATTTTACAAGAAGTTTACAATAGAGGAATTGGAGCTTATAAATCGAATCCTCAATCTGTTCGACTTAAAGGATCTTATGTAAAAAATGTAGATGCTCCTTATTCAGCAAAATTAAGTAAAGAACAATGGGCCATGGCCAGAGTATATTCGTTCTTAGACGGAAATCCAAAACATGACAATGATCTTAGAGCTTATAAATAAAAATGAGTTTTAGTATTTTATTTTTAAGTTCCTTGTCCTTGTATTCTTTATTTGTTTTAGTGATTGCTACTGGTCAAGTGAACGGTCCCATTATTCTTACAAATTTGATAAATTCATTTACTGGATCTGGAGGATCAGTCACAGATAATTTAACAACTGTTTCATTCAATGCTGGACAGACCGGAACATATACTTCAAATATCATTGCATTTCCATCAGGAAAAAATATTTTGGATTTTCAAGCTACATTGACCCAACTTAGCGGTGTCAACGACTTCATATATTTTACTGTCATAGGTACAACGCCAAATGTATATACTTTTTCAATGTCAACGTCTGGAGGAAATACATTGTATCAAATTTTAGTAAATGGATCACCTGTAACTTCAACAGCATCAATAAGTTTAAATGCAAATATAAGAATAAGAGTTTATTATGGAACTTCAGTTCAATTTTTTATAAATAATACATTGGTTCGTTCTGCAACAACGGATCCCTTGAATTCTTATCAACTTCAAATATCTGGAGGAGGAGGTACGGCCACAAGAACATTGACAAACAATGCTGCTTATGCTTCTTAGTCTTAGACTTCATCTTCGTCGATTATTTCTCCGTTCCATGGATCTTTTACAAAGTCGTCATTTTCGAAAGATTCCAAGCTTTTGTTATTTTTTGTATCAAATTTGAGTTTATATTCATTATTGTAAACTGTTTCTCCTCCTCCAAGTAATAATGGGGAAGATGAATTTAATAATTGTTTTAGGTATGAAAGAGTTCCAATGTACTGCTTTTCTGTAAATATTTTACGGAACATGTAAAATCCCTTGAAGTGTTTTCTGAATTCTTCGTAATCGTTATCAGGGTTGGATAACTTGCTCCATACTTGCTTGGCATCTTGGTTGTTAGAAATATAAGAATCATCTAAAAAGTAAGAAACTATTTTAACAGCATCCTCAATGGATTCTTCTAAATGAAAATGCGACAACGGTTTTGGAATAAAGCTGAACTTACTATGTTTAGAATTATCAAAAACGTTTACATAATCTGGAGCATAAACTAAAGAATTAGAAACTTTGCATTTATTGTAAGCTGAAGAAATATCAGATAATCTGCTTATTTCTAAAATATCAATAAAGTCAAACATTCTTTCAAAACCAAAGTATGAATGCTTTTGAGCCATATCTAGAATATTCGGACATATGGATTCATGCTTGATTATTGAAACCAATCCATCAACGTCATTGTATTCATTTATCAATAAGTATAATAATAGTAAATAGCAGTATCTATAATTTTTACCTGCATAAGCCTCAATAATTAAATTATTTGTTGATTGAATCGTATTTGTCTCATTATTTCGAATATCTACAATTTTGGCCAACGAAGTATCTTCCCATTTTCGAACGGCTACAAAATGTTGCGTTATCTTGTTTCCTTTTAAAACCCATATATCATTTGTATTTGCAGAAATTTTTCCGTAATCATTAAATTCTTTGTTTGTAAGTACTTTTTCAACTTTCAGACCTTTTTCTTCAAAATATTTTTTAAGTCCGTCTTTGGCATTATCTATCGAGTTGTCGCAAATTGGTTCAGGCAACAATGAAGTATTTTCAGTCTTAAAAAATTCGCAATTTCCTCTTAAAATTGTAGCTATTCTGTTCAGTTCATTTAACTGATCTTGATTTAAATTGCAAGTAGTTGGTTGAATAGGATTTTGTATATAGTCTCCGTTAATGTACTGAAACGTTTCTATGGGTCTATTCATCATGTCTCTATGAAAAGAAAGCTGGTCGGGACTTCCAGGTAATTCCTGATTCATGTTGCTGCGAATCGGAGTCGCAAACAATGAATTCGGAGGTTCTTCAACAATTTGTTCTTCGGGTGTTCTTTCAATATTTTCAACTGGAACTATTTGATTATGCGAATTCGGTCTTTCTGACTCCTCAGAAAATGGTACATTTCCATTTTCTTCTTCTTCTATAATTTCATCTTCTTCTTCTTGCGGAAAATGGAAGTTTCCAGAATTAAATGGATCGTCCACATTTTCTCTAAATACAGACGTTATGCTTGGCCATTGCGATTTGTCTCGTCCAACTTTATCTATAAACGAAGGCATGATTCTTTCCAACAAATCTACAGGCAAGGACAAAATCCAATTGTAAAGAACATTTAGTCTTCCGATAGCTTTGACTCTTGTAAATGCATAAGCATTCGCCTCATTTTGTTCATAAACTTTCTGCAAGCGAACGTCCCATCGAAAATCACCATGTCCTGTAACTTTTTCATTCGATAATTCAAAACCGTTTAGATTGCCAGTATTACTGTAAGTATCAAATACTTCTTGAGCCCATTTACTTGAAAAAAACTTGAGAACTCGTTCGCTTCTTTCATTCGCAGGAACATCTAAAATATGCTCATCAAAATCTTGAATAGCATCCTGATTTCTTTCTTGCAATAAAGTAGGTAAATCAAGTCCAAGTCTAAAACTTAGCAACTCAATGACTGCATTTTTGCTTAGTGGAATGTCTTGCAGCCAACCGAATCTATCAAACCGTTGATAATTTTCTTCAAATTTTGGTGATCTTGCCGTTGCAACGACATAGTATCTCAATGGTCGACCATTTTCTCCAACTCCCTCAACGCTAGCATTATTTCCTCCGTAAAGTTCATCTTCTTCCATTTTGTTTTGTTTAGATAAAAAATGCAAACAATAAAAAAATTAACGAAATGCAATGAATCAAACTGCTTAAAAAATGTAGATATGGTAACTGCAATTTCTACTGGTTTATGCGAAGGTTGCAAAAAAGTATTTTGTTATCAACATAAATTTAAGCATACTTGTCAAGAATTACTAGAACTTCAACAAAAAAAAAGAAATGAATTAGCAAGTCAGTTGCTGCTTGCTAAAAATCAAAAAAAGGCATCAACATTTTTTTCTTAGTTGCAAGTCCCGTTTAAAGGCTTTTCTATTTCGTTATGTTGATGTTGCTTTTCTTTATTCGTTAAATAATTATCATAAGATCCTATGACTGCAAAAGCAACTGCATGTACATAAGATTCGACTGCATCATAAGTATCAAACAGTTCTCTTAAATTCGAATGCGGTTGACTTGCAAAGTCCCACAAAAATCTAGCTTGTTCCCTGACCATATAATTAAAGCTTTGTAATTTATGACGAATATTTTTACCTATGATATTACGATTTGTAACTTCGTAGACTATATTTCGAACAAGACGTTTGAACGACTTATTTTCGTCATAATAATAGCGACTGTCGGTATTATTTGTAGGATAAAATCCAAAATAATTTCTCAAATAATGTCTAATTCTATTAGCAACAATTTCGTCATGATCTACGTTATTATGATTGTGGCTCATTTTTTAATTGAAATATATAGTTCAAAATTTAAGAAAGTCTATTTTTGATTAAAAAAAAATTAAAAAAAAATATGAAATATTTTAATATTCGGAAACTGACATTTCGGCATCCTTGTCCGTTAGGAAAACTCAAACTCGGAAAAGTCATAGGAAAAGGATCGAACGCCATTGTTCATTCTTGCGAAATAAGAAAAAAACAATATTTGGTAAAGAGAATAAATTTTAAAACCACAAACTGTTTTATGGTCAGCTCAGAATACGATTCTCAAATTGTCCGTAACCATAAAATCAACAATGAAATTATCGATATACCGAATGTTCCTTGCCGTCCTTTTTCTTATGGATACAAAGACCATTCGAAGGACGATGCCAATAAAATAATTTTATCGACTTCTTACATACATGAAGCCATGATAGGCAACTTGGTATCAGAAATTCCATTTTTTGCCAAAACTATTGCGGCATATAGCGGTTACAGACATGGAAATATAATAATGGATTATGCAGGAAAACCGGTAGATTTCTTCCTGGATGATATGGATTTAGATGACTTAAAATCTGTTATTCAGCAAGTTATGATTGGACTTCATATAGCTCAAGAAAAGTATAAATTTAAGCATCATGATCTTCATATAGGAAATGTATTTTTGGAAAAAATTGATCCCTCATACAAATTTGAAAGCAAGTATAAACTGAATGAGGACATTGAAATTCAACTGAAGACTCTCAAATATAAAGTATGTATTGGGGACTTTGGTTTTTCTTCCGCCACAAATCCAGAAACGAAAGTAAGATATTCTAGATGCGACTTTCATTTAAACACATCTGGAGCAAAATATTGGGGTAAATGGGATGCCAATTTAGGAAATAATACTGGATATGATATTTTATTATTTTTGGGTTTTTTGTTGGAAGAAATAGTTATTCCAGATCATAAAGAATATGTTCGTAAATTATATATGAAAATGAAGCGGAGAACAAGAGTCAGTAAATCCCATTTACGACCTTTAACAATGAATGATTCGAAACCATTAGATGTATTAAATTATATTGATAATAATTAAAATATATATAAATAAAAATATGAGTACTTCTATAACTTTAAATTCAGAAAAATTACAAGATAATGAACTATGTTTAATTTTACTTCGAATTCTTTTGGAAATAATAGATCCAACTATTTTTGATGATTTGTTAGAATATTTGAATAAAGGAATTCCATATTTACCAACTTCCAGAGAAGATGAATATTTTGAAATAGAAGGCGGTTTAGTATCTCCATATGGTAAAAATTTTATTCTCAATTATTTGTTCGGAACATTCGCTGTTGGAGATATTTACAATTCTATACAAATTCAAGAAAAAGTAAGAATGAATGAATCATCATTTAACGATATAGTATTATTTATAAATTATATTGTAAATAAGACTTTATACTTGTCTGGTTATGATGACGTTCATTACAATATTCTTCAGAGCGACCCTCATGAATTAGCTTACTTATTAAATATAAATCCTAAAAATTTATTAAAAGTTTTAAAAGAGGAGCAAGTATTAAATAAGTTCAATGACGATACAAAGTTGTATTATTACTTTATAGATTTTAATGCTTTTTCAATTTTATCAAATGAAGATATAGTTAAAAAAGTAGTTTATTGTTTTGTATTGACATTTGAGTATTTGTATAACAACTTTAGTAGAAAGTTACAAGGAGGCAATCTTAATGAAATAAGAAATTCCATTGGTTCTTTCTTTTTTCCTTCAAAACAAGATGAAAACATTAACTCAACTTCTTTAGTAAATTCAACTCTAAATTCTACTAATTCCACAAATTCCACAAATGCTATACAAATCGGAGAAGAAAAGGTTAGTATTTCAGAAATTTTTAATAAACGAAAACATGAACTTTATGAAGAAGCTTTGGAGACTGAACCTGTTAAAATATCTGAAAATTTGAAAAGTACAAATTATGTTAATATTGTCAAAGACGTTGTAGTTCCTCCAGCTTTTGCATACATAAAACAACTTACAGGTTCTGATTTAAATGATATTGTTAAATTTCAATATAATTCTGTACTCAGTAATATTTTGCCTTCAATTTTGTCTGCTGTAGGAAGTAATCCAGAATTATTTACGTCTCTAAATCCTATAACTCAATTTGCAATACTTACAACTTGTGGATCATTATTGAATATAAGTTTTAATAAAATTGGATCAGCTTTTAAAGGTAAAGAAGGTGCACCTATTTTTGATTTAAGAAGCGATAAACAAAAGGCAGAAGATATTTCAAATATTGTTAAACAAATAGCTGAACTGAAAAATTTAGTTGCAAACCAAAATGTAATTATTGAAAATCAAAATCTAAAAATTGAAGAACAAAATATTACAATTACAGAATTGAGAAAGTTAGTAGAAGCCAACATTTCTTCAGATATTCCTAAAACAATTAAAAATATTGAAGAACAAAATGTTGGATTTAAAAGAAAAAGAAATCGTAATCAAAATGAAGCAAACAATAAAAGAAGAAAGTTAGGAGGAGGTTCTATAGTATGTAATTTAACATCATATTTTTTGACATTGATAATATTAACTTTTTCATACTTGATTCTGGATATATTGCTTTATATTGGAGCACTTTTTTATTTGCAAAAGTATTATCCTTCAGAAATAGTTTGGAGCGTTGTATATAATGATATTTGGAAAAGATATATTGAACCTGCATTAATACAATTTATAAATTCTTCATTTTTTGGTTATTCTGCAATTTTAATATTTCAGATATCTATAATTGTTAAGAATTGCTTGGAAATTTTTGCAACTACTTCATTTGTTCAAATTCTTCTTCCTGATGTACAATTAAGTTACGAAACCAAAGCAATTTTCGAATTATCCAAGTACTTAGTTGCTTCATTAACCTTAAAAGTTATAGATCCAAATAATATTAAGCTTACAATTTCCAGAATAATTAGTTTCTTTGTAAATGTGGTAATTTATATTTTTAACAAGATTAAGGATGGTACATATTTTACAATTTCTTTAATTAATAAAGTAAATGAACCAATATATAAAGCATGCGAAAGCAATGATTTTGTAAATGTTGTAATCAAGAAACAAATAATAAACGAAATAAAAAATTTTGTAATGAAACCGTTCCTAAAAAATAGTAAAAGTCTTGTAGCAGAAAAAGCAACAACTTTAACAGATAAACAATCTGAAAAAATGATAAAAGATGCAGCAGAAGAAGTATTAGAAACTTTAAAGGAAGCAAAGTCAAAGTCTAAGTCAATGTCGAAAAATATAATTCAAACAACAAAAACAACAAAAACAACAAAATCAAAAACCAATATTAAATAAACTCTTTAATTTTATCTTGAACTTCTTTCTTTTTTGTTGAACTTAAATTAACTATTTCTCCTGGTCCATATTCGCAAAAATTATAAATTGGATTGTACATTGTACCAACAATAAACAATAAATTAGATGACGTAGATCTATATAAGTAAACAACAAATGATCTTATAAAATCAAAATAACTATAAACGCTTGAAATCTTTGTTTCTAATTGTTTGTATGTTTCTTTGACGACTTTTGCTGAAGCAACTTCCTTTGCTAAAAATTCTCCTTTTGAATAAATACTCTTAATAATATTTCTGATAAAATCATATGCTAGTCTTAATATATAAGGAAGAAATGTCAAATCTTTTAGTTCTACAGAAAATATCTTGAAAAATTGTTCTTCTTTACTTTTCAAAAATTGAACCAAAGTCTTTATAAATTCTTTGACTATAATATCAATATTGAAAAAAGTGATTGCGATTTTTGCTTCTGTAGTAAGATCTAAAAATTCTCGAATATGATGAACTCCAAAAACAGTTATTCCAATAAGCAAAATAACAGCCACAAAACTTAAGAAATGACAAGTAACTGATCCGCCATTTAAATGACTTTCTTTTTTCATGTACTTTTCATATAATTTTTTAATGTCAATCATTATTTTTTATTTATGATCTGGTAATTTTAAACCCCATAATGATACTTTATCTTCGGGTCTTACAAAATGATACAATTTATGATGATATTGATTATCTAATTCTAGAATAGTTTCATCTTTGTCCAAAACAACCATGTCCCCCCATTGATCTCCTACAGTCAAAGTAATAGGAATTTGATACATGGATGCAATACTTTTTCTGGTTTCCATTTTCCATTTTGAAACTTCAGCCATACTTGTTCGGTATTTATCAGGAGCCAAAGATAATGAATGGTAGAAATCTTCTAATCCTAATGTTTTTAAATGTTCCTTGGTCAGAATATTAACTTCCTTTGATTTAAGTCTGGCAGTAATTAAATGAATTTCCGCTTTTAAATCTTTCAATCTTTTTAATAATTTTACAACTTCATCATTTTCAGTTACATTGTCCCAACCAAATAATAAAGTATCATCAATATCAAATACAACAACGGCAAGCGGACTTTTTTTAGATTTTATTTTGGTGGAAGATTCATTCAATATTGTTGGAGCATATTGTTTAGCAAAATCTTGATGCATTTTGGAATCAGCATCTAACATATACGAAATTAATGTTTTTAAAGCTTTCGTAGTAGCTTCTTTTGCATTCTTGTATGATCCAAGAACTTTCATTTATTTTACTGGCAAGTATAAACAGCACATTTTTTGGCCAATAAATTCTCAACATATGTATCATAAAGTTGTTCATAATTTTTCATTTTTTCCAAGTATTTAATTGAAATTGGATTTGTTGAATTTGTATCTTGATAGAAAGCAATAAGTATAAATAATTGTTTTGGAGTTGTTATTCCATTTGAGCTTCTCAAAATGGCCGCCAAACTTTGACCAACGCTTGAATAAATTGTTTGCCTTAAAAAATGGGACATTTGCAGAATAAACTCGTAAGTACTTGCAAGTCTGTTATTTGGCGTTTCAATAGTATCTGCTATTTCTAGAGATACTGTAAGAATCATCAGCATTCTCCATAAACTATGAATATTTAACGAATAATCACCAGATAAATTAGCTCTTTTGATAAAATTGGTTTTGGTCAATAAAGGAAATGCTTCTTTAATTTTCTTTTCTAGAGTTTCATTCTTACCTACAATTTCAATTTTTTGATTGAGTAATTTTTCATTGACAAGATTATGAAGTTCCCAAGACATTTCAGCTCCATTTCCTTCTAAAATATACGCTTCAGGAGTCTTGTCTTTAAATAACTGATCATAGTAAATTCTGTAACTTTTTAAGCAATAGATGCATGGCAAAAGATCTTTCATTAATTTAAATATTTGATTGACGTTGATGGAATTAGAAGTATTTGCAATTATGGCGACGGAATGTAAAACATTCCAAAAGTCAGGTCCCCATATATTTACATTCATTTTATTATATTTTTATTTATTTCTACTTTAAAGATATTGTTTTATTTATTCAAAAACTTTAAATTTGAATTGTTTTATAAACTAGTAACATTCAATTTCTTGAATCAATTTAGTACCATCTGTTTGAGATAACGACGTATCCGGCCAATGCAAGGAGGACCAAGAAGATGACGGAATGAACGAGAATTGGTGGGATAGAGGTGTATCCAGATAACCAGAACTTGTTACATTTTTGTTGTTGAGTACAGACGTTATCCATTTGTAACTTACCAGTTGCTGGTGTTCCAGAAACGCAAATAGTATCAGAAGCACTAGCTGTATATAAACCAGTAGAAAAGTTACAAGAACCTAAACAAGCTGCTGGAAGAGGAGCTAACTTAGCGCAATTTTGTTGAGAGTTTGTTGGAATGTTGACCAAGAAACCTGGTTGAAGGATAAGGAAAAGAACACCTAAACCTAAAGCTGTAGCAAAGAGGAAGGTAGTAGTATCAGTTCCGAAAACTTCAAGACTGCCGCGTTTACCACCAGAAATTTTTGGGGAGTAACGACCACCAGAGACACCACGAGTTGATTGAGCAAACTTTGTAAAAGAGTCCATTTTATTTTTATTATTATATAGTATGTAGACATCCGAAAGCTTCGATCGAGGAACCTAAATATTTTCCAGGTTCAAAATTTTTTATGGACATCGGATCATGAAACTCTAACTTTGGAATATGTTTTCCAAAAAATTTTCTCTGTCTATTATAATATGTCAAAGCGTCTTTAATATCGATTTGCAGATGATATATAATGTAGTTGCTTGGACTTATAAACTTTTTAGAATTTGTAAATTTTTTCTTGATGGACTTGTAATCATCAATTAAACCATTCATGCAATTCAGAAACATCCACGAAGCCATATGAACAGGTCTTAGTCTTGGTTTATCGATAGGCCAATCAATAAAACTATCAATAAATGACCATTTACCAGCAGTTTTATGAACTAGAAATTTATTATCGCTTTCAATGATTACGATAATGCGTCGTTTACGATGAGACGGAATTTCCATTTTAAGTATACGAAATTTGAAATAAACAAAATGACAAACGTTGCTTGTCAAGTTCCGTTAAGAAATTTTTTAGGTTCGGCGAAAGGACTTGAAATTGCAAAAAGTTGCGGTCGCATGAAAATTGCTTTTACTTGGGGTGTATGTTTAATTTTAACCTTGGGTCTCATGATTATGCATTACATTACGCAAGAACAACAGCAAGAATTTTTGAAGAACCAAAGCATAACGTACCAAACTGTAGTTGTTCCTTATTGGTTAGCGCTTTTGCCTGCTGGGTATGCCTTGTATGTTCATTTAAATGCGGAGTCTCAAGCGGAAAGTTTTTGGAAAATGGAAGAGCTTGATTTTAAAACATCCGACATGCCAAAACGAGATTACTTGGTTTATAGAGTTGCTGATGATAGATTGAAGACTTCATCTGCAGTTTCGTTGGTTGGTACTGGATTTATTGGTTCTACTTCCTTGTTTGGTCCATACCTCAGAGCAGATTCAAGTAGATAAACTATTAATAAAATATAAAATGCCGATCAGTAAAAATTTAGAAAGACAAATAATTGCTTTTTTAGAAGAATTGAGGGAATCAGGTAGAATCAATATGTATGGAGCTGTTCCTTATATTGTAGAAGAATTCAACATTAGCGAATCAGATGCAAGAAAAGTTTTACTTCGATGGATGGATTATTATAATAAATTTTATTCTTCAAGATAATATTTTTAAGGTTTTCGTTTTTCAATTTTAGGATAATCTCGTTTAACATTAGGATTTAATGGTTTAGAAGGAACTAACGGACGTTGATTAACTGCTTCATTTCGAAATTGAGGAGTTTGTATATTTTCAGGAACTATTGTTGTTCCGATTGTTTCAGCAACTAAATTGCCAATAGTTTCTATAGTTGTTTCTCTGCGATGCGAATACTTTTTCAATAATTTTCCTACTCTGGAAGCGGAGTTTTCTATAAATTGTAATGTCATTTGTCCCAATGTTCTTCGTAAAGTTCTGTCTCGAAGCAGAGCGTCTCTTACAGGTAAACCCAAACGACTCGCATGAACGTCGGCGGCAGCCTTCAAATGAAGCATGGCTCTCCCTAAAGCTATCGCAATTTCTTTTCTAAAACTTTCGTAAACTTGCGGCAACTCCATTCGATTTCCTTCCATTGGAGCCATCATTCTTGTTCCAATTTGCATTGCTACTACATCATTTCTTCTTGGATCTTCTCTTGTTCCAGCCGGCAATGTCATTCCGATTTCCAAGAAGGCATTTCCTATTGCATTTGCAATTATTGTTCTTCGTTTTTGCAATTCGGTTTGAGTCAGTTCCCTAACATATCCTTCAGGCGCTTCTTCTACTTCAAAATTTCTTAAAATTAATTCGATTTCTTCTCTTAGACCACCTAATAATTCACCTTCTCTTGCCTTATCTCCAAATGTTCCAGATTGAATACCTCTCATAAAGTACATTCCAACCAGTCTTGCCAGTTCTCCTCTTTGAGATAATAATCTTGTTACTATATCTTGAGCTCTAGCATTTATAATCAACGGAGACGATACTCTGTTATTATCTCTTTGAAGTTGCAAACCATTATGTAAATGTTCTTCAGGTGGAGGCAAGACTCTTAATGTTGTATTATACCCTTCTCGAAATGCAGGAGCTTCCTGAATTTGTTGATATCCGTCGTCGTCGGTCCAAGAAGTTTCGTCTCTTCTCATAGCATTTAATGTATCTCTTAAGACTCTTTCCATGACTTCTTTTCGTTTGAGTTCCCATTGTTCATTTTCATCATGCTTGGAAGTATCTTCTTCTTGTTCAATTTCATTTTTTTCAACGTCAATGTCCCTACCAAGCAAAGCTTCAAAACGTCTATTTTTAGCGTTATTAGAAACTCTCAAGTCGTCAATCGGTTCGACGATCGTCGTACTTAAATTAACTTCATTCTCATTTGTTTGTTGCCTTGTTCGAGATTGTTTAATTAAATGTTGTTTTGGATCTAATAATTTCTTGTCTCCTTGTGACCACATTTATATTTATTTAAATATATCTTTTAAAGACTGTTTAGTATAACTTGCTTAGCGTATTTCTTTTCAAAATTTGTCATGAACATTTTTAGAATGATCATCGACATTGCAATGACCAAAAGTAAATGACCGAATTGAAATCCAATTTTATGAGAATACCAGTTCTTGAAATCAAACAATAATTTTTTCCATCCTGGAGGGCAATTTGTCAAAATTGGAGGATAAACGGAATAAAGTAACGTACTCGTAGATACTTTTTTCTTTTTTCCGTTTTGAATATACCCAATAATATTCGAAGGAACAAAAATGCGACTTATATTTTTAAATTTTTTGACTGATGTATGCGTAAGTATTTCTGGTTCGCATCCAAGAAATAAATAATCCCAATCCACATACTCTTTCATAAAATGTTCAATATCTTGCAATGATTCTAAACTAGAAAGAACGAAAGAATCTTGTAGGAAAACAAACATTTCATCTTTTTTTCCTTCTAATTCTTTTTCTGAATGAATTATTTCATAATCTAACGATAACTCATTTGCTTTTTGTTGAATAGATAGCAAAGATTCATTTTTTTGAAGTATATAAGTTTTTAAACCAAGAACCATTTTTCTTTTATATTTATAACTTTAAACTTTGAATAGTTTTGGACGTCGAATCAATAATTTTTTCGACCTGCGTATCTTCCTTTGAATTTGTAACATCCAAAAATCTAGGATTAATTAATGGAGCTCCCATTGAAACTTTCGCTAGTTCATTTATTTCATTTATTAACTCGAACATACTATTACTTGAATCTGCCAATAATTTAAGAATTGGAATTAAATCTTGTTGCGAAGCTAATTTATAAACATAATTTGTAATTACGTTCATATCTTTTATGTCATCAAACAAGCTTTGACTTACGAAGATCAAGATGGAAATTCTTGCGTCAAGTTGAGCCATGTCAGAGTTGAATGCGATTAATGTTACCTTGTCAATAGTATTCTTTTGAAAATTATCTTGCAATTGCAAGGACAAGGAGTCTGCCAATTTTTTGCAAACCAATGATTGATTATAACTGCTTTTAACGGTAGATATAAACAAATCAACTTTTGCTTTAATATAAGGCCAAACCATTTCAATTTGGTAAATAACATTTAAAACATTTTCTGGTTGAGTCAATGTGGAATCAAAGGTCAGTATACCTTCAACATCAAATGAAGAAATAGCTCCACCAGAAATTGCCTGCAATACTGTTTGTCTAGATTTTTGTTTACTTGCAGACTTGGAATAATGCAATGTCGTTAAAAAATCATTTACCATTTTATAGAGACGATCGCATCTTGTATTGATGTCGTTTAAAGTAGTAATTTGCTTTCCTAAAGTATCTATTAGAAAAAAAACCGATTCCATTTCTTCTTTTTATTCATGAAATGATTCCGAAAATTATTATGCAAACTTGGAAAACCAAGATTGTTCCAGATCATTGGAAATCTAGCCAAGAAAGCATACAAAAGTATATGCCAAAATGGAAATATGTTTTAATGTCTGATGAAGACAATAGAAATTTTGTAAGCAAACATTTTCCAGAGTACCTTGACTTTTTTGATGATTTAAAATACAATATACAGAGAGCCGATGTTATAAGGTACATGTTTCTATACATTCATGGAGGTTTGTATTTGGACTTGGATATTGAAGTAGTGGCTCCATTGGATGAATTATTCGAAAATCGATCGATGGAAACATGGCTTCTTCAAGCTCCGAGAAATTTAGCTTCGCAATATACAAACTTTTTTATGGCTTCTACAGCAAAGAATCCATTTTGGTTAGATGTTCTAAAAGAATGTACTCAGCCTCTTCCATTATGGGCTCGATATATTCCTCATTTCGTTATAAGTTATCAAACCGGATTAGGAGCCTTGACGAGAGCCATTAAAAAATCACAAAAGCCTATTGCCTTGCTTCCATTTAATTATTTAGTTCCCTGTGATTACTGTAATCCAGATGAATGTACAAAGCCCTACAGTTATACGAAATTTTTAAGGGGTCAAAGTTGGAATAACTACGATACTTTAATTTTTAATTTTATATTTTGCAATCCTGTTGCAATATCATTATGTATATTATTTATTTGTTTGGTATTATTTTTTAGAAGAAGTTTCATTCGTTACAGAAGGAAGCTTGTTGTTAGCAGCAAGTAAAAATGATTTCATTTTTTTAATTGCATCGTTATTCGTTACATCCTTGATTATTTTCTTTGCATTTTCAGAAACTTTTGAAACAGCATCTACAGTTTCAGGTTCGGAAGTAGAAGTAGAAGGCGCATCAGCTTCTTCTGCTGTTTCAGTATCTCCATCTTCTAAATCTAATTCCTTTTCTAAAACAGTACCTAAATTTAATTTCTTTTCAATTACTTTAACTGGATCAATGCCAACTCGTTTGCATAAGTTTCTTACAGTATTGACCCATTTAAATAAGTTTTCTTTAACATTGTCTGGAATTTTTATATGCAAAGCTGCAAGGACTCCGGTCATGACGGCAACTAATCCAACAGCTGTACCACCCAAAATTGTGGCAGTAGATGTATCGGCGAAATTGTTGATGATTGTAGAAGCGTTGAATGAAGAACTAGGAGTTGATGTTGGATAAGGGGTAATTATAAACAAAGGAGTCGATGTGGCTGAAATAGTTGTTGAATTCATGGTAGTTGTTTTTAATATTACTGAGGATGTAACCGTTGGCGAGATGGAAGGACTTGCGGAATAAGAAATATTTTGACTTACATATACGTCATTTGTAATTGCATTGGTTATATTATCAAGAGATGTTAATAATCCTGCTGAATAGTACCAGTTATAAGTATAGGTTGAATTTACAGTTACATTTCCTAATTGAATCATGATGGCATAACTTCCGTCAGTATAAACGATGGTTGAAGACGGTAAAGACAGTGGATTTGTAGAATATACATTGCTGAAACTGCAGCATGAGCTATATGCAGAATTGGAATTTTCGTTTGTGGTAAAAAACAAGACTGCATCTACTTCGTTGTAAACTTTGATTGCGTTCGTTGTTCCATTTGATGCAATGAATTTTCCATTTACAATTTTACCTCTAGTTTTAATATTGGTATCGCTATTCCCTACATAATCATCTCTTACTCCCACCCAAATATTAACATTTGTAAGATTTAAATATGGAACAAAAACAGACGTAACTTTCAAAAAAGAATCATTGAACCCCAAACTGTAAGAACTTCGAAGAAAATATTTATTTGAATAAACTCTATCTGAAAATATAGTTCCATGACCAATAAAATTAGAAGAAGATATCGAATCAGCCACAAAATACGAATAATTGTCAAATATATAAGTCGGATTAGAATTGTATATGTAAGTAACGCTATTACCGTTGAAATTTGTTCCAGTTGTTCCATCTCCAATGGCTAAATCAATAGGATAATTTGAATACGTTAATTTATACCATGTATTTGTAACAGAACTTAAGTACCAAGGTTGATTCATTAATCCATAAGTATTTAACGAATTTTCTGAACCGCTTCCGAATTGTAAAAAATTATTTTTGAATATATTATTTGTTTGAGAACTGACAAATCGAAAACATAAAAAAAACCATAAACCAAAACTCATTTTTTTATATATAGAAACTGTCTACAAAGTTTGAGTTTTTAAAATGAATGGAAACCAATAAAATTTTACTTTTGTTTTCTATATTTGACAATAACTGACAAATTAACTTATCGCTTATATTACATTTAACAGGATTTTGAAAATCATCAAGTATTATTTCTTCGTAATCTAAATCATAAATCGTTATTTTTTTACAAGCTATATTTATTTTTTTTGGATTTTTTAGAATTAAAGGATACGGCTTACGAAAAACAATTATTAACTCATCTAAATTTTTTAAAGGTTCCAAGGAAGTTTCAATTTCATTATGAGAGGGATTTATTATAGTTAAATGTTTGATCATAGAATTTACTACTGGATGTCCATTTTTTAAACTTGTATGAATTGTTGCATTTAAATTACAATAATAACCTATATTTGCTAAACTATTTTTTTCAGTTAAAATTAAATTACTCCAATCGTTTCCATCTAAATAAGGTAAAAGAAAACTTGAAATGTCTGATAAATTCGCCATTGTTTATAGAGTTACAAATACAATTGAGTATTATTTCGTTTATGATGAAGAGCTGACTATGTTCAAGTTGCCAACCGAAATTCCTAAAAAATACGAAAATAGAATAAAATTTTTTTTTGAGGTTGAAAATATTAACTTTTACTGCATTCATAGCCAGCAACATGCCCAACCATTCGTTGTTTCTATCAATAATATACGCAAAAATGAAGGCGAATGGTTATGTTCAGGAGATTGTATTCCTAGAGGAAAATTTATGCCTACAAATCAAGAAGAAAAATGTACATACTTTGGGGTCGAAATTGACAAAACCCAAGCCCAAGCAATTTTAAAACTGGATGATATTTTATGCAAGTCCGAAAATGTGGATGCATATACTGTTGTTTACCATGGATCGAATATCTCAAATTTACAAGGAATTTTAGAAGAAGGCATCAAAGAAACTTACGGTATGGTTGGTCAAGGATGTTATCTCGGAACTTACTGGAAAGCCTCAAGATTCGCTTGTTGGGGCCAAGAATACAAGATGCAACAGGGATGCATATTTCGTTGCTTTGTTACTGCTAAAAAAGTTTTTTCTTTACCTTGTGATTCATGGAAATGCAGTTGCTGCAAGTCAATTATTAGCGATCATACAAATACATTAATAAAAGAAAATGATTGTATTTTTGTCGATCCTCCGCAGTACTCTGTAGGACTTTGCAGAGACGGAAGCCCAAAGTATTTATTAAGAAATGAAGAATGGTGCTCAAAAAAAGAATTTGTAAAAATTATAAATTATGCATTTTTGGATTTAACTTCTTATTCATCTACATATGATCCTAATTATCGAAACATCAAAATCAAATAAATAATTTAAGAACAGTAATAACAATAAGAATAATAAATATAAATAACAGAATATTTGTTTCTTTAACTACTTGTTTTCCTCCTTGTATTAAATTATTATTTTCAGAGTAAACCATATGCAAAGATTTTGGAGGATTGGTAAACATTAATATTTTTATTTATTTATTTATTTTATTATTCTGCGTCCTTCCTTCTCTGCCTTTTTAACTGATTTTTTTTCTGACTACTTGACGAATTTACATTTACAATTATATTTTCAGAAGGAGCAGCTTCTAATTCTTGTATAATTTCTGTTGCCGTTACAACATTTTCGATTTGCATGGAACTGTCAACATTTTTATTTTCAAACATAAACTTTTCTGAACTTTCCGTAATTCCATACAAGTAAATATCACCGGGTTTAGCCCTTTCATTTTTATAACTTAAATTTTCTAGTTCTATACTTCTAGCATCAAGTTTTCTCTTAATTATATTATAATCTTCGAAAACCGTTTCATAACTTCCCTCTTTCCAATTGAACGTTTTTAAACCATGCTCATTACAAAATGTTTTGAACAAGAACATAAGTCTTGCAAATGTCATAAAATATTTCTTGTCTCCATGTAAAAGAGAACTTTCAGTTCCCAAAAAGTAATATAAACTATGAGTCAACATCTTTAGACGTTGCTTCGAATGATGGTAATAATAAGGAAGAACATCTTTAGCCCAAATATCTTTATTTCCATATCTCTCATACAATTCATGATAAGCTTTAGCCATTTTATGGATCGTATTTCCGATTTGAGCTTTTGCTTTCATTTCCAAAGCAGGATCGACTGTTTCAGTTTTAACAGTCTTATCGAAATAAATTAAGACAAATCTTCGACTAATGGAGCCGCTGTTGTCTGTCCAGGAAGGAGCTTCATTTCCTGCTATAATTCCTGGAGTATTCCAAACAACATTTAGTGCTTCCTTAAATTTTCTTTGAATACTTACATTTTCTCCTGATATCATCGACTGCAGTTGCCCTTGATCCAAGGTAAAATCATTTTTTACTTCGAAGCATTGCCACATGTATTTATTGTAAATTGTTTCAAGTCCGAACCCTTTTTGCGAATTATTGCTTAATACTGCCACATCTTCCTCATTAAAAAATTTTCCTATAATTTTAAGCAAAGAACTTTTACCTGTTTTTCCTTTTCCTATCAAAAAAGGCATAACTTGCCAATTATCTTTGGTATTTAAAGGAAAAAGAAGACGTCCAATCAAACCGTAAAACCAATGAAGAACTTGTTGTAATTCATTTTGCGATTTTATAACTTCTTGGTCAATATGAAATTGATACTGTATGATACTGTCGATATGAGGAGTAGGTACTTTATGCCAAGGAAGATTAATAATAGACGTATCGAATTTTTGATCATGATATTTACATGTTACAATATACGAAGGAACATCATTAAAATGATAGAAATTAGCATGCTCAATTGAATAAATTCCGTTTTGAAAGCTATGCCACAAACGATTTGGTTTTAATTCAGAAAATTCATGATCTAAGCATGAGACTAAATATTTTTCGGCGTTACTTAAATTATTTGCCGTCATAATACTTTGCCAATGATTGAAATGATCTTCTTTTCGGCATTCGTCTTCAATAAACGACTTTATTTCCGATTTATATTTCCATGCTTTTGTAGGATATCGTCTTCCTTCTGCATCAGGTAAGCTTATAATTTGTTCGTATATCATACCTTGGTACCTTCTATATCCGTAGCTGTTTAGCTTTCTTAACAAGTAAACAATGAGTTTTTCATAATTCGTAAGTTTAGATATTTGAAATGGAATATAGCCAAATGGATCCACTAACGGAGGACAACCTCTGTCAACCGACTTGTCATAAACTTTCCTCATTTCTAAATCAGAAAGCAAGCATTGGTATGCTCGATGAATACATTCTTGTAATTCTCCAATTTTTATAGCAAATTCTGTACCTACTATGTCGTCTACATTCGTACTTGGATCACCAGCAGTTTCCATTAAATGTTTTTGTCGAAGCAATGTTTCTAATCGAATTCTTTTCAACATTTCTCTATGATAAACCCAATAAAGATCTTGGGAAGTTACAGTTTTATCTTCGTATTTGTCAAGCAACAATTTTCCGTCTTTACAGTCGCCAAATTGTTTCGATAAATGAACAATTAACGATTCATCATTTTTTGGTTCATTTTTCCAGTGGTTTATATTTTCATTCAAAATTTTAATAACTAATTCTCTGGACAAGGATTTTTCTATTCCATCTGGAGCTTTCCGTAAAATGTCTATCAAGTTTACATTTTCATCTTCAGTATAAACATCATCAAAATCATCCATTTTTATATAAAAATACTTCAAATATGTTTATAATGACTAATTTTTTAAATAAATTATAAAAAATACAAAAAAAAAATAATATTTGAAAGAAATAAAAATGTCAAATAATTCAAATTATTTTAATAATGATCGACTCAAAAAAATTGCTACTTATACTCTTGGTGGAACAGCCATTGGAGCCATCACTGGAAATAATGCTGGAAAGGGTGCTGCTATTGGTGCTATACTTGGTACTTTAACTGGCGGCATTAAAGAAATTGATGTTAGCAATATTAACTATGAAAATCCTTCATTAATACTTTTTTACATGCCAACATGTCCAGCATGTATTCGATTTAAACCTGTTTATGATGAATTGGAAAAACATTTTAGAGCTGAAAATATTGAAATACCATTGTACTCGGTAAATTCTTTAAAATCTGATATCTCAAAAGTCAAATTGCCTGAACCTATACAATATGTACCTACGTTGGTAATTGTACCAGGTCATGGTAAAATGCCAATTGTATATAAACAAAACATGTCTGTCAACAATATCACAAACGAAGTCGCAAAAACTATTGAAGGTGGAAGAAGAAGTAAATCAGCCAAGTGGTCTTGGATGATGTTCGGAGGAGAAAATCCTTCAGTAGAAGGTGGAAAAGTAGATACTTCTGCTCCTGCTGTTGAAGCTGGTCGCAAACGTTCTTATCGTCGCATGAGGGGTGGCGAAGTTGCTGAACCTGCAGTCGAAGGAGGTCGTCGTAGACATTACAGAATGTACGGTGGTGAAACCGATGTAGCTGTTTCTGGTGGAGAAATCGCTGAACCAGCAGTTGAAGGTGGTCGTCGTAGACATCACAGAATGCGTGGTGGCGAAGTTGAAGCTGCTGCTGCTGTAGAAGGTGGTAAAGTCGAAGCTGCTCCAGCAGTTGAAGCTGGTCGTCGTAGACATCACAGAATGCGTGGTGGCGAAGTTGAAGCTGCTCCTGTTGAAGGTGGTAAAGTCGAAGCTGCTCCAGCCGTTGAAGCTGGTCGTCGTAGACATCACAGAATGAATGGTGGCGAAGTTGAAGCTGCTCCTGTTGAAGGAGGTAAAGTTGAAGCTGCTCCAGCAGTTGAAGCTGGTCGTCGTAGACATCACAGAATGCGTGGTGGCGAAGTTGAAGCTGCTCCTGTTGAAGGTGGAGAAGTTGTTGAAACTGCAGTAGAAGGTGGTCGTCGTAGACATTACAGAATGCGTGGTGGCGAAGTTGAAACTGCCCCTGTTGAAGGTGGAGAAGTTGTTGATACTGCAGTAGAAGGTGGTCGTCGTCACAGAATGCGTCATTGGGATGAAGCTGCTCCTGTTGAAGGAGGTAAAGTTGAAGCTGCTCCAGCCGTTGAAGGTGGTCGTCGTAGACATCATCGCAGAATGTGGGGCGGTGAAGTTGAAGCTGCTTCTGTTGAAGGTGGAGAAGTCGCTGAACAAGCAGTCGAAGGAGGTCGTCGTAGACATCACAGAATGCGTGGTGGCGAAGTTGAAGCTTCTGTAGAAGGAGGAGAAGTTGTTGAAACTGCAGTAGAAGGTGGTCGTCGTAGACATCATCGCAGAATGTGGGGCGGTGAAGTTGAAGCTGCTTCTGTTGAAGGTGGAGAAGTTGCTGAACCTGCAGTAGAAGGAGGAGAAGTTGAAATTTCAGGAGGCAAAAAGAAGAAATGGCAAATCAAAGGATCAATAGCTGCTAAAAGAAGAATGGCAAAAGTACGCTCTTACAAGAAAATGCATGGAGGAGTCGCTACATCTCCTTCTTTAGCAATTGAAAACGTTGAAGGAGGTGCTACTACAAGACGTGCTCTCGCTAGAGCAAATATGCAAGCAACACAAGCATTACATTTGGAAAAAGAAGCTACTAAAAAAAGCAAATCTGCAAATAAGGAAGTTAAACGTAGAGTAGCTAAATTAAAAGGTGATTCTTATTATTCTCCAAAAGGAACTTTTTGTAAGAACGCTGATACTATTGCAAATGAAGCAAAAGAAGAAGCACAAAAAATAAGAAAAGTAGCATCTGAAGCAGGAAAAGTTGCTACAAAGCTTAGATCTGCAGCAAAATCTGCATGTTCTGCCTCTCGTAAACGTTATTCTTACTACCGTCCAAGATCTGAAAAAAATATTTTTGAAAAAGAACTTCTTCTAAATCAAAGAGAAAGATCTAGACGTAGAAAGTCTCCTGTCGCTTAAATTCACAAAAAAATAGGTTTTAATTTCTTTCTAATTTAAAATATTATAATAAAAAAAGTAAAAGTAGAAATATTTATATAAATTATTTACAAAATCATTGAATCATAATATAAATTTGTTGCATAATCATCATGAGTCCTTTGAATATCTGCAGCTAAATCATCAAAATCGTCCAATGCGGAAATAGATTTTTCTTCGATGGACGCTCTCATTAATCGAACAGTTTCAATAATTTTATGTAAATGGGCCCTGAATATTCTTGGTGATCCTTTGGTCAAAGGAACTTGTTTCGTTTCTATTTCATGATTGTATTTTACCATTTTAGCTACGGCATCCAAAAATAAACTAAATTCTGGTTTCGCCATAACTGCAAATTCTGACATTCTATCAACGATTTCTGACCATGTATCATCTAAATAAATTGTATACAACGTTTCGAATGAAGCAAATGGGCTCAGAGTTTTTAAAAATTCAGGAATAAATTTTTCTTCTTGATTTGTCATTTTTATTGTTTTTAGTTTGCAAATAATTTTAAATTAGACGAATGAAATAAAGTTATAAAAAAATTAAAGGTTTTTTCCAATGTTCAGAAATTTGAGTTCTTTGACCTGACCAGTAATGTAAACAGAAAACATCATTCGGACAATCAGAATCATTTAATTCCTTGTCCCTTCTTGCTACATAATTGAATTTATGATAAGGATAAGGCCGAATTAATTTTTTCAAGTCAGCATTTCTGTATATATTTAATTCAAATGATCCTTGTTCATACAATCGTCCCCCATAAGTACCATTACAAGTCCATTTTCCGTTATCATTTTTCCAAAATGAAGGATCATACGAAGACTTCCAATGTTTCATTAAATTATTTCCTTCCGGAGAATTTCTTACAGCCCAAACACCAGCGCATAAAGGTGCTGTTAAAAAATCCAAGTGTTTATTGTTAAATATAGGCGGAGGATTTGGCGAAAAAAAGAAATGTTTATCTTCAAAAAATTCTTTGTAATGAGTACTTTGTATAATTGTTGCATCAGTATCAATCCAGAAAACAGCTTCATACAATGGCAGCAACTCTGCTACCATAAATACTTTTCTCCACCATGGTGGGTACTGAGAATATCCTTTATTTAAAAATAAATACTCAATATTATTAAATTTACAATAATTTTTATTATTTTCAATTAAAATATTAAATTCATCAATATTTCTATCATCATATTGAACCAGCAAGTACATTTATTATTATAACATTTATAGCATGTCTATTTTCAGTCGAATTGTAAGTGCTTTGGCATTAGCCATTTCATGTTGTTTGGCAGTATATAAAGGAAATGAATTTTTTTTATGGTATTTATCATTTATTAGCGTTTGGGCTATTATTGAATGCATACAATTGCTTGAATCAGTTGCCGGATATATTCTTTTAATAGAAATAACATTGTTTCCATCTTGCATTTATTACTTGAGAACACTAGGAACAGTTCATGTTTATAGTTTATTTTTAAATGTTTGGTTCAGCGATACATTTGCGTATATTGTAGGAAATTTAATAGGAGGAACAAAGATTTGGTCTGAAATAAGTCCAAAGAAAACTATTTCAGGAACAATTGGCGGCATCTTAGCAGGATCATGTATTGGATACTTAATGGGAAAATCTTTTTTAGAAAGCCTTTTGGTTTCATCGGCTTGTCAAATTGGAGACTTGATTGAAAGTTATGCAAAACGTAAAGTCCAAATAAAAGATTCTGACGTTTTAATTTGTATTCCTGGTCATGGTGGAATATTAGATAGAATTGATGGTTTATTGTTGTCTACTCCTATAGCGGTTCTATGTAAAATATTTTTTTAAGTACATTAAACAATATTTAATAATTTATTTATTTTCCTCTTCCTTTTTAATTTCATTTGTGATTGATTCCAAATTTGAATTTGAAGCCCATGCATCAATTGCTTTTTGTTGTTCCGTTGATAAATCAGGAACAGATACTCCGTAAAATTTTGCTCTTTTTCTTGCATCTAAAACTTGCTGCATGGTTGTTTTAGCATTCTTTTCGTCAGACAAGCTTATAGTTTGCGTAGCATCTTCAATTAAACTAGCAACTTCGGATTTAATTTCTTTAGGAAGTTGTTTCATTGGTTTTGTTTGTACTTCTCCAGTAATTTCTAAAGAATGTTTCCAAAATTCTGCAAACTGTTCAGGTATTGGCATGTTTGTCGTTTCCATAAATTGTTCCAAAGTCATACCTGAATCTTCGATTTGTTCCTTTAAAGCTTGCATTTGCGTTTTCCACAATAAATCATTATTTCTTGCTCCTAATCTAGACCAAGCGGCTCTTGACTTTACTGACTCCCTTTGACTTGTACTGAGCATGGAATCTTGCAAGTTGTCATAAGTAAATGCATGCGCTAATTCAGATTCTGGATCCTCAAAAGTAGGAAAGGCTAAATTGGGAACATCAAGATCATTTCCTTCTTCATCATAAGCCTTCTTTAAATTATTTTCCGCTTTTACAGGAATTTCCGATACAGTTTCTACAACTGGATCTTCAGTCGCTTGCGTTGTCTCTGTTAGAGGCGCTTGTTCCAAAATAACTGGAGCTGGAGCTGTTATTGTTTGAACATGAGAAGGTGGATTGTTACTGTTAAATGAGGTTACAATAGCAAAACTTATTAAAACTATTAAAGTCAGGAAAAAAAGATAGACCGACATTTGTTTTTATTATTGACGTAGAAATATTAACCAAAAAAGCATTATAAATGCAAAAATAGCCCCAAGTAGAACGAAGTCTATTTTTGTTTTTCTTAGTTGAACTTGTTTTACAGGTTCTTCATTCAAGGGTTCTTCAAAAGTTTTAAAATGTTTCTTTGAAGCAAGAATACCTTCTTTGAGTTTTCTAGATTTTTCTTCAAGTTCTTTAAATAGTTCGTCCTCTACTTGGGTCTTTTTATCAATATACTCTTCGTTTTTCCAATCATCAACATATTCATTTTTTTCTTCCTCATAAATGCGAACATCTTGAACTTTATTTTCCTTTTTTAAGTTATTTAATCTTGAATCCATCTTTTATTTATTTATTTCCATGGATTTGTTCGTTTTCGATCTCGGTTATTTGAAGGATGATCTTTTATGGAATTTAAAAATTCAATACATTTTTCTCCTTTATAAGCTTTTTTGCTTTGCATGTCCAACAATACAGGAACTGTATTATCTAAAAATGAAGGTTTTGTAGTTAAACATTGAATATGAAGCATCAACGTTTTCTTTTTTAAATTGGGTTTTTTATTGAGAATATCAATAGACATATTCGACAATGGATCTCTATTTGTCGAATCATTTACATACAAAACGTAATCCTTAAAATCTGAATCTTTAGGAGAATCAATGGTAGGAGTTTCTCTTTGTACTGCTTGAGAATTACGTTGATCGACGTATTCTGATAATTTTGATGAATTCATTTATTTGTAGATACCGTATCGTTTTCCGTTTTATCAACGCGTTTTTTTGTTCTTTTTACATGCAAACCATGAGCAACGTCATAAACAAAATCTGATACCGTTTGATTATTTGTTAATTTTTCCGTTAAAACAAACGAGTCTATTTCGTTAACATTCTCAAGTTTAGTTCGTACCTCTTGCATTATTTTTCGTATTTCATTAACTGTTTTTCCAGGAACCGCAGAAGAACTTGATGTTTTTCTCATTCCTTATTGTACATTTTTTGTATCAAAAAAGGTAAATTTTTTTTGACTTGAACAAACAATTTCGATTTCTTGTAAGAAATTTTGCATTCGTAACAACGAATTTTTTTATTTTCCAACGCTTTTTCCAGCATACATTCCATGCATTCTGTATGTCCACAAGAAAATCGAAGTAACATTGAATTTCTGAATTCTTCAAATAAGTTCATATTCTTTTTACAACATTGGCATTGAAAACAGGACTTTCGTTGCTTGAAAAATGTCTGCATGTCTTCATCAGACATAACAGAAAATGTTCCTTTAAATGAAATAAAAAATAAAAAAAGAGGATAGTCATAAGACCACCCTCAATTTTTTTTATAAAAATTACTAATATGACTCTTACCTCTACCCATGATGTATGCTTCAAAAGAGAAATATTAGATTTGTACCACAATTACCAAAAAAACGGACGAACTATATTCGATTCATATTTTTTCTGCATACAAGCTATTACAAAGACAGACAAGAGATGAAAAAATATTTTTAAAATTTTACTTTTAAAAATTTTCAAAAAAACCAAGAATTCTTGATTCCCCTTATAGACATTTGTAAAATAATCTTAGAAAAAATAGCCGTATTCAAAAAGAAACCGCTCTGTCATTTTATCTTTTGAACTGTATTCAAAAAGTTATTCGAGACTTCATCGGGGTTTTATTTATTTCATTTTATTTCTTTTTCTACTTTTAAACGCAAATAAATTTGTTTTTTAATAATTTTTAAATTTAAAGATTGTAGTTATTATTATCAATGTTCCATGCTCCGTTCCACCAAATCATTCTAAAAATTGAACTAATATCTTGTGACCCATCTCTTCCTGGAACAAATGGTTCTACTAATGCTGTTCCTTTCGTCGTTCCTGTTCTAACATTTGAACAATTTAAAATTATATTATTTTGTACTGTTGTTGGATTGACAATATCCAAAACAAGAACAATGGAATCCCCATCGAATCGACCATCAGGAACTTTAAATGTAACTGGAACTGGTGAACTACTAATTACATGAACAGGTATATTTAAGTCAAGTACTTTTTGTGTTGTTCCTTTTCCTACTTCATAGCGAACTCTTGTATATGAACTGAAATAAATAACAACAGATACCAAAATGATCATAAAAATAAATAAGTAAATGTAGTTGCTTTCATTGTAATCATATGTATTCGACGACATTGTTTTAATTATATAAACTTAAGATTAAGTATTTGCATTCACCGAATTTGTTGAAATGTACCAATAGTTTTGGTACCAAATTGCTTTAGCTATTGATCCCGTATTTAAAGTATATGTAGTACCTCCTATAGTAATTGTTCTGGCAAATGGATACCATGCGGAAGCTGAATATGCTGAAACGTTATTTTTGCAATTATCAGTCCATATTTGAATATTTTGACCGTAAGTTGTACCTGAAGATGTATTTAACAAAATTGTTATGGAGTCTCCGTCATTTTTACCTGGAGGGAGGTAATAAAAATTGTAAGTTGTTGAACCAGTTGGAGGATCAATGACATGAACTGTTTTTGTAACGTCAAAAACCAAAGTCGTTCCCGATGCGGAATAATTTGATGATGTTACTGTTCCTGAAGCTCCTGAAGGAGCGTTTTTGTCATGTACTATATTCGTTGAACTAAATATCAACCATGTAAAGTAAATAATTAAAACCAATATAACAAAAAAAGTTAAATAGACAAAAAAGTTATTTGTTTGTTGAACTTCTACTGTTTTCATTTTATTATATTTACAATGAAATTTATTCAACTAAACGAAAATATATCAAATGCTCATTTTTTAAGAAAAACGATAGATTATCTTAAATTGAATGAATGGGTTGTTTTATTGCAGGAAGAAGTTCATATACCAAACATAAACTTTTTTTATCATGTTCTGAATACAACAAAAATAAGTAATGAATGGGACATTCTTTTGTTTCCGAAAATGAGAATTAAAACAGACTCATTTACCAAGAAAGAAATACCTCCATCAATGCCAAGAAAAGTATCAAAATATTTTTATCAAATTTATGATACAATGGACGATTTTTTTATTCTTGTATTTCGACCTTCGAATATTCCATTGTATGAACAAATTTTGTATAATTTGGAAATGGGACCTTACAAAGATAACTTTCTAGATTTCTTTGACAAGAAAATAATTTGGTCTTGCTTTTTAGCTCTTTACAGCTTAAAACAATTGGAATTATTTTCAAAAGGCTATTTGTCATATAAACAAGATTTTTTGCTTCATTCTACTTTGGAGAATAAAAATGATATTATAAATATGTTTCGACTAAAAGAGGATATAAATACTGACGAATACTTTAAGCGAATTTCTTAGAAACCATACCAAACTTGTATCTTAACAAGTTTTTGTTTCTGCCAATTACTGTAATTTCAGCAGTTGGAGCAGAAGAAGTAAAGACTCGAGGATCTAAATTAAGTTCTACATTAACATTATCAATACGAGAATGATTGGCTCCACCAGAAGGTTGAATGTCTTCTGGATCAACGCAATAAGACCAATTATAAATAAATGATTTACCTTTATCTCCAGGAACATTAGAATGATATTGATATGGTTGTACAAGTCTAAAAAAGTTTCCAGGTCTTGTTTGAACTCTTTGAGAGTTATTAAATTTAATTGTTACTTCTCGAATAGGATCTAAAGCCAAACCACTTGCAGGATCAACAGGACCACTAAAATCAAAGACTTCGTTTGACTCTTTCTTTGCTTGAGATTGAACAAAGAAAATATATTCCATAACGATATTGTTTAATTGTAAGCGAATATTAGATCTGACCGATGGACTGCTTTCTGTATATCCTGTTCCAGCGTTGGCAATTGCTTGTTGAGTTTGAATTTGAACTTCATCAATGACTTGTTCAAATGCTCCCTTGGCAAACTTGGTTCTTTCGTCTTGTTCTAGATATACAAAATTGGCTTCCATAGTACATGTCAAGTCGCTGTCTTGTAAAGAACTTAAAGATAATCCGTTATCGATTTCATCATCTGTAACGCCATTTGGTCGAACACAAATTCTTGCCCCTTGAGGATTGACCACAACTGAATCTTTTCTTGCAAAGTCTAATTCCATGACGACTGGATGAAATTGTAAGGCAACAATTGGTAAAGCAAGTCCTGTATCTCTTGTAAAACTAAATGGTAATGGAACATATAAATCATGAGATCTCTTGGCAAATGCTTGTCTTTCTGCAAGAGTTTCGTATTTACCAATCATTTCTCCTAACTTTTTACCTGCCTTTCCACTGAGTTCTTCCCAAACATACAGGAAAGTATCGGACAATGTATCGATAACGGTATTACCGATTGCTAAAGAAGCGGAACTAACTAAAGCTTGACCAATCGCGTTTGTCCAAGAAACAGCGTCGTCTCCTCTTAAAACTTTTCCATCCTTAATTCCTACAATACCAGGAATAGTAATTTTGGCATAAACTTGCCAACATAAATCTCCGTTTCTTGGAAAGTTATATTTTGCCTTACCTCCAAATTTAGCTTGAGAAGCAGTAGCATCAAAGTCTACAGGTTCTAAAGCGAATGGAGTTGTTTTTGAATGAACAAATCTCCAAAAGGTTAAGTCGGATTCTTCGACTGTTTCGGCGGTTAAAATTTTTTCGGCTTCACCAGTGGATGCCATTTCTGTGTATACTGCATTTTGAGTCGCTCCCATTTTTTTTGCATATAACTTATCTGTAAAAATAAAATCAAACGCAGAAAAAAAAATGAAGGAGTTGTTATTTTATTGTTCTGTAGCTATCGTTGCAATTCTTATGTTTTTTTCAATTTCAAACTTGATTCATTTTAGAAGTTTACCTACCAAAAAAATAGAATTTGAAAATCGAACGTTACAAGTAGAAACAAAACTGAAGTCAAATGACATCAACGTACATGCTCCAAGAGTTGCATGTAAAGCTGAAGCTGTTTCCAATCAACTTTATACCTATTCTTTTCCAGAGGCAACAATCGATACAATATTACCGGTTCCCTATAAATTAGAAAAAAATCAAAGTAAATTAACTCTTTCCAACAACGGAGTTTTACATTATTTTTTGAACGATACTCTTATTTGGACTGGCGATAAACCTCATTCTTATTTACAATCATTGGACGTTGACATCATGCTTCGAAAAATGACAAACGACGTTGTTGCAGAAATAAACGGAGTTCAACTTTGTTTATATCCATTAAGAATCATGTTTGAACATAGAATATTTTGGGGTTTTTGGTCTGGATTCGATCCAACAAGTTCTTGCAAGTCGGAAGATATCGAATGTTTGATTCCATTAAAACAACAGAATAAAGGGAAAGTATTTTTATTTAGCGAAAATCGTATTTATAGAGCTTCAATTCATGAAAATGGAGATATAATAATTATGAAAACTGTTGCAGATAAAGATAATATGTTTAAGTGGAACAAGACATTAGAGTCAAGTTTTATTCAAAGTTATTGCAAATAATTTTAGAATTAAAAACCGAATTTTTGATCAAGAACATCTTGATAATATTTTTTCAATTGTCGAATAACTTTTTGTCTTTCTTTTTTCTTGCTTTCTGATATATCATCTATTTCTTTATCTTTTAAAGATTTATTGATTTGTACAAATTTAGATTTTTTAGGACTTCCTCCAAGTTTATATTTTTCATCTAATAAATTTCTTAATCTACGAAGAATGTCCATTTTTAAATCTTGTATAAATGTTTCTCTTTCAACTTCATTTTTATTACCGGTGTTAATATTCTTATTATAGAGTTTTTCTAATACAATTTTATGATTTTCAAAGTCAAATATAGCATCATCTATAGCTTTAATTTTTTGTTTGTTTGACATACTCATTTTATTAATTATTAAGATCAAGAAATAAAAAATGTTTATCTTGTGGTTTATATTTTTTCTGTTCTTACTCTGTAATTTTATTGATGCAATGGCCGCAAGACGACATTGGATGCATCAAACAAATTTAATGCATTTAATTACCAGTCCAATAAATGCTATATCTCATGTAGCTACTCCAAATTGGTTGAGAAATACATTGACTCATGGAAATGGCATTATTCATGATCCGAGAGTAGTATTTCCAAATCGCAAGTTACTGTTAGAAAATTTTGGTTCTATTTATGAGGAGGCAATGAGAGCACTTGATCATTCAAAAAGCATAATGAATGATGTATTTTTCAGAGGAATCGCAGATTATGGATGGAAGAGATTTTACTTGAAGTGGTACGGACCATTGGATCCATTAGCCAAGAGAATTTGTCCAATTACTTGTTCATTATTGGAATCAATGCCAGAAGTTAAACTAGGAATGTTCAGCATTTTAGAACCAGGAAGTCATATAAAACCACATTATGGACCAAGTAGAATGTGTTTGCGTTATCATCTTGGTATATCAACGCCAAATGACGACAAATGTTTCATAAATATAAACGGAACCAGTTATTCATGGAGAGATAAACAAGATATTGTATTTGATGATACCAGACTTCATTTTGTTGAAAATAATACAAATAAATCAAGATTAATATTGTTTTTAGATATTGAAAGACCTACGCAAGGTCCTTTACAAATTGCCAATAAAGCATTTATAAATTATCTTGGTCCCTTAACAACTCGAATGAATGATGATCAAGAAACTATATAAATAAAAAATGAAAATAATTGATAAATTCTTTATTTTTCAAATAATTTTAATCATAATTTTTATGATTGTTTCATTTGGTGTTTATGTAGGAGGCTCACAAATTGTCAGTTATAATGTTCCTAAGAACCTAATAACTTCATTTACTGGAAGCGGAGGAACATTATTAAATAACAATGATATTACATTTAACGCTGGACAAAATGGTTCTTATTCTTCAAATAACATGACTATCGATGGATCAAACATAAAAGCATTGTCTATAAACTTTAATTTAGTACAATTAGGTCCCTATACAAATAATCAAAATCCAGATTTCTTCTTAATTCAAGCAGTTGGAACAACTTATACATTTTATTACCAATTGGTGAATATTAACAATAATTTTACTTATAATATTCAAGTAAATGATACAATTGTTCTTTTAAATGAACCTTTTCCTGGTGTAGGTACAGCATTTAATATGTATATCGATTCAACAAAAGCTATTTTTTACTTTCAAAATGGGACAAGTAGCTTAAAATTTACATATGCTTTTCCTACCAGTTTACTTAATCAAACATATTATACGAAAGTTTTAACTTCTGGAGGAGCAACTGCAATCAAACATATAAACTCAATAAACGCTTTCTCTGTTTCATTGCAATAAACATATAAATAAAAAAAATATGATTGACATATTAAAATATCAACCTTATAAAAAATATATTTGGAATTCTTTGTATTTAACAACTTTTGCTATATTTTTAATTGTTTTATATTTCATTTTATCGAAAGATCCAAATGCAGCTGGAAAAGGCAGATTAACAGTTTTATTTGTCGGTGTTATTCTTTTGTTTTACATAATTTTTGATTTATATAAATTCTTTGGTGATCAAATTTTACCAGCTGTTAGAAGAAGTTCAAGTAGGAAATTGACTGTTGATTAAAAATAAAAATGAATACTACTTCTATAACATTTTTTGCTTTTTCAATAATTTTTATTATTCTCTACTTTGTTCTTTCGAAGGACAATAACTCCGCAGGAAGAGGTAGATTAACTGCTTTAATTACTGGAATTGTTGTTTTAGTTTTAGCTGCATATAATTCGTTTAACTTAAATCAACATTTAGATTACATCGTAAATTTAAGACAAAATCAATTTAATGAATATGCAAAACATACGAACTTGTTTAATTATGATACTTTACGAATTGGCGATCATCCAATAAAAGGATACAATCCGTCTAAAAGTATAGTTCATAATACCAATTATGAAAATTTAAATGTAGCAAGAAATGTAGCAACAAAAGATTATATGAAATATGCAAAAAATAGATGAGGTAAAGTATAAAATAAATTAATATTTCTTAAATTTGTATGAATTTAATTCGGAATGTTTTTTAACTTTTTCCGTCCAAGCATTTGGATTTGTTTTCATTAAATGAGCAGCCTCTCTATTTAAAGGATCATCAGCATTTGGGTAAGTCAATAAATAGGGCAATATGGTTTCTACTACATGTCTTAAAGTAAATACAGGTGACCATAACTTATTTAAAGAATCTAAGCAAATACTTCCTGATGCTTCGTCAACATTTGGATGTAATATCTGCTGAACAAAACCGACGCTAGGACTTTTAAAAGGAAATGTATTTGTTATTGTAAAACGAATTTGCCATTGATTATTTTCATAAGGACTATCTTTTGGTCCATGCATAACTACTAAAAATGTATCAAGATTGTATTCTTTGGATCCGTTTTCACCTGAAACTTCGAAACCATTGTCAATCAAATCTTTTATATCTCGGGCTGCTCTTTTTTGCCACATATTTTAAATTAAATACAAATTCAATGATTAAAAATACAAATGAAACGTAAATTCTAAAAAAAAAATTAAATCATAAAAAAAATTTCCGATAATTGATGATAATCTGGAAGTTTTCCTTTGTAATTTTTTATATAAGAACAATTAATTAATTGATTTCTTATTTCTGGATCTAGTCGATCTTGAATAAATGACCAAATTTCCAAAAAATGATTTTTCCATTCTTTGAAATGTTTTATTTCAGAAGACGGAACATTATTATAACCCCATTCAATAAAATTTTCTTGATTATGAATTAAAAAATCAAGTAAAAAAAAATATTGCTTCTCAAATTCTATGGGATTGTAAACATTCACCAATTTTTGTTCTGGTGGTAAGCGTTTCCATGAAAACATTTTATCGATTTGGTCTCTACTATACTCTTTTGAATTAATATATAGACATTTAAAAAAATCGGCAGTAGATATGACTTTATTTGGTTTTAAAACAAAGGCATTTAGATTAAAACCTCGAACATTTTCGATTCCGTATTTCATAACTGTTTTAAAAAATAAATCAGCTTCTTCATATGTTCTAGATTCTGTTTCTTTATAAATTTCAAAATTTAATGGTTTATAGATAGAAGTCCAACCTTTTGTTGATTGTTCATGCTCAGAAGCTCGCAATGGCCATTCTCTTTCTGTCATGCCAACATAAAATTTTCCTTTTTCTAAAGTTGCTAAATAATATATAACCATTATTACTTTTGTTGAATTCTTTTTAAATAAATATCAGTTTTCGTAGTACTAGGAATATTAATTATTTTACTGCTTATAACCGAATGCAACGTTTCTTTTAATTCGGAAATATTATTTTTTAAATTTTCTTTTGTTGGAATATTTTTCGATTTATTTGTAATTATTTCATTTATTGTTTCCATAATTATTGTCTGTATTTTTTTAATATTTACTTTTGGTTTACAAACTGTGATTCTTCGAATTAAATTATATGGACAATTTTCCAAAATAATTCGTTGACTGTTAATGTTTGTTCTCTCAAAATATGCTTCAATTTCCGGTTGACGGACTTTCATCTTTTCCTTTAAATCTACGAGAACATCTCTTTTTTCTGATTCAGTCATTAAAATAGTTGTGGAAATATCATGTAATTCTGAAGCAAGTTTAATTTGTTTTGATGAAGCAAAAGGAACGTCCGCAGCCTTTGATCCTCTTGGAATTGAATCGCAAAGTCTTACTTGTTCCGTAAATGTTCGAATACTTCTTCTTATACTTTGCAATAATACATCCAATAAAGCGTCAGGACCGTCTTCTTCTTGGCTTTCCAAAATTTCGTCAGGATTTAGATTATCAATACATTCTTTAATGATGTCATTTGTAATTGTATTGTCCTTATTATTTCGAACTTTTCGAATATATGGAGGAAGTTCTGGTTTTCCTTCCTTTTGTAGATCGTTGTTCTTTTTATGTCTAAATTCCTGAGGAATTACAACTACATCAAAGTCTTTCATGCTTTCATTCAATTGATCTCTCAGAGACTTTAATAATTCTTTGCTTTCTTTTAATTTTTCTTTTGTTGATTCCGTTAATACCTTTGACTTTAATGACAAGTTACAATATGAACTTAAATTTTGTTTTTCTGAAGAAGAAGGTTTTAAAAGTTCCTCTTGATCATGATCTTCTTCAAATGATTCAATATCAGTATTTTGGTCAGATGTTTCTTCCATATGTTTACGTTTCATTTTTTTCTTTAAATATTAAATTAAAATAATATTTCGAAAACGCAGAATATTAATTGTTTGTTTCAGTTTTAATTCTTTTTGGAACAAAATTCATCAAGGTAGAACTTTTCATTATTTTAAAGTTTGATAATTCGTATATTTCTTTAAATATACTCTTTAACTGTTTCTCTGAAACCACAAATTGCAGTATTTTCGAGATTGGGTTTTCCAAAGTTTCTAAATAATATTGAACATCAATTCTCAATTTTTGGGTTTTGGCAAAAGCTGGATGTTCTGTTCTCTCATAAAGTTTGCTAATGTCTTTTTTGCCGCCTATAGATCCTTTTTTTAGAGTTACTACAAATGGCATTCTTGCTCCTATCGGTGGAATATCTTCGTCTCCTCTGTCAATCATTCTTCTCCATGCCATTAAATGAGGAACATTAGGATTCGCATAGTCTGTTTTTAAAGATTTACTGAGAATGAAATCTTCAATGGGCCTTTCTTCATTTGCAATACTTTTCAATATTTGCTTTAATGAATTCAAAGCCTTTTCTATTTCTCCTTCATACATGAGATTATTGAGCAAGCACAGTGATGTTTCTCTAATTAATTTTGGTCTGTCTCTGCGAACTGCATCTATACCCTTCATGTCTAAACTGCTCTTGAATGTATTATCATTAGCTTCCATCCATTTAAGACCTACGTAATTTTTTTTCTTCATTAGCAAATAAGGTTTGTATGTTTTTTCGTATGCTAAATTTACCGCTTGATCTTGTGAACTTTTTTGTAGAAACTCCGTTATTTCTTTTGCTGCTTCTTTTCCTAGTTTAGCAGCTTCAGAAATCTCTAAATTTTGATTCCATAAGATCATTACTGAATCTGTATCACCATATATAACTTTAGCATCGTAGTTTCGTTCAACGATACTTTTAGCTGTTTCAATAAAAGCTCGACCCATTAAAGTTGTTACTGCTGCAACCGGTTTGCAAGGCAACAAGCCCTTGTCATGACCAACTCCACAAAAACCGTAAACGGAGTTACATGCGACCTTGATTCCGTTTTGTCGACCATTCAAAATTTCTTTTTCCGAAGGATCGTTGCATTGGTTCATAAGTTTTTTTACTGCTTTTCTAGCGTCCAGTAAACGCTTAAGTAATTTAGGCAAAACTCCAGGAACAGATGATACAAATTTATATTCATTTTCTTGTTCATGGTTTTTTATGACATGTTTAATCTTGTAACTTTTGGTTTCAATTTTAGGGTGATTGTCCAAAAGCAAAACAGATGGACATAAATTGAAATGTCGAATGATAGAAGGATACAAACTTTCAAAATCCAAGGTACTGACGCAATTTTTGTAAAATCCAACTTCTGGTTCGATAACAGTAGCTCCTTGGTAATCTGCATCTTCTTCAAATTCATTCAACGGCCATCCAGAGTCTCGAATATTCAAAGCGTACTCATTCCATATACTTCGGCAAAGTAAATTGTAAACCTTTACTTGCTGACCAGAATTAATGACTTCATTTATAGGAGTATAACAGACTCTTGACATTTCCGTCCAAATTGGAATATATGTCAGCTTTTTTATCAGTAACAACGGGATATCACAATCTCGAGCACAATATTCGGCAATTTTTTGTATATCTTTCGGATTTTGCGTTTTAAAAATAGAAAATATTTCGTCTGCTTTTAGATCGAGTTTATTAATTCCTTCTAACCATAAGTCGGCAGAAAAAGCCAGAGAATTAGATTCAGGCTTTTTATCATCTTTAATAATTTGCATCAGATCTACAATAATTCTTCCTGTCATATTCCAAAAATAATATGTATTATCTCCTTTTGCGGCCGACTGCATTTTCTTTTCAACTAGGTCAGACTTTTCTGTTCTTATTCGGCCTAAATATAAAGCTCTTTGCGGATCAGAATCGTTTTTTTGCAGAAGCAAATCCACTATTTCCTGCGGAACGCCTTTAAACAATACATCTTTAGGAACTTTGTCTAAAAAATCAGTAAATGATTCGAAATTACTTTTTTTGGTCAAGTAGCATTTGATTTGGTATGCTCCTTCCGAAGATAACAATGAATCGTCTTCTTCTTGCTCCCATAAATCATATTCTTTGGCTTTTACATTTAGTAACTTTAAATGCTTTGAACTAATTTTTGTTTGCATGTCTTTCAAAATAAAATTTTTTGGTTTGCATTGATTAAATAACTCAGAAGCGCTTTCTATTTTCTTGTCTATTTGTAAATACTTGTAAGCGTTACTCAATATTAAGTTTTGGTAATATTCGGAAGAACGTCTATTCGCTGGCAAATAATAATTCATGTAATCTTGATGCAAGAAACTAAAATCAAAACCATAAATATTCCATCCTGTAATAATGTCAGGATCTGATGCAACCAGAAAGTCTCGAAATGCTTCTATCAAATCCTTTGAGTTTTTGAACTTAAAAATTTTAGCATTTTCTGGTTCATCGCATTCTCCTACGACTAAAACGACTCTTTCTTTTATTTCTTTTGTTCCATATGTATAAAATGACATTCCTACTTGTATCGTAAAGTCTGCTTTATTGGGATCTGGAAAAGTTCTGTCATGACTGTACATTTCTCCGTCAAAACTTAATACAAGCAACGGAGCAATTGTATTCATTTGCAGGCATTCAATGCTGTCATAGTTTGCAGAAACTTCCAAGGAACAATTTGTCATTTCTGAATTTAAGACTTCATACTCTTTAAGCTGTATCCATTCAGAAGGTCCTGTATTTTTATCATGAACAAACCGAGCTCCATTTTTTACTGATACTTCAGTAACTTGAAAATTATTATTTTTAAAAAATTTAGTCAATCGATTCGCTTCAAAAAATGTTTTTGTCGTTATTTTTAAATACTTGTTTAGTTTCGGTTTTTTTGGATCGTTTTCATCAGGAATAAATCCATAATAGGATTTTAAATATTCAAACTCAAAAAAATCAATTTTTTGATCTTTGCAAATTTTGCTTATTTCCAAATCCGATAAGGAATTTGGAACTTCTACTCTAAACCAAGGACGATACTTATTAACTTGAACACAAACGCTTGATCCTTCTTCAGAAACTCCAAACAAATATATTTTTGCTTCATTTTTTGTCTGCCTTGTAAAATAAACAAAATTTTTATTATCAAAAGGACTGCCACTAATTTTAGATAATTCTCCGTCTTGGGTATAAACAGACAAAATCATCATCTTGCCATTAAACAAACCTTGTGGACGAATGGACCTAGCTAAATTAAACATTCTTTTGGAAGAATCCAACGGCTTTCCGTCAGTTAGAAATTGGTCCTCCACATCTACAAAATTAAGACCCATTGAAGGAAATTGTCAGTACAATAGTATATTAGGAACGAGTTATTGGATTGAGATAGAAGAAGACGAATTAGAAAAACAAGAATGGTTTTTTTTAATGGAATGTTTACCAAAGCAAAATAAATTATCTTTATCAAGACCGAAACCGTTTTCCATTTTGCAAAAAATAATAAACAAAAAAAATTGGTTCGGAATTCCGAAATTTTTTGGTTTGAGTTTATTCGGAAATCCAACTTCTGACATTCGCGTTTTCGGAAAAGAAGCAAGTACATTGACTCTGAAGAATGACAGACAATTACGAAATTATCAAGAAATTGCTAGAACAAATGCTTTATCTTCATTAGAACAATGGGGTGGAGCAACAATTATTGCCGATTGCGGCGCTGGTAAAACTGCAATGGCCTTATCAATAGCATGCAAGTTACAAAGAAAAACATTAGTTATTTGCAATCGAGTATTTTTAATGGAGCAATGGAAAGAAGAAATAATAAATTGGACCAATGTAGAATCTGTTGGATGGCTGCAAAGCAATACAATAAATACTCAATCCGATATCAATGTGGCGAGCATTGATAGTTTATGTCAATGCGAATACTCAAAAGAAGTTTTAGATGAATTTGGTCTTGTCATCATTGATGAGATGCATCATTTGGCGGCTTTAAGTTTGAGTTCAGTATTGCCGAAACTCAAACCACGTTACATTTTAGGAATATCAGCAACCCCTGATCGAAATGATGGCCTTGAACATTTATTGTATTGGTTAGCAGGTCCAACTTGCTTTGTATATAAACGTCTGCCAGAAGTTACCGGTCTTAAAAATACAGTAAAAGTCCATCAAATTGTTTTCAAGGATGGTCAGCAAAAAGTTATTACATATGGAGATAAATTAGGATTTTCAGCTATGGTGTCTCATTTAGCCCTTGACGAAAAAAGAAATGAACTCATTCTCAAGTTATGCGATCAAGTTAAACTTAGAAAAAAAATTCTTGTGGTCACAAGTTTAGTAAACCATGCCAAGTTATTATTCAAAAATTTAGAAAATGCTTCGTTAATTTATGGAGGTTACGGAAACAAAGAACAAGCGAAAGAGTCGCAGTTTGTGGTAGCAACTTATCAATATTTGGAAGAAGGATACGATGATCCTTCAATTGATACTTTAATTTTAGCATTACCAAGAAGTAAAATTCAGCAAACAATTGGTCGATGCGAAAGAACCAAAGAAGGTAAATCAGTACCTGAAGTCTTTGACATAGTGGACGATTTCAGTATTTTTAAAGCTATGTGGTACAAACGACAAAAGTTTTACGTTAGTCGGGGATTTCAAATTTATAAATAGGCAACATGGAGATTGTATATAATATAAAAATGCCATCCCACTCAAAAGTACATGTACCTGTTTTAGACAATTTTACTAAAAGTTATTCTGCTTTATCTTTAGTTCATGCAGCAGATATTTTTGCTATTATTCTCATTATTTTAGCTGTTGCTTTCAGACCAAATGCAACTCCAAACGCTCCAGTCAATGCCTTCGGTCAAACCGTATACTACATGGTTTATTCAACAGTCCCTTCTTTACTTGCAGTATTCGCTCCATTTGCTCTTTTGATTGTTGGTGACCGTTATGTCAAGCCAGGATACTTTTTGCTTACCGCATTAGTATTCTTCTTATTTGCTTGGATTCTTCAAGTAGGTATTACAAAATCTGTCACTACAACCAAAATTGATTTAGTAGGAAATACAGTCGCTGTTCCTTCCCCAGCAACATTGAATGGTCCTTCTTATACCAAGTTAACAGCCATCAGAGAATCTGTCGGTAACTTGTTATATGGTTCATCATTTTCTTGCTTAGCTGTAGCAATCCTCCAGTATGTCATGGAATCAGGAATCCATGTTTAAATTTTTGCATTTAAAATTGATAAAAAATGATTAAATTTTTTTTGAATATCGTATATATATAAATAAAAATGTCTCATAGTCAATATCGTTTACCTACTATTTCTGAAATTCCAGGTACCTTAAAGTCATTTGTATTATTAAACGCTATTATTGTATTGTCCATTCTTGTTTTTGGTCTTTGCATAGCATTGAGAAATGATACAAATCAAGCAGTAGCAGAAACTAACAATTTCTTTCAAGATATTTACGTTTTCTTCTCTAGCGATATAATTTATCAATTAATTATCTATACTCCTTTGTTAACTCTTCTCTTAAGCAAGACTCAAATAAGTCCATCTTATTATTTTGTCGCTGCAATCTTGTATTATGCAATTGCTTATGTTACAAAGATCAGTATTCCTATGTCAGTATACGAAAATGTTGACAAGATGGGTAACAATGTTGGACAAATCACTGCCGCAACTCCAGATACCTTCAACAAACTTACAACATTCCGTACTTCAACATACAACTTACTTAGAACAGCCTCTGTCAGTACTGGTGCTGTAGCAATAGTTACTTACTTAATTTATGTAGGAAACTATTAAATGATATTTTAGTATAGTTTTTTCATTTCAATCAATTTAAAATTGTAAATCATTTTTAAAATAAAAGAGTAGTTCCTTAAATAAAAAATCAATTTATATGAATGTAAGCACTCCTTCGTCAAATTCCGCGAATGATGAAGTAAAACGTAAATCCATAAATTGGAATCATTCAATTGAAGATTTACTTTGCGATGAAGCGGAGAAATGTTTTGGATTAGCTTGGATGCATGCGAATGCAGAAAAAATATTTCGTAATAAAAATAACTGGATACAAATTCCAATGATTGTACTAAGTACATTATCTGGAAGTTTCCAAATAGGTGCTCAGATGTTGGACTCTAGAATATCACAAGCGTTTTCTTTGATTTCTTTTTCGGTTAGTTTATTAGGAATGATAAACAGTCATTTCAAGTATGCTCAGAGAGCAGAGGCTCATAAAGTTGCATCTGTACAGTACGCTCAAATGCATAGGCTAATATCAATTGAAATGAGTTTATCAAGACAGCAAAGGACTCCACCAAAATATTTATTGAAGATGATCAAGGACGATTTAAAAGGTTTTATGGAAAATTTTCCTCGAATTCCGGACAAGGTGCTTTATGAATATAAGAAGAAGTTTATGGTCAGCGATCTTAATGTTAAACAGATAACGCATCCAGACATAGTCAGCGACGGTAAAAAGGTTATTCCATATGAAAAAACTCTCAAAATTTTTCCTGTAATAAAAGAAGAAATTGAGGAAGAGGAAGAAAAGGTAACTGATGCATCGGAAAGCAACTCGGCTTTTAATACTCCGAATTCAACCATTTCAATTGAAAGTAATGAAGACGAAACAGTACTAAATTCAACTCCTTCGGAAACAAGTATACCTATATTGGAAATATAAAAAAAAGAAAAATTATAAATTATTAAATTCTGATAGAACATTAATTCTTGCGTTATTCAAAACAATTTTTTCAGGTTCAATAATTTTTTCTTTTGTAGGTAAAGGTTTGTCCGCATTAAAGTTAGAATCATCGAATGTTTGATTTTTAAAGACAATTTTTTTTGTAAAAAAATCATCGTCCATGTTCTTTGATTTTTTAACGTCTTCAATTCTTACTGAAGAAACTCTGGGATCTGTAGCTCCAATGTCTGCATAAGGACTGCTTGAAACAGTTCGAACAGATGTTGCTAAGACAGTATCCTTTTTAGTATTTTTTATTTCATTTGAGGAAGAAGTTCTTATTCCTATTATGGTATCAAGAGTGGCTGCGTCTTTTGTAAATTTACGAGAAATCATATTTATTTAAGCTGTAAATAAATTATAGGTATTATTCGGACTCATCCTCAGTATCATCATCCTCGTCTTCATCCATGTCGTCATCATCATCGTCTGAATAATCATCTTCTTCCATTTCTGTATCTTCTTCATCTTCTTCTTCATCTTCTTCTTCATCATCATCATCGTCATCGTCTTCATCATCATCTGAAGGATCAAGACCAAGCTTAATTCTTATTACATCATGTTCTTGCCTAATTTCTTCAAGACTCATTCTTAAAGTTAATTTTGGAAAAATTATATTCTTTTCTGCAGCTTCTATGGCGAAGGTTCTCTTCCAAATATTTATTTCTTTAATCAGTTCTTTCTTTTCGTCATGAATAAATGCTTCATGAATTAACTTTGTATGTCTATCGTCTGGCTTTTTAATTTTGGTTCTGTCTCTTAAGACTCTACCTCCTGCGACAGTACTTTCAAGAGGCTTCTTTATGAATGTTTCAGCTTCTTTCTTTAGTATTTCAGCCATTTTCTTAGCGTTTTCATCAGTATCTTCATCTTCTGGTAACTGTTCTTCTTCCATGACAATTTCATCTTCTGGGACTACTATTGAATCATCAGACTCTGAATCATTTTCATTTTCGTCATCTTCAGTTTCATAGTCAATATCTTCTTCTTCTTCGTCATCTACAATTTCGGAAATTACTTCTTCTTCATCTTCGACTATTTTTCTACGTTTTAAAGGGATTGCCATTTTATTTTTTCAATGTTAAGTTATTCAAATTTATTTATTCTTATTGAACGCAAAATAAAAAAAAAAAATTTTTATTAAATAAAAAATGAAAACTGTAAAAATTAAAGGCGGGGATACAAAAGATTTTGCATTTAATATTGTTATAAAAAGAAATGATACTGAAGGATTTTCGCAAGTGGTTGGACAATTATCTTATATTGGTCCAGATTCCACAATCCAAGAATTTTTTGCAGAAATGAACCAAAACAGTAAAAATCTTCAAGGAAAAGATTGTTTCGCTAGAGTCGTTATAGATGTTTATGACAAAGGAAAAGAAGTAGGATTTGGACCAATTCATTTCAATATATTTTTGAGATACTATTATAATGATTTGAGTTATTTTAACGTTTACGAAACTCATCAAGAATTCAAACCTTTGAAAGGTCTTGGTCATGCAATGTTATGCTTTTTAGTTGGTTTCATTGATGCATTTAGTATTAGTGGATTTAAAGCCAAACCAGATGCAAAAATGGGTTTACAAGCATTAGGAGAATTAAAGAATCTTAATAGTCCAACTGCATTAATAGGTATGTATGAACATTTAGGTTTTAAACATCATGTTTATTCAGAACAACATGAAAGAGAATCAAATTATACTGAAGTTTATTTATACGGTTATATTGCTGACGTATTTGACAAATGTTCCACAAGAGACTTGACGTTTTTAGACTTGTATACATCGATAAATATTACTCAAAAGAATACGAAAAAATCATTTGCAAATTTACATTAAATAATTTTTTTTAAGAAAAATTAATAAATAATAATAATAATAATAATAATAATAGTATATACTATTTTATTTTTTAAAATGATTTCATTGAACAGCATTCAACTAAAACTATATAGCGATGACGAAATTAGAAAGTTAGCAGTGGTTCAGGTTATGAATCCAAGTACTTATGATAGAGGACTTCCTAAAGCAAATGGAGTAAATGATGCAAGAATGGGGGTTACGGATAAGGCATTGCAATGTCCGACCTGCGGTTTAACAGCTACATGTAACAACCATTATGGTTACATTGAGCTTGAAAAGCCAGTTATTCGTATAGGACATATAGCAAGCGTTTTATGTATTTTAAGAAGCGTTTGCTGGGCATGCTCTAGACCTAAATTTTCAAACCAAAAAATAGTCAATTTTTCAGATATTCGTTCTATTTTGAATCGAACTGCTGTAGGTACAAAGGAAAGATTAAGAGCTATTTCTGAAGCATGTAAAAATAAACTTAAATGTCCTTATGAGGATTGCGGTGCTCCTCAGCCATTGTACTCAAGAAAAAATAAATTATTTTTTGAAAGAAATTTCAGAGAAAAAGAAAAAGAATTATTTTCTTGTCCTGAAGAGTTTAACTATGCAAACCGAAGATTGATGCCAGACGAAATCAAAAGTATCATAAAACATATTCCAGAAGAAGCTTTAATAATGATGGGATTTAATCCAAAAATTAATCATCCTGAGAATTACATTGTCAAGGCTCATTTGGTTCCACCTCCATCAATAAGACCAGCTACGTCTGCAGGATCTACTGAGGCTAGATTAAGAGGAGAAAATGACTTGACTGTTGCTTTGCAAGAAATTGTTAGAGTTAATAATGAATTAGGTAGTTATATCGAAGCAAAGGATGAAAAAAAAATTGAATTTGGATGGGACAAGCTACAAATTTTTTGTGGTGCTTTAATTAATCAAAATTTAAAAAAAATATTAACATATGATGGCCAATCAGTTATACATTCAAGAGCAATAGGTAAACGAAACATAAAAGATTTGAAAAAAAGATTAACTGGTAAAAAAGGAAGACTTCGAGGAAATTTAAGCGGTAAACGAGTTGATCATGCAGGAAGATCTGTTGTTGGTCCCGACTCTACTCATGATATTTTTCAGTTAGGAGTACCTGAAAGTATTATGAATACTCTAACATTTCCTGAATTTGTTACCAATTTTAACATCAATCGACTTTCAAATTGCATCATAAGAGGAGCAAATACAAAAAATGGGGCTTTAACTGTTCGAATAAAGGAACATAATGAAGAAAAAGTTTTGCATGTTTCTTTATTAGACGAAGTTGGAAGAAAACGTTTGGCTTCGTCATTGGTTCCGGGTCATATAGTTGAACGTCATTTGACCGACAATGATTGGGTATTATTTAACAGACAACCAAGTTTGCACAAAGCCTCCATCATGGCATTTCAAGCATATTTTGTAAAAGGTTCTCAATTTAAGCTTCCTTTACCTTGTACAAAGCCTTTTAATGCAGATTTTGACGGAGATGAAATGAATTTACATGCATTGCAAGATTATACTGCAATTGCAGAAGCTCAAGAGATAATGTCAGTTCCAAATCAGATGGTCACTCCACAAAGCAATTCCGTTTTAATTTCATTGGTCCAGGATTCTATTGTAGGAGCATACATGATGACTCGCAAGGACAGCTTTTGTACTCATGAAGAAATAATGAATTTAAGCATGAACATACATTATTCAACAAAGTCAGACGATTACTTGTTTCAGCCAAATAAAAGTCGAACCTTCGCAGATGATTTTACAGGATTTGAAAAACCAGCAATTTTAAAGTCAAGCAAAGGACCTTTATGGACAGGTAAACAAGTTTTCAGCTTAATTATACCTGATAATTTATCTATGATGAAGGCTGTTAATAATTCTAATGCCAAAAGTTACAATGACATTTTTGAAGACAATGTAGTCATTGTTCGTAAAGGGAAATTAGTTTGCGGACGATTATGCAAACAATCGGTTGGAAATAGCAGTAACGGAATAGTACAAGCTATGTGGAAGCAACAATCACCCTGGGCTGCATCAAAATTTATATCTGATGCTCAAAGAATATTGATGCATTGGTTAAAAAAAGATACAATTTGTATAAGCATAAGGGACTGCGTAACGGATGCGGATCATATTGTCGATGACATTGTTATTCAAGCCATGAAAAAAAACCAAGACATTGAAAATGCGGACGTTCCAAAAGAAGTTAAAGAAATTAAACAGACGCAAATCATGCAAGATACTTTAAAAATTGCAGGTTTAGAAGTTTTGAAAAGAATGGACAATAACAGTGGAATTGCAAATGTTGTAGGTTCTGGAGCTAAAGGAAATGTTATGAACATCGCTCAAATTGGAGGACTTGTTGGACAACAAACGATTAATGGAAGCAGAATTGCTTTTCGAAATGGACCTTTAGGAAAACGAACATTGGCAAATTTTAGTCCAAATGATAATTCTCCGCAAGCGAGAGGCTTCGTTAGTTCATCGTATTTGATGGGTCTCAATCCATCTGAATTTTTCTTTCATCAACAAGCAGGAAGAGAAGGAGTCGTAGCAACGGCAGTTTCTACAGCAGATACAGGTTATAATCAAAGAAGAATGGTAAAAAATCAAGAATCAGAGGTTGTAAGTTATGATTTAAGCGTTCGAGTTAGTTCAAATCTAATTGTTCAATTGCATTATGGCGGAGATGATTACGACGGAACATTGATTGAAAGAGTAAAGGTACCAAAAGACTTGAAATCTACTTCTGTAACCGATATATCTTTGAATATTCTTGAACATAGAGAAGAAATAAGTATGCCTATAAATTTGGAACGATTAATTGTTTGTTCCATGATTAAACAACAAAATGATGAAAATGGATTCTTATGTACCCCATTTGACGTCCTTGGTCAAATATTTCCGTTTATTTTGAATGTTCATGATGGAAGATGCTTTGAAGTATATGATACAATTGAGGATTATTTATTAAGACCAAAAAGAAACAAAATTTTATTTGATGATCCATCAATATTAACTAGAGCTTGCTTAGCTTTACAATGCAATGAAACTTTTTTAAACAACTGGAGAGTCCAAAAAAATCATGTTCAATCGATTGTAGAAGAGTTTAAAAAAGTTTATGCTCATGCTATTGTTAATCCTGGAGAAGGCGTTGGAGCAGTTGGAAGTAGTTCTATTGGAGAACCATCGACTCAAATGACATTAAATATATTCCATTATTCTGGAATAGCAGAAAAAAATGTAACGTTAACTGGTTTACCTAGATTCAAGCAAATAATAAATGCAGTGGATACATATGAAACCGCAAACATGAAAATCAAGCTTAAAGATAAGTTAGACAAGTTCAAGCTTCGATCGTTTGCGGCAAGTTTAGCGAAATGTACTTTGAATGACATTATTGTATCTTCGCAAGTTTACAAATATGACGAACCATCAAATATTTTAGAAGAGATAGAGCAACTAGTTTTAAAAAAAAGGAAAGATAAAGTTTCTTCATGGATGGCAAAATACGTCTTAGACAAGAATAAGACATGTTCCAGGTACCTAAATGTTGAAGAAGTTGGACAAAACTTAAATACATACTTGGAAAATGCCAGCGTTGTATGGAGTTCAAATATTTGCAATGAATGGATTATATATGTTCGTCCTCCTACTTTTCATGAAGATGAAAGTTTTGATAGAGTAGTCACTGAAACTGTACATGATGCTTTACTGGATACGGCATTAATAAACGGAATTGAATCAATTAAAAAAGCGTTACCTCTTGGAGAATATATTGAAACCGAAGGATCTGATTTGCTGGCTTTGTCTCAATTACCAGAAGTAAATTGCTTGGAAACAACATCCAATAACATTATTGAGACGATGAATATATTAGGCATAGAAGCAGCATTAAGTTTAATGCAATCGGAATTACATAGAGTTTTAAGTTTCGATGGATCTTATGTCGATCCTAGACATACATGGCTATTATCTGATACTGTAGGACGATCTGGTAATATAAATCCTTTGAATCGTCATAAAATGGAAGAATTAGGTGGATCTTTATTACAATGTGCTTCATTCGAACAAACCTTGGAAGTATTTGAACATGGAGCAGCATTCGGTAAAATTGATTATTTAGGTGGAGCAACGGAAAAACTTATAGTAGGTCAACCTGTACATGTAGGTACTGGTAGTTTTGCAGTCATTGGAGATTTTGAACAACCCAATTATTCCGTCGTTCCATCCTTATCAAAAAATCAAAGAGACCAAATGATAGTAGAACCTTTATTTAAAAACAAGGACATACATGAAGAACAAGAAATTGTTGAAAAAATAAACAGCAATCATATTGACATAGACGAAAATGAATTTATTGATATATTTAAATTTATGAGACGCATGGCTCATCGAAGAGAACCAATTTGGATTATTTCTGATTTATCTAACGATTTATTAGAGTATCAATTTAAAAAAATTGAGAATAAATTAGATAGGTACTCTGGTTGGAACGAAAATCCTGAATATAAAATGGTAACTAGAGTTGATTATACTGTAAATGATGATACAATTACAACTGAAGAATGCAAACATTTTAAAACTGAAGTTCAAATGATAAAAGAAACAAATATAAGAAATGTAAATGTCATAACAAGAGCCGAAAGCAGAATATATTATGACAATGAGTCAATGCCGGTTTCCGTAGAACCAAAAAATGTTGTTTATAAGCAAGTAAAATATTATAGAAAAGGTCCATGGGACATAATATTAAGTCGTTCCTTTTCTTCAGAATCAATATTAGAAACTGAATCTCTTCTAAATGACAAGAAAAATGCAGTTTATCGAATTCAAATAATTTTAGAAAAACCTTGGGACTTATTAGAAAGTAGAGGTTCAACGGATGCTTTCATGTCCATATTATTACAAGAAAAAATACGTTTTTGTTTAGACGCTTTGTAAGATCCACAAAAATAAAAATGAAGAGGTACAAGAATCCATGGAAAAATGATTCATTATTTTCATGGCCTAAAGATTCCTCTCCTTCTCAATCGAATGATAAAAAAGAAGAACCTGAAAAAATTATAAAAAAGATTGAAAAAAAAGAAGAAATTCCTATACAAATAGATTCGCAAGCAATCGCTAAATTAATTACCAATGAATTATTAAATAATCCTCAAAATAAAAATTTTAATTTAAAAAATGAAATTTCAAAAGATAAATTATTGCTTTTTTTAATTTTTGGTATGGGAATTTTGGGTTTTTTTGTTATTGTTATAGCTATTATTTCGTTGATAATTACTATACATAGTTCTACAGCAATTAATAAATTAGCTAATCTACTATAAAAATAAAATGAATATGTCTTGTCCTAGTGATTTTAATACATTTTTGACATTTGCATCATTTTTTATGTCTATTTTTGCAGTAAGTTTTGGTTCTATTACCTTAATTTACAGTTGCAAACATCATTGTCAAGAAAATGAAAACATTATTCCTTCAATATTTTGCAATGTTTGCAAAAGAGAATGGATAATGAATAAGGCCTCTGTTACCGGATGCCCAATATGTAGCAACGATAATGCAGATGAAGAAGAAAATGCTGAAATTGGGGAAAGTCTCAATGAGGAAACGGAAACGGAAAAAGATTACTTGTATAGATTGTTGTCTCCATTTGATTTAGATGAAAATATAGAAAATAATTTGATACAAGTATGTTTGAGTACTGAAGATGGTTCTACTACTGAATTTGATAAGAAAGCATTGTTTCATAAAATTATTTCTTTATTAAATTGGTGGTTTAACGAAAAAGATAAGTACCAAGAAGTAGAAAATGAAACCAAGGAAAATGAAGAAATTCCTCAAGCAAAAGAAGAACCTGAAAAAGATTTAATTTCTAAAAAAGATGAATGAAATAAACTTATAAATTTTGTAATTTAACTTTTTCTGAAATCTTTCCTTCAGACAAGAGATCACATTCATATTTTGCGTCTTTAAACATTAATTGTTCAGGTGGTGTTTTTTGAGTAAATGCGCTTGCGCCTCTTAAAGATCCTTTCAATTTTAAATCTCTTGCAGTCATTAGAAACCGTATAGCATCAATGACCACTCCAGCAGAATTTGGACTGTCTTGAACTGATAGTTTTGCATCAAATTCTACAGGAGCACCACCAAATCCTTCTAATTCTAAACGAAAATAAGCTACTTTATTGTCTTTGTAATGAGAAATATAATCACTAGGACCTGCATATAAGAAACTATCTTTTGGGTCTACATTACGAATATCATTTTGAGATCGAATCACATTTTCCTTTGAAATTTTTTTGCTAACTAATCTAGACTTGTCCATCATATTTTTAAAATCCGTATTTCCACCTACATTTTGTTGGATATGAGCCTTAACTTTATGACCTCTGTCGAATGCTAATTCTTGTAACATTTGACTTAGAACCGAAGCACCAAATTGTGATCTCATGTCGTCTCCAATAAGTGGAATTCCCTTGTCATAAAACTTTTTTTCCCAAACTGGATCACTGGCGATAAAAACTGGTATACAATTCAATAACGAAATTCCGGTTTCCAGACAAATATCAGCCCAATATTCTGTTGCTTTTTGAGATCCTACTGGAAGATAATTTATTAGGATGTCAACATTTTTTTCCAAGAGACTTTGTATAATTTTCGTTTTATAAGACAATGGATCCAAATGATAAAGTAAATCATCCACTAAAAATCCATCTTCATTGTTCATATGTGGTGCTACTCCATCTAAAACTGGAGCACTTTCAACTATTGTCGTCGGTAAAAATTGTTTTTCATCTTCTTGTAATAATTCATAACAGCAATTAGGTTTTGCATATATTGCTACATTCAATGGACTTCCAATTTTTTTTGAATCAACATCATAAGCTGCTACAATGTCAATATGACGAGCTCTATATCCGTAAATAACTTCGTATGTTAATCCTTCTAAAGGTCTTTTCCCTGCTTTTTCAATAGTAATTCCTTGAACAAGAGCACTGCAACAATTTCCAATTCCGACAATCGCTATTCTGGGCATTTTATAATTTTATTTCAAAACAAGAATAATTTCAAAAGAACTTTAACGCAATATAAATAAAATAAAATGCCTTATGCATTAAGAAAAGCACCAAACCAAGAATTATATTGGGTTGTCAATAGAGAAACAAAACATAAATATTCTAAAAAACCAATACCTTTGGACAAGGCAAAAAAGCAAAAGCGTTTACTTGATGCAATAGATCATGGATTTATTCCTTCTAAAAATTACAAGAAAAATTTAGAAGGCGGAGAAAATGAATGGAAAGAATTTTTTGATTCTTTAATGGGTGGTCGTAATTTTTATACCAAGAAGGAATTGTTTGAGATTATAGACAAGATGAGAATGGCTGATCCAATGAATTCTGAAGAAAACTTGCATACATTTTTAGAACATTATTTTGGAAACATGTCCAAAGCCGAAGCTATATATAATGAATATAAACAATATTTAAGAGACAGATTTTATAGAGAGAATTAAATAAATAAAAATTAAAAAAAAAAATAAAAAATTGAAATGAAATAATTAAAAAAATTAAATTAATTTTTATAATAAATAAAATTAGTAGTTAGATTAAATAAAAATGAATGAAGAAATATCTGTTGTTGCATTACCTGCATCAAAAAGTTGCAGATCTCGTAATCCTGATGAAAAAAGAAGAGCACTTCGATCTGACAGTTTAGGACAATTTTGGTTCGAAGAAAGTCATACAGTTTTTTTAAATGGAAAACGTATTCATTACGGAATCAATAATAAAGAGTACCAGCAATTGAAAGAGCTCGTTAAATGCAAATTTTTTGATGAGGACAAATTAAGAAATGTAGTCATTAAACTCAATGACGAATCATCAGAGTCTCCTCGATTAAGAGCTTATGATTGGGCCGTTACTAATTATTCGAAAGGCAATCCGCAAATAATAGTCATGAAAAAGCAAGATATTTCTACTGTCGTAGATCCAAATTTATCTTATGAAGGTGAACTTCGAAAGCACCATAGGTTATTATTTGATCCTTTTCGCAGAGGAACTCATATATTTTTTGAGATGGACGGGTCTGTTCATAGAACAACTGTAGGTCAATTGACATTCATAAAGTGGTGCTTGGACAACGAAGTCGATAAATATGTTGAAGAGAACTTGGCAAGCATTCGTCAGCATATGTCTAATGCCACAAAAAAGCAAACGTCTCAATTATTAACAGGAAAAAAAAGAAGAGAGCTTACGTCTGCTCCGACAAAATTAGTTCGAGGCGTTATAAATACGAAATTTAATGTTTCAACCGATACTCCAAAAGAATTAGAAGCTAGAAGAACTAAAAATGCTTCAAAGGATTGATTCTATACCTATTAAGATTTTGTTATTTATTTATTTAAATATTTAAAGTATTTATCATATCTATTTTTCTATTGTTTAATATATTATATAGAATAAAAAATGTCTAGTTCCACTTTTGATTTGGATTTAACAAGCGAAAATGTTATCTTTTGGGTAGGTGCTATTATATTTTTAGGTGGTTTAATTGGTCTATTAACATCTTTAATATACATGAATACAACTACAGATTCTCAAAGAACCAAAAGAGGAGTCGTTATTGCTGTATCTGTAATAAGCATGGTCGTTGGATTTGTAATATTTTACTTTGCTAATACAGTTTCAAAATTGATTCGCATTGATTATGTACAAAAGGCCAAAATAGATAACTTAAGTCATCCTATTTTTAAAGGAGAAAATCCACATTTGGAAAAATTCGTTGCTGCAAAAACAGATTACAGTCCAGATTTGATTCAATTAAAGTCTCCTAGATCACCCTATGAAGAAGATTTGAAAGGACTCGATTTTTCTTACCATAATAATGAAGATCCACAAGCGTATGCGACTGCTCCTAACTCAAAAAGTCAAGAGTTGTTTGCCGATTTAAATCCTTTGAATGCTGGAAGAAGAAAAATTTACTCTAGAATCAGAAAACATAAATAATAAAAAAGAGATAGAATGGAAATAATCCAACCAAAATCTTTATTTTATCTTTGTTTCATATTATTTTTTGGAGGCATTATAGCTTTAATAATTGGATTATCTATGGATAAATCAACCGAAAGCAAGCGGAAAAATAAAAATGTAGTAATAGGTGTCTCAATATTTTCTATTGTTGTAGGAATCTTAATTTACATAGGTTTGGAAATGTATGACGCCAATTTAAAATATCATTATCATATGGAGCAAGCTTCAAAACATTTTAGAGTTGCCGCAAAAAATTTACGAAAATAAAAAAAAAATTTTTTTCAAAATTAGTCGAAGAATAAGACAAGCAAAAAAAATGGAAATTGATCTATACAAGTACTTACTAAAACTTAAAAAAGCATCTGAAAAAGTACCTTTAAGCATTCAAAAACAAAAGGAAGAAGAAAATGATATTATATCTATGGAAGAACTAGAAAAAGAATTTTATTACTTTGATGAATGCAAAACTGCATTTTACAATTACTTTACTATTTTAAATTTATTCGTTGAAAAAAATATATTTATCAATCCATTGACTCGTCAACCAATTACAAAAATTATAAAAGTTCAGTTTATATAAAAATGATTCTTCGAAAGATTCTTTCGGTATTTATAATTTTATCAGGAATTTTATTGCTTATAGTGGTTTTTGCCTTGAAGCATGCTGTTGAAAAATCAAGAGTTTTATTAGAACCTGCTTTTGAAACACCAGTCATTAATTCATATGTTCCTAAAACTGGAGATCTAGTTCTTGTTCATTACAGAGGTCATGGAATGATGGGAATACCTGTAGCTGAACATTATCCAACTCATGCTGGAATGATTTGGGTTCAAGATGATGGAGAAATTGTTGTTCTTGAATGTACTAAATTTAGTGCTCCAGCATTACCAAACACCTTGCAATGTACTATGGCAAAAGAAAGAGGAGTTCGAACGGTTCCATGGACTGAATATCTTAATTCTGTTGACAATGTAATGTACATTCGAAGGCTTATGGCAGGAACAATTGATTCAAAGAAACTTTATGATTTGGTAAATACTTGGGCTTGTGATTTAGACTTTGAAACTCGCATTGCGGATAGTATGACAGTGGACGTTACAGTCGCCATTGGTTTCGTCATAGTTTGGCCTAAAGTTGCGGAGTGGTGTGCAAAGAATGCGGGACTCGATAAAAAAGAAGAAAGAAAAAATCGTAGTTTCTGTAGCGAATTTCTTGTTAGACTCTTGCAAAAGCTTGAAATATTGGATCCTGCCTTTGATGAAGCATACAAAATCAGTCCTGCAAGTATTTTGAAAACGGTAGGAGAATTTGATAAATTAATTTATAATAAGTCAGCAGCATGGGGTCCCGACGAAATGATGGTTCGAAAATTATAAGTACTATTAAATAATAAAAATAAAAAATCATGGGTACTTCAAAAGCAAATAGCGCTAAGAAAGACCAAAAATCATCAAAAAAATCAGGAAAACTTGGAAAAAAGAATGATAAAACAACGAAAAAAACAACGAAAACAAATACAAAGTTGTCAAAAGCTAGTGGTAAATCAATGAAAATAAATAACAAAAACAATAAAAAAAATAATACAAAAAAATCCGATAAAGCTTCAGGAAAATCAGCAAAAAAATCAAATAAAACAACAAAAGCAACAAAAAGTTCAGGAAAAGCAGCCAAAAAAGCACCGAAAAATGCGAAGAATAATCAAAAAGCAGATAATTTAGTCTTTTTGTGGTTTTTATGGGCTCTTGTCTTAATTGTAATTTTTGGAGGATTATATTGGGTCATAACTGTAGTTGCTTCTCCAAAGAAACCTACAGTCGTTGCAACAAAGAATGTTGAAAATAAACAAGAAGAGATTTTAATTTTTGATACCACAGGAACAAAGGTAATTGGAAAATTACCATTTTCTGATAAGAATCAATCAATCGCCAAAAGTTTAGGTTTGAATGTTATTGCAAATAGACAATTAGTACCAGCAAGTTCTAGCTCTTCTTCTCCTAAATCACCAAAAGGAGCTGAATGTTTACGAGATTGTTATGAACCAGGAAATATATTTTTACTTCCACCAGACTACATAAAATAAAATAAATGAAATCATGTTTTTATCCAAGTATATGAAACAAACAGTTTGTAGAACAAAAAATCCATTGAGTTTTTTATATTATCCATTTATTAATATGGTCAATTTTTCAAATGTAAGTATTTTTTTGACAACATGGTCGATATATGCAATCATTGTTTTAGTGGTTTGGTTGACTCCATGTAACGTAAATATAAACTGCGATACAGTCACCAATAAAAAAGATTTTTATAAAGCAATGGGTTCAAGCTTGTTAATATTTATAATTTTTATGATATTAATCTCTTTAAGCGCTAAATTAACAATAAAACATTGTTTTTAATAATATAAATTAAATTTAATCTTCAGAAGACAAAATTTTTTGAACAGTAATGCGGTGATGACTTAAAGTATTTTTCCATTGAGGGATTTTATCGTCTACTTGTCTTTTGGCCAATAGAGTATATTCATGAATTAAATTATTCTTTTTGGTAAAATAATCTTCTGGATTTTCAATATTGTATAAATCAGATAATGCAGTTTTATAAGCTTCTAAAGTAGCTTCCTTTTGTTCCCATGTTATTAATTTTTGAGCCTCTTTTGTCAAGGCTTGAATAGCTTTTGATAATAACGATTTATTTTTTGTTTTTGTAGTTAATAATAAATCTTTTTCTTTTTGAAGAAGAAAATTAACGGTCGTTACAGCTTTTTCCATAAACGCTTCTTCAAAATCATCTTCGGCATTTAAATTATTTTCAATTTCTTCTTCATCATCATCATCATCTTCCTTTTCATCGACCACAACCTCATCTTCTTTTTTACCTTCTGTTTTTAATTGTTCCTTTTCTGTAAGTTTTAATTTTTCCTTGTATGCATCCGGAATTGTTTCATAAACTGCTATAATTTCGTCTTCAGATGCATCATCCGGAAGAATTGACATTAAATGATAAATTCCTCTTTTTCTGTCATCGTCAACATATGATAAACCTAAGGCTTTTTGAATTTTTATGTCCATTATTCTTTATTTTTTTTTCTAGTTTTAATTATTAACAATGTATTTTCAACGTAAAATAAAAATAATAAAAATCAAAAAATGGGAGTTAAAGGTTCTGGCAAAAAAACTTCGATTGATAAATCTTCAAGTGGTAAAAAAGCTCAATCAAAAAATCAAAAAGTAGCAAAGAAAAATAATAAAAGTTCAGGTAAAAAAATTAGCAAGTCAAATGCAAAAAACAATAAGAAATCTGGTAAGTCAAACAAGAAGAATTCAGATGGTAAATCCACCAAGAAAAATAATAAAAATTCTGGTAAAAAAGATGGTTCTAAAGGAACAGCAAAGAAAAATTCGAAAAAGTCAGGAGCTAGTAAATCCTCAGGTGCTGAGGTATTTATTTACGTTTTATTTGCCTTGTTTTTAATTGTCGTTATTTTGGTCTTTATAAAATACGGTTTATTGGATTCTAAAAGTAATAACTTGTCTTACAATCAAGCAAGATCAGTTAATGACAATGAAAATTATGTTAACCAAATATTAGACAACAATCAAATAGTCCTGCCGCCATCCGTAGTTGAACAATTAACAATTTCTAAATAAGAACAATAATAAAATGAGTTCTCTTGTTATTCTCTCTTTCTTGATATGTATCTTAATTCTGCTGGTCATGTATGACATACAATTATATGGACCTAATAGACGACATGAACAATTGTCTAAATTAGCCATGGAACTTCAGTCTCAAAAAAGGATTGAAAAAGGTTTAGACCATAAGATTGTTGAAATTGCTATGACGAATCAAGATCCTGAAAGTTTATATTCCATGTTACTCAGTTCTCCATCGCATCCTATTTTGAAAAAGTCTATAGTCGAAAAAGTATTAGCTAATAAATCGGAAACTTCATCTAAATTATTAGCTGAAATATCGAAAGGAAATCTTGATTTCTTTGATAAATTGTTTGTATTTTCGTATTTACCAATATCAAAAACAGATTCTATTGAAGCAGCAAAAGATATGAAAGCTTTTATTAATTTATTAGAACTTGGAGAATATGCAGGCTATGAATTTGATTCATCTTTACTTATTAATCCAAATAACAGATTATCTATTTTACATTGGTCTGAATCCCAGAATAAACCTTGCCGGGATGTGGCTTTGTTGCTAAAAAAGAAGCTTTCTTAGATCGTATTGACAATAAGTATAACAATCCAATTATAACCAATAAAACTCCTAATGTAACGGCAAAATTAAAAAAAGATTTTCTAAGTAATCCACCCACTGTATTTAAATTAAGTTTGTAGTTTAACAATCCTGCTATTGGAGGAGTACCTTGTATCGTTTTTCTATTTTTTGGAACTTTAACGCATACATGGTACCCTAAAAAATTTACGTCTTGTGATCCGTCAGGACATCCGCTTTTACTGCAAAAGTCATTGTTTCCGTCAAAACCGTATTGACAAGGAGCTTTGCATTCATTGTTTTCTAAAATTTGTTCAGGATCGGAACAACTATTTGATTGAAATCCTTGTCCTCTATTGTAATTGAATCTATTTCCACAAAAAACACCAAAATCAGACATATTTTTACAGTCAACGCTGCATATATTTGCTCCAACTGGATGCATACCGATGTTGCATTTCGGATAACATAAACTTCCCCAATTTTCTTCGCAAGTATTTTGAATTTTTGGATTCAAGACTGTATTGAAAAATGGATCTTTCGGATTGTTTAAATCAGGATTTGGAAGATCTTTACATGGACCTGAATTGTTATTATACCAGTAACTACAAGGTCTACCATTTAAACCGTCGTTTCCGTTTCTTGGACCATAAGAACAAGATCCACCATTAACAGGATTATTGTTTGCATCTGTTCCCGGACATTGGTACCTACTAAAACTAAATGGAAACTTCCAACAAATTAATCCTGTATCCGTATATCCAGACGGACAACCTATGCCTTTGCTTCCCCATCCTCTAGTATACTCTGTTCCTGGTATTTTATTACAGGTTAATAATGTAGAACTTGTAGTAAAAGGTGGACAAGCAGCAGCACAGTATGATGGATAATTGGAAGAAAATGGAAATGTCTGAACTCCATTTTCGTTTTTGCATCGTTCGTAACATTTTCCGTTAATATTTTGAGGATGATCATTGTCGCAACCTCCTGGTATTGTTCCTTGTCCTCTATAATAAGAATTTTTCAAGCAAACTAGTCCAATATCTGTCCAACCATTTGGATATGTAATAGGATCTCCTCCTGAAGGAGTTTGAACTGAACAACCCGGCCAACATAAAAAACTGATTCCTTTGTATCCAGTAGGACATTTCTCATAACATAAACCATATCCGATCAATGGATCAGGTTCGTATCCAGTCGGACAAATATATCCAACTCCAAACAAAGTTCTAAGAAACGAATCCATAGTATTTTGTAAATACAAAAATGACGTCTACATCTTGTCCGACCGGATACAGTTTAGTTGGTACTTCATGTTTACGAGATTGTGCTACAGGATTTACTACCGACGGTGATTCTTGTTTTGCCAATTGTCCTAGTGGAAACGACTTGCAATCAAGCTGCGAAAAGGTTGTAACAACTAGAACTTTAATTGCTCCAGCTCAATGTCCTCCAAATACGACTTATAGTCAAAGTCAAACAAATCAGCATTGGCCAGCTCCGAATAATGCAAGGTTATTAGAATTTTGTTTTGATACATGCCCAAAACCAGATTTACAAAAGTATGCTGCCGATGATTCAGGTACTTGCATACCAAAAGCTTGTGGTTATGATGATAATACAGGCATACAATATCCTGAAGTTTTAAATCCAGGAGAAATTATTCCTTCTTGCAGCAGAGCCGCTTATCGATCATTAAGAACATTCAATTTTGGATCTTGTCCTGCAAATAAGTATATAACTTTTAAAGATTCAGGAGGAACTGTTCATACCGATTATACAAGTCCAACACAAATAATTTCTAACTATGGATATAACTTTAATACGGTAGATCCATCAGCTTTCGGAATCAATTGGGTTAATATGTTTGATTGCAATGTTCCATGTCCTAAAACTGCAGATAATGTTCAAACTGTTCGTTATGATCAGTTAGATTTAAATACGTATCCATGGCCAAGCAATTTTCCAAATTATTACAAAAGCCAATTTTACTGCTTTGTTCCAGATTTGACATCTCTTCCAATTTTTGTAGATCCTCAAACTGATATTCCTAATGATTGTTCCTCTTTGTCTGGTGGAGGTTTATTTGGAACAACAACAGTAGTTCCTGATGCTGCAGACAATACAGGTTTCGGATACTTTCAAGAAAATGTACCTGTTCCAGTTAAAATAACTGATAGCATAGGTGTTTATTCTCCTTTAGTAACATACAACGTTGGAGACATTGTAGCTACATTTACTGAAACGGATCCTGCAAGTCCAAATTATTCTAGATTTAAAGGTCCATTTTTCAAAATTTTGGATCCAACAAAACAAAGTCTAGGTCTACCTGCATATACTGCTTCAAATTTATATTATGCTGATCCTTTCTTGAATTTGAACAATGCGTTTGCTACAACAAAAGAAATTGGTACAAGTATTGATTACAATTATATCCGTTATGCCGGAGAAGATAATTTTTACAAGTCCTTATGTCTTTTAGACTCTACTGTCGGAAATGCTATATACTGTCCTCCTTTATGTTCAACATTATGTCCAAAAGGTAATCCATCGACTAATTTTGGACTTCAAGAACCATTTTTTGAAACAAATACAGTATTGATATGGACCAATGGAGCTTCTTATGCAGTCAACGACATTGTCAGTTATTTTAACGGAAGCAGCAGCAGCTACTATACTTGCGTAACGGCAAACACTGCGAGTTCTGGGAACGCTCCGCCTAATGCAACATACTGGTCAGGATTTTCTCAATGGAACAATAATACGAATTATACGAAAAACCAAGTGGTTTATGTTCAATTAGATTACGGTCAGCAATTGTATATATGCTTACAATCTCATCATAGTACTTCTCTGATTTATCCTCCATCGTCTCCTTCGTATTGGGATGAATTGAGCCAAATACCAACAAATGCAGTTTGTTATCCTCGATGTGGTTCAAGCGTTTTATATGAAGGAAATGGAAAGTTATGCATACCACAAAGTTATCAATCGTCATCAGTACAACCACAATTAGCTTATTCTTATTGTCCAAATAATTCTATGCCTCTTCCTCAAAATCCAGGATATCAAAACACAAACAGTTGCTACTCATTATGTCCGATAAATTCAACATTATTGCTTCCAGACCAATTTCCAAATCCTTCAAATCCAACGGATCCAAATTGGTTAAATTCTTTTTTGAATTGCATTACAGAATGTCCATTAAACGAAAATTTTTATGACAATGGAGATAAATGCGTTAAAATAGCATATAAAAGACAATCTTCTTCAGGATCACCTATATCTTCAATTCAATCATCTGTTTCGAATAATTTACAAAATAATGCTGCAACTGTAAGTAAAATTTCTCTTTATGGTGGTACAACAACATTGTTTTTAGTAGTTGTAGGAGTTTTTATAGTATCTTCCTTTTTAGTGTTCGTTTTATGGTCTAGAAGATTGTATTATGAAAAAATTAAATAGAATGGTTTACTTATGTTCTGTGGCAACCAATACAGACTTGTTTGAAGTTCATATATTCAAAACACTAGGAAAAAAACTGAAATATAATGTACAGTTATTTGGGGAAAATAAACAATGGAAAGGATTTAAATCAAAGATTCTATATTTCTTAGAAGGACTGAAAAACTTGAATGATGAAGAAGCATTGGCTGTTTGTTCCGATTGTTATGACGTTCTTCCTTTAAGATACGCTAATGATTTTGAAAATCAAATGCAACATTATTTCGATAGAAAAGTTAAAATTATTGCAAGCGCTGAAATGTATTGTTTAAGTAATTGCAAAGAAATGAAAATTTGGCATGAAAAATCTATTTACAGGCAAGATGCAGGTTTAAAATACATAAACGCTGGATTGATTGCTGGAAAAGTCAAAGATTTAATTCTTGTTTGGGACTTTTTGTATCAAAAAAAGTTTGAAGATGATCAAATAGGTTTAAGCTATTACTTTGACTCTTTTCCGAACATTTGCAAGCTTGATCAAGATTCCGAATTTTTTCAAACAACTGCAAGCAATAAATTCATTCCTAGAGTACATTCTAATTTGATTGCAGAAGAATCGATGAACGGTAAAGGTACGTTCTTCGTTCATGTTCCTTCTTTAAGTTTGCATGAAACGCAAAGAGAATATTATAGAGAAATTTTAGGTAAAATAGCAACCATTTTAAAATTGGATCATTTAATAGGTCCAAAAATTAAAGAAAATTTAAGTTCAAAATTTGAAAAAGCATTTATTATTCTTGTTTGTTTGTACTTATTGTATTCCTTCTTATTTAAAAATAAAAATGTCTGATAAAATTATAGAGTTAGTTAAAGAAGACAGAATCAAAAAAACGTTACCTTTGTACAATGAAATCCTTACTGATCTTGACAAAAAACCTTCTATAGATTGGAAATCTTGGTTATTTAGAAGCATATCATTTTTGACAATGTTTGTTGCTTTAGTTTTAGCTTCAATAAGTGTTTACTTTTCGTCTACCAGTAGTAAACATTATGGTACAAATTACGTTCTTGTTGATGTTCAAAATCCTTATATTTTGAATCCTCAACTTCCTACAATCACTCCTTATTCTCCAGATGCAAGTAAAGCTCTACAAGATTGGGTTTTTAGAGCAGGACCTGGAGCTCAGTACAATGGCATAGGAGGAAATTCTTCTGGAACACCAGGAAGCGGAGACAAACAATTTGAATTTGACTTACCTTCATCAGCTCCTTTAGATCAAATAATTTCCGTTACGAATGCAAGTATTTCAGAAATAGTACAGGGATCCAACAATGAACCTACAAATGGTCCAGGTGTTCATCCTTTTTCTATAAAAGTTAAATTTCCTTCGGGGAATATACTACAAATTCCGAAAAAGTCATCGAAAACATTTGTTTTTCATATGAATGGATGGTACAATGTAGGTCAAATGGATGAAAATGTTTAATCATTATTATTTTAAGTTATAATATTTAAAAATTAAAATTTTATTTGAATAAAAAAAATGTCTTCTCTACAAGATATACAATCATCAACATTTGTTGTTCCTCATGCTGAGTACTCTCATGAAAAAATAAGTAAAATAAATCTTCCAAATAATTCAGACTTTAGAGGCAAATTATATGAAGCAGAACATGAAAGTATTTTAGGTCTTTTAAAAAAACAATCTTCCTCAAATGCAGAAAATGCGACTTCCATTATTTTTGGTATTCTAGGTATATTGTCTCTATTCATAGCATTTTTAACATTTCAATATGTACAAACAAAAAAGGAAGCATTTTTTAATACTGAAACTCAAAATATACGAACATTAGATGTTAATGGTATTCATAAATTAACGACTGATGATGTTGGTTTGCATATAATATCATTTCCGACTTTGAAAAACACAATCACTACAAACGACAAAATAATTTTGCCACCTTTGTATAGTGGAAGCAATGAACTATTGTCAACTGGAAATACCATAGGAATTACATGTTCGTACTATACTCCAGGATATCCTGAAACAAAGCAAGCAAATCCACCATATTATTATGTTGATATTTGGAAAAAAGATACTGATTCAAATTTAAATTATAGATTACAAGAAGGAACTGGTGTTATTTATTCCGTTGGAAGAGTCAATGGTCAACTACAATGGTTATTAATTCGAACAAATAATTTTTAATTAGAATAAAATGATAACAGCCGAAGTATTTATATTTCCATTGTTATTTTTTGTAACAATGATTTTATGTTATATTGCTTCAAGTATCATGGTAAATAAATTAGGACTTGAGAATTTAAATACAAATCTACCTTCCTATTATACTTATCAGAGAAATTCTTTTACATCCTATGTACTTATGAATGATAGCTGGGTTAATAATGTAGTTTACATACAGTTAGATGCTTTGGCTTTAACAACCAATCAAATTTTTATTGTAGATCTCATGGACCCAAATACAATTCCTGAAGGAAGCAAGGTAACAATATTTAATAACTTGGCAAGTTCTACGAATCCTGTTGACAATGTAGTTCAAATAAATTATATTTTAGATCCTCCTTGTCCTGCTAGATACGTTTATGACGGTACAAGAGATCCTGTAACATGTGCTTTTTGTCCATATGGTACGCATTACAATGACGGTACATGTATCAAAGATTCAGATGGAACTGTTTCTTCAACAGATCCCATTTATACTGATCCTTTATACATAACCGTGGCTTTAGGAGCAGGTCAGGGAGCCACATTTATAGTTCACAGGTACATTCCTTATGGTGGATTCTACGTAGATTCAGGCGGCTCAATAACATTCGATCAAACGCCTCCTGAAATGCAACTTAGAACATGGAGAATTTTTCAATATATACAGCCTGTATGTAACAGTACAGGCGTTGTAAGTTTTTGTAGTTCAAATAACAATATTCCTTCATCAAATTGTACTGCAAATAATAATTGTCCAAGTCAATTTCCTGCAACTTCAAATGCAGATCCAAATACTGGAGATGATGATGTAACGCCACAAAATTGTACTTACCAATTATGTGATTGTTCTACAGGAACGTTACCACCATTTTGTACATAAATTAACATTTTGTATACGAATTCGAAGAAAACAATGTTCCTAAAGTTGCATTTGTATAGTAAATACTTGTATCAATATAGTTAACTTCACCGGTGCTCATAAAGTAGAAAGCAAAACGTTTGTTTGGACTCGATAATTTTCGAATGACATATGAATTGCTTTGAGGTATTGGAGCCAAAAAGTCACCACAAGTATATAAATTGTATCTTGGTAAAGGAAAATTATTGATTGAGTTTGTTTGGCATGTATAATCTGTAGAGTCATATTCAATAGGTTGACCTAAAGAATCTGTGGTATAAAACGTAAAAGGCGGAGTCGTTCCTGAAGTAGGATACCCAAATGGAGCTAAATTTGTAGACGAATACTGATTCCAATTATACAAAGCATAAAAATAAGGATTTGATATCCATAAACAGTTTGTCCAGTCCATTTCAGTTAATTTTGGAAACGTTCCTGAACATAGAAGCAGTCTCAAACCAAATGTTCCGAACCATAAAATATATCTTTTATTGTCTCTTGCAGAATTAGTTCCAGTAATAATAGGAGTTGCATCAATAACGATGCCTTGTCCTAATTCCCATTTATTTGCCAAGTCCATACCACTGCAAGCTATATTTAACATAGTCTTCCAATGTAAATTGTTTATATCGTTAAATGAGGGAATGCCATACATTGCTTTAGGAATAAGTTTATCATAAACGTTATAATATGTAGACCACCATCCTTTCGTTAAATCATTAAAGTTTGTAGACTTTGCAACCGAGCTTTGAACCATGGGATGACTTGCATTACTGGAATATAAATAATCTTTGCCATGATAAAAGAATCCAGAATCGAGAATTTGCATAATGTCTGTTTGATTTGTAATTGTAGAAGGACTTAAATTACCTCCACTGTAAGTAAAAGAAGTACCTTTTAATATCCATCTGTCTCTAATATTTTCCAAAACGTTGTTTGTTCTTATTTCTGTAGGCAAAACGTTGGTACATTGTAAAATATCTGTTTCTGTTGTATATATAGGTATGCTTGCATTGACATACTTGAAAATAAAATGACCATCATCTCTAAATTGCATAATATAAGCACCATTATTAGAATATAAACTCCAAATAATGGGAGAAGTTGCATCTGGTACAGGATATACTATGAAACAACTTCTTCCGCAACTATAAGGTTCAGGATTAAATCTTGAATATAAATTTTTGAATAATAGGTTTGAAGGATTGTTGTCTACATATAAACCAAAATTTGGATCATTCTGTCCACAATTAGGATATTCGATGTCATCAAACAAGGGAACGAATGAATTATAAAATAAATTTTCTGTTAGTTCGCTTCCTCTTGGTAATACTAAAATGCCTAAACCTAGATAAGTACTAACCAAGTTAAACGTTCGTCTATCATCTTTTTCTGTAGTAGTAGCTAAAATTTCGCAAGATGCAAACAACGAATACGAAATAAATTGTAAATCATTTTGGTCTCTTATGTATCTTAAAGAACAAAGCAAAATATCTTTCTTGTCTAAAGTTGAACTAGTATGAACTGCAGTCCAGTCATATTTACTTGTATCGCAAGCGTCCAAAGTTGAAATATCCAGTTGTTGTCCGTATGTACCAACATATCTAAACGTTTCAAAGTTTAATGTTCCTCCAATATCAACGTCATATCTTATATTTCCATCATTTGTTATTCCGTATCTGTACTGAACAGGATAGTATCCTACAGCAAATGTTTTCGTATAAATGTAATTTGTAGTTCCGTCATTTACAATTGAAGACTTTAGTTTTCTTGCTTTTGAATGATTGACAGCAATCAAAAAAGCAATAATGCATATCAAAACTAAAATTCCTAAAATCTGCCAATAGAACTTCATTTTGTATTTAACTGACTTCTTAAAAGTTTATGTCTATTTATTTCAATATTGCTGGGACTCTCAGGAAAATATGAACTTTTTGATATGGCTAACATTACAATGAAAAAAGCGACAATGCCAACTAATACTATTATTGCAATTGTTCTTAAATAATTTGAAGTATTATAAATACCATTTGCGGCAGAATAAGTTAATTGAGCTATTTGATCTGTCGGAAAAATAATTTCCCCTCTATTTGCCATATGGTCGCATTCTGCTTTATTCTCATTGTATTGTTTGCAACATTTATGATTCGGAAGTTTAGTACAAAAGCATCTTTGAGGAAATAAATATTTTCCAGTATTTACGTCTTTTATGCAAGCCATTTTATTTTTTCAAGACTTTGTAAAAGTTCTTTTTCGGTTATCAACTCCATGTCTTCCGTAGATAAATTTTTTTGCAGATGAAATGGAAAATCATAAAAGTTTAAGATTGCCTTGTCTACGAAAAAAGTATTATTTTTGACTTTTTCTACCAAGCATAAACTATGCAGATTTTTACATTTGCTAATTGCCAACAAAGGATACTTCAAAGTATTGACATTCATTTTTATGCAGTCAATAGTATAGGCATCAGATAGTTCAAAGTTTATATACCAACCTAACTTAAGTCCAATTCTCCAACATATAATATCGTTATCTTCTTTTAATGTATCTTTAAAATATGGTATCTTCATTTGAATTCCGTTACAAAATTGTACTATAGGTAATTGAATATCATCCGGAACAAGATACTCTTTCGTTAAATCTGTAAAATCAGTTTTTTTTGCATCTGGCTTGATATCTGTAAAACCAATTACGATTCCTCTTGAACCGCAGATTAATCCGTAATCAACATTGATATTATGACATAGCATTACCTGACTATTTAACTTTAATGAAGTACATGGATTTATAGTATCTACGTAATATGTGGATTCATTTGTCGAAAGAAACTGTCCATTTTTTAACGTTCCAGAAATTACTGGAAATTCATAATTCGGGCCTTCAAGTAAATCGAGTTCTTTTAAATTTTCTTGTTCAATTTTAGAGTTAGATTCGTCTAAAAATAAGGTTGGTTTTACATCTTTAACGCAAACATTTTTATTCCAACATTCATTCAATAAATTCATTTCTTTTTGACTTAATTCATTTCTTCTTATTTTTTGTAAAAATGTAATAAATTCTAAATCGGTTTGTCTGTAAATTTCTTGCAAAGGATGCATTTCCTCTATGCAGTCCCAGAAAGTACAACACTGAAAAAGATACTTTGGTTGCTTAATACAATTATAAAAGTCTCCTACAAGAACAATCTGCAATCCACCAAAAGGAAGTTCAAATTCATCCTTTACAGTTTTAAATAATTCGTCAATCAATTCAAATACAAATGTTTCAAGTAAATGTACTTGGTCAATTATAAAACAGTCTAAATTTTTTATTGTTTGATTCAATCTTTCTTTTTTAAGCAATTCTTCAATAATTTTATGTTTTGGAAGTTTTATTTTTTCTATATTTAAAGAAAGATAAGAGTTTAATGTTTTACCACCTATTTGCAAACTTCCTTGTGATGTCAAGGCTGTTATTCCTATTTTTTTCTTTTGCAGTTTAAATGATTTTATAACATTTTTTATTACCTCTGTTTTCCCAGCCCCGGCAGGTCCAGTAATTAAAACATTTTTTCTTTTTTCAATTATACTTTCTACGGCCTTGTACTGCGTACTGTTCCAATTATTTATCATTTTAAATAAATAATGACTATTTATATATAAAAAATTTAATATTTAAAAAAAAAATAAAAATGAAAAAATTAATTTGTAAAATACCATACATCGCTTGCGTACTTTGGATTTGCGATGTAATTATAAGGAATTGTAAATAAACCATTTGCGCCTGTATATGTTCCCCATGAATTACGAAACACAAATGTCTGAGTACTATCATTCCAACCTGTTAGAGCTATACTATGACCTCCTAATAATTTATCAAATGTACCAGGCATTGGTATTATTCCTGAAATATATACATTTACAGTCATCATGGATGAATAAACATAAAAGGCTATAATTAAAGCTTTATTTTGACTTAAAATATTCTTAAAGTTCGATACATTTGTCGATATGGTGCTTGACATTGTTAGCTTCGTCATATTCAGCTTTACTTGGCCAGTAACATTTGTCGGAGAATGAAAAAGATTATAAGCGGTATATGGAAAATTGCTTAAAGGAGGAACGCCAAGATTTTGTACAACCCAAGCTGTATCAGTATTTGTAGCTCCAGTATCATTTAAATTATTATTTCCTTCATGCAACCTAGATTGATCGTAAATATAAGATGTTGACGGTTCAACCAAAGTCAAGTTTTGATGAGAGAGTCTTAATAAATAAGCGTAACGTAAACTGTAAGCGGTACATGATCCCCAAGGACCTTGATCTACTACATTTACAGATGTACTCCATAAATCGAAGGAAGCAGGCAATGTTCTATCGTCTATTGATTTTTCAACATTATCAGAATAATCTAATTTAATATGAGAAGAATCCATAAGTTTTACTGGCATGATGTAAAGACCGCTATTAGATCCATTATTTGAAAAATAATTTATGGACAACACAATGACGATACCAAGCAAAATTATAATTATTAAATTATATACTTCATAAGATTTCATTTTATAATTAAGGTATAAAAATAAAACAAAATGTCTGCAAATCGTCATTACAAAATTGAAGAAACTAGAGGTCAAAAAAATATCGAAAAAAGAAAATCTACAAGAGTAGTTCAAGAAAATATATGCGGTAAGCATTGCTTTTTGATGCCTGATGCATCACCTAAACCTTTATTTCCTGTTTGCGATTTAGATTGTAAACCAGATTGTAATAAAATTCATGCAGCTTATGTAAGAGCTAGAGAATGGAAATATACTCATGTTTCATGGATGGCTGCTCATTTACTTCATTCTTATTGTGGAGTAGATGTAAAAATGTAAATATGAAAGTTCGCGGACAAATAATTATAAAATATTTAAAAAAAAAATAAAAAAAAATTTTTCAAAAAAAAAATTTAAAAAAAAATTAACATTGTTTCGTCATTGTAAATAATTATTTCATAATTGTCGATCTCCACCATTTATCAACCAAATCAAAAAAATGCAACAAAGAATGTCATTTGGTACCCAACAAATGCAATTGGCGTCAAGAAATATTGATTCTACTAGCGATGCAACTATAAAACATCTGAATGAATTTATTAGCTCATTAAAAAAACAGATGCATTCATTGATGATGAAAAACAGAGACATTCATGACGAAACTGAATTTTATCGATCAAAGAATTTAGATTTAGCTACAGAATTACGAGAAACTAAAATCAAGATGGAAGAAAAAGATAAGTTTGTAAAGGCATTTACAAAAATGAATGAAGAATTAATGGCCAATCATGAAGAATTGAATGAGAAATTACGTATTCAATCTACAAAGATTACCACATTTGAAAATCATTGTAATGAACTTAGCTGCTACAAGCAAAAGTATTTACAAGAAGTAGAAAAGGTTCGCAACTTACTTGCTGAAAGAGAAAACCATAGAGAAACTTGTTCGAATAACAAAACTTTGTCTTCTACCTCATTTGGTTTTAGTTTACGTAATTCTGAATCGCAAACCGAAAACCCAAACTCTGTCTTTTATATGCCTGCAGAACAAACTATTACTCTTCCTGCATCTCAAATTCCTGCAACAGATTCTAGAAGCAGCTCGTCTGATGAAGACGACGAAAATGAAACTGTAAATACTGTATTAGCATCTCCAATTCATCCACCAACATTGAAAAGACAAAGAGATGAAATGCAAAAAGCAAAAGGTAGTATTTTCATGAATACCCGCTCAAGCAAGAGAAATATGAAAGAATGCAAGAATTTATTTCCAGAAACTGCTGTTAAACGAACCAGACGCAACATCATCTATTCTTCTCCAAGTTCATCCGAATCGACTGTAGAAAATGAATAAGAATATATATAAGTTACACTTACAGTTAATTTCTTTGTGGAAAGGAAATTATATTTTTAGATATAAAATAGTTTTTACAACGCAGATATCTGCCTTTTATGTTGTTTGCATGTTTAGATAGAATTAAAATCAATGTTTATAGATATACTAATAAATCCAATCTATGAATTTTTTAGGAAAGGTCCGACTTTATTTGGAGGATATGGTGGACTTCCAGAAGAAGATATATGTACGCAAATATCACATGTTCCTAGTTACATGTGGCAGCAGAATCCTATAGAATGTTCAAAATTAATAGAAAGAAAATATGAAAGTTTCTATGTAGGATTTTATATTTTTTTATATATTTTAGTCATTTATAAATTATTTAATTATTTATGGTTTCGTTATTTTATAATAAAACCCATTATAAAAGAATTCAAAGAAGTATTAGAATCAAATTTAATGTTTAAGAAAGAAGAAAATATTATTATAAAACATGAATGATTTATTTGAAAATATTGTTATCGACTTCCAAGGACAAGATTATTTAGACCTTGGAAAAAAATGGCTTTTACAAAAAAAACGTAAGCCACTATTTTTAACTGGTCCTACTTCAAGCGGTAAAACAACATTTATTAAAACTTTACTGAAGGGATACATTCTCTGCGAAGATGATATTGAAGAGCTAGAAACTAATTTACAAAGGAACAGTTTGTTAAAAATAGCATGTATTATTGAATGCCTTGAATCTTTGACGTCCAATTATTTTGAGATAATCAACAAAATTTCGTCAAAAAAATATTCGATACCAGTTATTTTTACAGCAGATAATGCATTTGATCAAGATTTCAAATCTATAAAAAATAATTGCGAATGGATACAGCTTAAAAGGCATGCAAATCCTAAATTTATAATAAAAAAAATTTTAGAAAATGACGAAATTTTTGAGGTTAAAGATCAATTGATTGATTTTTTTCTTGAATGTAGTAGCAATAATATAAGACAATCTTTGAATTCTTTGCAATTTTACTTGGATACCAATTACATACAAGAAGTAAAAAAAGATACTATATTTACGTATGGTACAACAGAATACGAAAATCGAATGATCGATAAATGCAAACAAAAACAAAATGAAAAGAAAAAAATAATAGATACTGACGTTGCAATGATGGATGTACTAGAAAAAGATTTATTTGCTGAAACAAATAAATTATGCAATGGAGTATTTGAAAAAGATACTATGAATGAAGATAACTATGAAAAAATATTTCCATTTTTACATGAAAATGCTAGCTTGAATGCTGCAAATATTTCGAATGCTAGTAAAATTAATGATTACATTAGTTTTAGTGATTTGTTTCAAGTAGAGGAAATAAATGATTATGCATTAAGATCTACAATTGCAGAAAGTTGTAAAGGATTTAAGAAAGTTGGTAAATTAAAATTTCCTACTTTGTTTTCTTTTCAATCAAATAAAACTTCAAAAAAGAAGAAAAAAATATTGGATATTTATAAAGAATCAAATTATCATAATCGACTTCTTCTGTTATCAAGCATATATGAAGAAACTAAATATACTTTATAAATTAAATTTATTTTTGTATTGTCTTATATTTTCTTGTAAACTAGTTGAAGGACCCCATAAAACATAATAACTTAAATATCCAGCTCTTGTTGGATCATTGGTCTTTAAATCTTTTTCATGTCTTTCTAAGTACCGTTTTCTTCTTTCTTTGTCCTTATGTTGAGTATAATCTTCCATTCCTCTTGCTCCAAAACTTACTGATTTAGTTCTACCATTATCTGAGAAAATAGCTGTCCATTTCTTGTCTTTATTTTGAGAAGGTACAATTTTTATTAATTTGACATTCGTGGATCCTCCTTGAAATTCATACAGAACTTCATTGTCTGATTCTTTGTTTTCGTCTACATATTGTTTATTAATATTTGAAGCACCTACGACTCCTTCATTCTCAAATTCATCTACTTCTTTTACTTTTTTTATTTCTTGAGGTTTAAATATAGAAGGGTTCAATAATAAAATTATACTTGCTAAGCCAACAATACTTGAGACAGTTATTAATGTTACAGTACCTGCATTAACCATTTTATTTATTCATCTTTTGTTAGATCGATAATTTCAACTATGTTTTTTTGACTATCAATTTTTTTTTCAAGAAATGGATTGTAATCCCATAAAATTTCTTCTCCCTTTAGTATCGCTCTCTTTGCAACTAAATAAGGTATTTTTCCAAGAACATGTTTCAAACCATTAGGTATTCTTGCTTGCGTTGACGGAATATAATTTTCTATTCTTACTTTACCGTCATCAACAAAATATTCCATTTTTGCATTTGGTGTTATATTGACCATACCTCTGCTTGAATTTGCCATGCATGCCCATCCTTGAAAATATAAATCAATATCCGTTGGCCAGTAGCAGTTAGATTTACAGCATTTTATCAATTCTTTTCTCATAGGTAAACCATCTAAAAGCAAATCCGAATCTTTTATAGAAAGTAAATGACTTGTAACTATATCTTCGTTAATGTCAGCTCTATGTCTTTTAACTCCATCATATCTGCATATTATTTCTTCTTTTTCAAAATTTTTATTTGCAAATAATCCTATTCCTCCAATTTCCGAATCTTTTAATAAATAACCATCTCCTAACTTTTTAACAATAATATCTGCAAATGATGAATATTTTACTTTTGTAACCTTATCTTGATTCATTTCTTATTTAGTTTACTTCTTTGTCTATTTTTTTTTTCAATATTTTTTTTTT